CCCATAAAATATATCATACCATAATATATTTTATGGGAAATTATTATAGCACACCATCATCGCCAACATTGAGACTCATGAGTTACAATGTTGAGTGGGGTTTTTTGGTCATGCCAAGTGATATAAGTGGTGATGCTTGTGGTCATACTATTCCACATACTAAAGAAGCCCAAGAGGATCATCTTCATTTAATTTCCAAAAATATAGGATTGATTAACCCTGATATATGTTTTCTTCAAGAAATTGGAAGTTTGGATGCTATGAAGTTTATCGCCAATTCTTTAGAATCTATGTTTAACCTTACATATGCGTATTATTATAGTCACGAAACATCAGGTAATCAAGGGGTAGGATTGTTAATTAACAAAAGTTTGGATAGTTCGTGTAAAGTTGAAAAAATTCCAAATTTTTATTTAGAAAGAAGTTTAGGAATTACTTATACTAATGGAAACCAATCTTATAAATTCATAGGTGTTCATTTGAAATCATTATATGATGGTAAAACTGAAGCCGACACAGCCAAACAACTACAAGAAATCGGAACGGTTCATGATTGGTGCAAAGATACTGGTAAAGTAATAATTTGTGGTGATTTTAATAATGTTGATGGATCTCCAACTACCGAACAAATGGTTAAATATGGTTATGTTGATTTATCGGAAACTTCGGTTTATGTTCCAAATATTACTAGAGATACTAAAACAGAATATTTCAAACATGGATCTAAACCTGAAAATGGATCTAAAATAGATTATATGTTTGCTAGTAAAGATGTTGAAGCATTAAGTTATCACATAATCGATGTTGTTAGAGAAACGATTCATCAAAATGACGCATTACGTGGAGAAACTAGCGATCATTTACCAATTTTAAGTATAGTAAAATTATAAAAAAAATTGATTATATTAAATATAAATATATATTTATATGTATAATTATTATGAGTGCAAAAACAGCAAATAATGTATTGAGAGTAAATGTTAGGGATACTAACAATTCGTTTATTAAAAAGAAAATTCCTAAAAATAAAGATTTATATGTTCAGAAACAACAAGAAATGAATACTCTTCCATTTAATCCATCTAATATATTGTTGGATAAACAATTTATTATTAATATTTTGAAAAAATATGGTATTGATTATGGAAACGAATATACCATTAAAGATTTCAATTTATTTCAATTAGCATTTATTCATGATAGTTATCTATTAGAAAATTATGATGAAAAATTTCATAAAGTTGATAATTTTGAAACTCCATCATATTATTCGTTTGATTTTTTAAACACACTAGATCGTAATACCAAACGGGCATTAGGAAAAATGACACATACTAAAATTATCAATAGAGATACTAATGTTAAAAAAATCATTCCTTTACAAAAAAATTCATATGAACGTTTGGAATTTTTGGGTGATTCTCATTTGGGTTCTATCATTAGCACTTATTTGTTTAACAGATATGATAAAGATCAGGGATTTATGACTAAACTAAAAACTAATTTAGTTAATGGAGAACAGTTAGCATTTATTTCTAGTAAATTAGGATTTGGTAAATATTTAATGATCAGTCATTTTTGCGAACAAAACGGAGATAGGAGTAATTATGCAATGTTAGAAGATTGTTTAGAGGCATTTATAGGTGCATTATATTTGGATATGGGAATTAAGAAATATGATATTTTAGAAAAGTTTATTATAAATATATACGAAACTCTAATTGATTTTTCAGAAATTATTGAAAATGATGTTAATTACAAAGGTAAATTATTGGAATATTATCATAGTCAATTTGGAGTATATCCAATTTATAAATTGATTAGCATATTAGATAAAGGCGGTCGCAAAGTTTATAAAGTTGGTGTTTGTATTCAAAATAGAGAGACAAAAGAATTAATGATTCATAGCACAGGAGAAGATGTTAAAAAGAAAAAAGCGGAACAATTAGCAAGTAAAATGGCTCTTATTCGATATGGAGTTATCGAAGCATAATAAAAAATTGATATAATATTTATTATTAATAAATATTAATAAATGACAGAATTAACATATCAACACTTTTTTGGTGGAATGGTAGGAGGCATGTTTGGCACTTTTATCAGTCATCCAATTGATACTATGAGAATTAGACTTCAAACAGATAAACAAATTATTACCAATGTTCAATGTCTAAAAAATATACCACCTTCTAACCAAGTATCACATATAATGAGAGATTTATATAAAGGAGTTAAAGCACCTATTATTGGAATAGGTTTAGAAAAAACGATCGTTTTTGGAACATATCATAATATATACGAATATCATTTATTTGGTAATGAAGTTGGTAATCAAATATTTGCAGGTTCGATGGCGGGGTTATTATCAACATTGGTAGTATCACCAATTGAAAAAATTAAAATTTTATATCAAAACAATCAAGTTAATAGTTTAAAAAATTGTTTTTCAAAAATTAAAAACGAAGGAAAAAGAAAAAGTTTTATTGTCAATATATATTCTGGATGGACACCAACATTGTTCCGTGAAGTCCCTGGTTATGCTATTTATTTTTATACATATAATCTACAAAAAAATCTGTTTTTCAATGGAGAACCCAGAACTTATCAATCATTTTTCATGGGTGGAATTAGTGGTGCGACTTGTTGGACATTTATTTATCCAGCGGATATTATCAAGACTCATAAACAAAACGATATTACAAAAAGTTATTCTTCAATCATTAATGATATATATTCTCAACGTGGTTTGAAAGGTTTTTTTAAGGGAATTAATTATTCTCTTATGAGAGCCATTCCACTACATGCAGGAGTATTTTTAGGTTATGAAACATTTATGAAAATATTTACTCATTAGTATGATACAAATGATACACATTTAAATCGTTGGTTCTACCGATTCGATAAGCACGGCTAACGATTTGTTTCTCAATATGTTGATCTAATTTATGTGTTAATATTAAATGATTGGTTTTTTCTAGATTTAAACCAAAATTCAAATATTTACTATCTAAAAATAATATTTCATGAGAATTATTATTGTAATTATTAATAATATTCTCAATATTTTGCGTGTTTTTTGAAATTTTTACAATATTATCACTTGTTTTCATTTTATCTAAAAATTTTCGATTTTCTGAAAATACCAAAGTATGAGATTCATCAAATGAACTTTGAATGGAGTTAATTATCATATCTATCACTTCTTCTTTATCGTAAAAAATTGAATATTCATTAAGTGTTTGATGTAACGTATTATATTTAATGGTAGTTTCAATGGGTGACTCAAAAAGATTTTTTTGTTCGCTTTCCAAAATTAATTTAATATCATCCGTAGTATTGATTTCTTCCCTACAATAAGGACATTTTTTTGATATTTGATAATTAGTGACAAAACATTTTAAACAAATATAGTTTATGCAACAATTTAAATTTATTATATTAACTGATTCGCCATAACATATATTACAAATATTATTGTCTGAAAGGCGTTCTTTTAACGAACTAAGTTTATTATTTATATCATGAATGTTTTTTTTGTTGGTATCAATCGTTTCTAATCCTAACTTTATCATTTCATTTAAGAAACTGGTAGATATATTTTTAATTTTATTATAATCATATTCACCATCTTTATAAATGAGGGTTTCATAACTATTTACGTTATGATCTCCAATAATGTCGATTTTATCTTTGGTTTTGTATAATTCAATAAGTTTGATAATTTCGGAATAAATAATATCCTTTTTTTCTTTTTTTTTATTAGAATATTTAAGATAGATATTAGAAATAGAATCTTCATTCCTAATATTTTTTAGTTCATACGATATATTAATTGATTCAAAATGTTTATCTAGAAAATCTTGATATTTACCATAAACAAATACATTAAATAATTTTTGAAGTTTAGGTATTATTTTATGCGAATATAATGTAATTTCAGATTCATTTTTAAGTTTTTGAATATCTAGTGATTTTGAATAAATATTTATTAACGATTGTTTTTCTACGTTTTCTATTACCTGAAGTTCGTTATATAATTGTTTATAATCACCACTATGAATCATACCCATCAATTTATCATTTATGATACCATCAAGTATAACAGTTTCTCTTGATGTTTTACATTTAATATAATAATGACATTTATTTTTCAATGCACCATCTAGACTTTTGGTTAGATATTCATTTTTAACTGATAAAAACAGTTTTTTAATTGTTTTTACATCCGCTACATTATTATTAAATATATTATTGTAAAAATTTTTAATATAACCAAAAGAATGGATTCCCTTAATATCCATATTAGAGTTAGTTAAAGTAATACCATTTGAGTATAACAAATTATGGTGATTGGATGTTATTGCATATACAAATAAACTATTGAAATTAGTATTATTAGGAATAACCAATGAATCTATTTCATCGAAAATAACTCTATTAAAAAAATAACCTTCAAATGAATTTATTTTATTAATCTCTCTAATATTAGTAAAATAATCATTCATTAATTCATTTATATCTATGTTATCCAATTCATTTTTCAAAAATCTTGTTCCATCATATAAATTATGATTTATTTTATATATTTTATCATATTTATTTTTTATGGAATTCATGTTACACCTAACTAACGTGCTACATAAATCATATTTGGATATTCTTGAAATATCAGATTGACATTTTTGTATTGCTTCCAAACTTTCAAACAAATTATATTTATTAATAAATTTCAAATATTCGGGATTATTTACTTCAATTTTGGTGACTTCACTGAAAGATTTTACAAATTGATTATAAAAAGTAGATTTTATTAAAATTATATCATAATTAGAATATTCATTAATATCTTCTAAAATATTTTTTTGTTTTTCAATAATATGAACTGATAAATCTGTATATTTATTTATATAATCTTTCCATTGATAGATTAATAAATGTGATACCACGATTATATTAGTATCAATATTAACGCACTTGGTATAATCACGTCCGTAACCAGTGAAATTTTCAAGTTTATTTTTAAATTTATGTTGATATAAAATATTAGGGTTATCTTTTAGTATATCCCCCAATTTAGGTTTATTACATATTTGAGAAATGACAATGAGCGATTTACCGCTTCCTGGTGGGGAACATATTGTTCCTACTCGTGAATTTCCTGTGTTAATCATATCATCGTGAATTTCATATTTATTTAAATAATAAAGTAATGTTTTTTGGTGGTTATATAAAGGTATATTAACCCTTTTGGGTTGTTCAGATTGGTTATGATATTCTTCTAGATTCAAATATTTTTGATCATTAAGTTTTTTTAAAACACTATTATCATAGTGTAACATGTTATTATATTATTATATTTGTAACGTTAAATAAAAATTGAATATATTTATTTAATATTTATATATTATGATATATAATCTCAATGAGTCCTAACAAGAAACGATGCGACGCTACATGTACTAACGGAAAACGATGCAAAAATAAAACTGATGACGAATATTGTAGAATACACAAAAGTAGCGTTATTAATGATACCAAATATTTAATTAATTATTACTGTGATGAAAATACATCTATATTTATCCATACACGTTTGAATTTAGAAAAAACGAAAATTAAAAAATATTATCAATTTATGTTTATCATCAGTATTTTTCAAAAACAAATAAAGAAATGGTATTCTAAAAAAGTTGAATCAACTATTAAAATTCAAAAATTTGCGAGAAAACGAATATTACCACGGTTTGATGAATGTTCAATTTGTTCTGAAGTTTTATCAACTGAACCATTTGAACGTTTAAGATGTGGACATATGTATCATGAAAAATGTATAGGTAGATGGGTTTCAAATAATAAATCGTGTCCATATTGTAGAAAATATTATTTGAACGATGAACCAATAATTAAATCTCGTATAGAACATTATTGTGACGTCACCAAAATTTTTGGAAAATTAGGTTGTCACATAAACAAACAATTTCCAAATGAAAAAGTTAATTTTCTAGAAAACTATAATTTACACATATTGAAAAAAAAATATCCAATAAATTTAGCATCACTTAACAAAATAGTTATCATGAATGTGTTATTCAACAGGGTTGATAATATTCTCATGGATAGGCATTCTCGGGAATGTGAGAACAAGAAAATTATTCCAAATATGGGTAATTTACCACAAACAATTTTTGAAGATACTAGTGTCATGACCCAATATATAAATAATTTGGTTCGACAAAGCGACAAAAAACAAATGTATAAATCAGTTAAATTATTACATGAAGAAAGATACGACATGGGAACATATTTATTAGGGTATTTCCACACCGTAGTATTTACTTCGGAAATAATAAAAAAAAATGATGAAACACATAAAAAAATTAAAAATATAGGAAGAGTTATTAAAAATGAAAATACAGTTAGACAAATTATTTGTGATAACGAATATTGGTCTAGGATAGACAATTTACTTATGATAGATAAACCTGATAATATTGTTGGTATCATGAGAGATTTATCAGCGAATATTATCTCAGGTTATTTGGGTTATGAAAATTTGTTAGATGCTTATATCTCATATGTTGAAAAAAATAATAAACATAACGATTATGATAAACCGTTATATAGTCGTTTATTAAGGCAACGTAAAATAGTTAGGACGTATAGTGACGAGATTCACATAAACATAGAGGAATTAATTAATGAAATATCTATTGTCATGGATAATAGGTACAGAAAAGAATATAATATTCCTGAAATATCAAATATGAGTGATGTATCAGATATTAATATAATTAAAAAATATTACGATGATATAAATTATTCATCTTTTGGTTATGCGACATTTATACAACGAGCACAAACATCATGTTATTCATCAATAATTATTGAACCGTTGAGTTTTTATTTAAAAGAAATATTTAACATAGAACCAAAAGAATTAATTAAACAAATGAAATTAGATTCCAAATATCTTATATAAATAAGTATTTGGTTTTTCTTCTACCAATGGTTCATCAGGAACACTAGCAAATGAAACATCAGGACTATTTTTCAAATAATCAATAACTTTATTTTTGACAGATTCTCCGTCCGTTTCGTCAGTTTCTTCATTCTCATAATCTTGAATGGACATATTATAAGTATCAATAAAATATTTTTTGAAATCTCTATCAGGATTATTATTCAAAAACTCTTCAGGAGTATATATATTTAAAATACCAAATCTATCACTTGTTAGGTATTCATTATTGTTTCCAAACATCATACAATGTTTATCAATATCAAATGCTACCATTAATATTTTAATATCGTTATCATTACAAATATCCATTTCTACATTTGTAGATTCCACATCTTTAGATTTGGTAAAATAGTCAGTTACCATTTCATGATTTAATATTTTAAGTCCATAAAAAAACGAATGATCTGATGGAGATTTAACTATATTTGTATAAATACGTTTGTCGCTATTTTTATCATGTTTATGCATTTTGGGAATATGATTACTATTTGGATGGTCATATGTATGGTCATTATAATATCCATTACTAACGATATTGTCACCAATTGCAAATTCTTCATTAAAACTCACACCAGTTTCTACTTCAACATTATTTTTCAATACAATAAATCCATAAGTAATAAGACTATCATCCGCAAAATCTTCCTTATTTTCCGAGCCGTTATTAGTAGATAAATCATTAACATTAACATGGTTATCACTCGAATGTTTAATAAAAAGTCCTGTTTCCTTATCAATATTAAATGATAAAATATTATATCCAAAATTTAGCAAATCACTAGATTTAGATGAAATATGGCTATATACCCACAAAGAATAATATGAAATCATTTCAGCCATTGAACCACGGAGAAAACTTAACCAACCCTTACGTTTGTATGTTAGTTGGCTAAGATTGACGGTTTGATACTTAATTAGGTCTCTTACATTAACATTTTTTCCATGTTTGTTAATATGTTCTGTATCTACTGTTTGATATTTAATTACATCATTAACATCTAAATATTCCATATAATTTTCAATAAATATCATATCAACAACATTACTTGCTACAAAATTACTGATAATATGTTTCATTTGTGTTTCATCGAAATTGCTACTATTAATAACCGTTTCTAATAAACCTAGATCAATATCATAAACCAAATCAGTTCGGAATAATAGGGTCTGTAAATTTAAATTATTAGTTTTTGTTTCATTAAATATTCCTAGTTTGATTAAACTACTAAAATCAACTAAATTATTATTTGTTCCTAGATAATCACACCAAGATATTTTATACAAAAATGCCTCTAGTTCATCTTCACTAAAATTGTAATGTTTGCTAATATATACCCATTCACTATCTTTTAGATAATCAGTATATTTTAGAAGAAATTCTTTATCGAGACGGTTTTCTTTGATCAACGTTTTAATCAATAAATCCCAATTTAAATCTCCTTTGTGTCGTTCGATCAATTCATCAGGAATATTATCATAATTATCGACATCCTTATAAAGGATTACACTCTTAAAAAAATCATATTCGATTGCGTCATTTTTATCCAACATTTTTTGAATATATATATAAAATAAAAATACTTTATATTGAAACTATTTTTATCCGTTAATAATTAAATAATAAATTATAATGATAAATAAAAGATGATACAAAAACCATTTCTGAAATGGATTGGTGGTAAAACTCAAATTCTTAATGACATTATTAGTAAGTTTCCACAAAATATTAATAATTATCACGAGCCATTTTTAGGTGGTGGTTGTGTGTTATTAGCGTTATTATCGCAAAATAGAATTAACGTCAAAGGAAAACTATACGCTTACGACATAAATAAAGATTTAATAAATGTATATAAAAACATTCAAAATAACAAAGATGAATTATATGATTATTTTTCCAGTTATATGAAAGAATACGATGCTATTACAGGAGATTTTATCAATCGTCTTCCATTAAATATTGTAGAAGCCAAAACATCCAAAGAAAGTTATTATTATTGGATGCGTTTGAAATACAATAACATTGATAAGGAATCAGTTGAATGTTCCGCTTTGTTTATGTTTCTTAACAAAACTTGTTTTAGGGGTATGTACAGAGAGGGTCCAAAAGGATTTAATGTTCCTTATGGACATTATAAAAAAACACCAAATATTATGACAAAAGAAGAACTTGATTTTATCAGTAATTTAATCAAAGATGTAGAATTTATTTGTTGTGATTTTAATGAATCTATTAAAAATATTAAAGAGAATGATTTTGTTTATTTAGATCCACCATATACTCAAGAAAATAAAAACTCTTTTGTGGAATATACAACTGATGGTTTTAATTTGGAAACTCATAAAAATTTATTTAATGAAATTATAAAATTTAATAATAAAAATATAAAATTTGTATTAAATAATGCTAATACAGAATTAGTATTAAACTATTTCAAGAAAAATTATAATTGTCAATATATTGTCTCTAAACGTGCAATTAATCCTTTATATCCAGATTCAACCACAGTCGAAATGATAATTAGTAATTGTTAATTATTTCTTTCCATTATTTAAAAAATAGTGTTTCCTAAAACCATTCATAGTTTCGTCATCGATTATATTTTTGCACATATTTATGAAATCATCTCGATGTCCATTAGTTTTTAACATACTAGTTATTAAATTAATGCAATACATACCACATTCACTATTTTTATGTTGATGTTGAATAGGGTTATATATCGGTTCTAATATAATTTTTGGATTTGCAATTAATCCTTGCGAAACAAATTTACTCATTAAATCTGAAATTGCATCGTTGGGTTCTAACCCATAACTATCATAATAAGCAATCATCCCATGTTCAAGATTTTTAACATCAATATACATGCATACCCAATGACTTCCGTCTTCGTCATGTCTATCTAAATTAAACACTATTCCTATTCTTTTTTTACCTGTGTTATATATGTTGTGAAGGTTTTGATTACTTAATTCAGTAAATACATCTTCAAAATCTATTGGAACGGGTCCCAAAAATAAAAAATCATCATAAATATCTTCATATTGTCTCATAACTGCGTCAATATCAAAATTCGATAACCATGAATATTTATCATCAACCCATTCATCTGGATGAATAGGCATGAAAATATTGTTATTATTAGAGTTTATATCGCTTAAAATACCATCGTTAATCCAACACCATTCTTTTGAACATTGTTGTTTCATGGCATTGTTTATGTTATTCCACAAAGTTTTTTTAGTTTTTGATATTTTAATATTTTTTCCTCTTTCATTGAGTTTTTGTGCTATTTGTTTTAGTTGGTCATACGAATAACAAGAGAATCCATTTTTTTTTTTAGATGGATGACATGATGGATTTACTGACATAATATTATATAATATTATCATATAATATGTCTAGCGTTCTTTCATATTATTCTTTATTAACGGATAATTATTTACCTAGATTTATCAGTTTTTTAGCAATTATATTCAAATTTTTACTTAGAAATCCATTTTTGGTATTTAATGCACTTATGTTTTTAAATATGTTATACGAAATAATAAAATCTAATCCGCAAAAAAATGATACAGAAAAAATAGAAAAATTAAAGAAAAAAATTATGACAATGTTAAAACGAATATTATTAATTAATATGTTTTTTATTATTATTGAAATTATCAAAAATAAAGTTGAAAAAAAATGTTATCCGTTACGTTACAATCGGATATTAGATATACTTAAATGTTCGTCTGAATCATTATATCTATACCTAAAAAATAATTACGAAGCAATACCTGTCGTTTATGATTATTTTGAATCTACATTGAAAGAATTATTTGAAATTGTCGCCACCGTCATGGTAACTATTATATTCACTTTAACTGTCAAAAACATGTGGTTTAACGCCGAAAAATTAGGTCAAAATTTATATGGTTAGTGGTCATGTTTCTTTTTTTTCTTCTTTTTATGTTCCGATGTATCTTTTGATTTTTCGGATTTATCAGATTTATCAGATTTATCAGATTTATCAGGTTTTTCGGATTTCTCAGATTTCTCTTTAGGTTTATCAGATGTATCTTTTGATTTCTCAGATTTTTCCTTTGGTTTATCGGATTCTGATGTTTCTTTCTTTTTGAACCTTCCTACATGTCCTCCAGATGCTCCTTCTTGTTCTCTCAATTCTTGTCTTCTAAGATTATTTTCAGTTTCATATATAATAAATGTATCAACTGCGTTTTTAGCATAAGTAAATGCGTTTGTCATAATATCTCCATAAAGAAGAGTTTCAAACACAAACCTAACATGTCTTAGATCGGCTTTTTTTCTTGATTTCGAATAATGGTTCAATGATTCATCGCTTCCACACGTTTGTGTAACATGTCTAGCAAGTCTATCTACGAATCTACCAATGAAATCTTCCATCAAAACATTGATATATACCTTGGCATTTTCGTTAATTGTCATGGAATTTTGTTCATCTTTATCCTTATCTTCATTCTCAGAAACAGGATCACTACCCTCGTTTTCTGTATCAGGTTGTTTATGTGTGTGAATTTCAATAGTAGAATACATTTGTTTCATCAAATATTTAAGTTTTCTACCGTCGTAATGCCACTTGAATTTAGTTCTCCCATCTGCATCTACCATATTTAATGGCGATTTCTCACGCAAAGAATTAACCACATCAGAATACTCGGATTCATTAATATCTTTACCTTGTTTTAGTTTTTTATTCATATCATGTAATTTTCTTTCGAGACTAGTAACATCTCTTGCCCTTTCCAATGTAGGAAACGGAAACAAAACATTTAGATCCATATTATTAGGACTGGTAATCATAGAATGAATGTCGTTACAGTTAATTCTGTTAGAAGAATAGGAATCTGATGCCCAATGTCTTAGACTTTCTTCACATAAAACTTTTGCGACATATTCCAGAACACCACTTGCAAAAATAGATGAATATTTACTAGAACCTACACCCCTAACTTCATCTCTATCTTTCTTTTCGTTGTATTTTGTATAATTAGTAGCATTGAAAACACATAGGTGTTTATGCAATTTTGTAATTTTACTCGAACATGGCAAAGTAAGTCCTGCCTTAGTTGATACTCCTGAATACTTGTTTGTTGTCATATTTATATTGTATTATTTACATTGTTTTAAGTCATGATAATCAATTTTTTTTTTATAAATTTTTTAATAATTGAATTTCCGCAATATGAAGACAAGGATCGGTTTCTAAAATTAATGGAATGTTATGACTAAGTATATATTTAACAAATGTAAAAAAAGTATTACTTCTAGAATCTCTTCCCGATAAATATCCTAGCATTAAATTTTGATGCCTATCTTTTTTTGAATTAAGATTTTCATAACTATCATTTAAATGAAGACACGAAATATTTTCGATTTTTAGATGTTGTTCTAGTAGTTTAATAAATTTTTTTTGTTGGGTTTTATTACACAAATCATACCCTGCTGTATAACTATGACATGTATCAATTACGAATTTTATTTTAGTTTGTTCTTCACCAGTCAATCCTTGATATACTTTACCCATATCTTCTATGGTATATAAAGCAGTCCCTTCACCCGCACTATTTTCTAATAATACATAGCCATCATTTTTATCCAACATATTGATTACATATTTTAATGAAATTATCATATTATTTATGGCTTCATCATACGACAAATTTATTTTTTTACCCATATGAACAACACTTCCTACACCACCCATTTTTGTAACTAATTTAATATCATCCACCAAACTAAGAAGAGAACTCATATTTTCTGTAGTGGATTTGGCTAAATTAATTTTATGAATACTATGGTTAATCAGAAAAATATTATTCTTAACGACAAATTTTTTAATATCATTTAGTTCACCATCACTAATATCAGTTTTAGTTTCGGTATATTTTACATTAGTATCTTTAATGTGAATCTGACAAGCATTGCCGTTTATTTCCAATAACGCTTTTAAACCTTTCAAAATTCCATATTTTTTTGTTATATTACATCCAATAAACATATTTATTTAGTTTATTATATATTTATATTATAACAATCAATTTTATATTAAAGTCGGATTTAATTTTATATTAAAGTAGGATTTAATATAAAATTGAATTTTATATTTTACTAGGATATTAAATTTTAATTATATTATAAATATAATTATGAGTAATAATGAAGAACAATTTAAAACATGGACGAAATTAGTTCGTGATTTTGACAATATGGGATTATCCGAAGATTTATTAAAAGGAGTTTATTGTTATGGTTTTGATAAACCAAGCCAAATTCAACAACGAGCCATCGTCGCTTTATCTGAAGGAAATGATTTAATAGCACAATCGCAATCTGGAACTGGAAAAACAGGTGCATTTGCGATCGGTATGTTAGCAAAAATTAAAAGTAATGTTAATAGCCTTCAAGGGATTGTTTTAAGTCCTACGAGAGAGTTAGCACAACAAACATATTTGGTGTTAAAAAACATAAGTTTGTATATGAATATTAAAATTGGAGAGTTTATTGGTGGAACAGAGGTAAATAAAGATTGTAATAAAATTCAAGATGGAGTTCATATTGCGGTATGTACCCCTGGTAGGTTATTCGATTTAATTGAGCGTGGTTACATTAAAACTAATGGTGTGACTATGTTTGTTATTGACGAAGCAGATCAAATGTTGTCTCAGGATTTTAAGGAACAAGTGCGTAAAATTATGTCAAATATTTCACAAGAGTGTCAGATTGCGATTTTCAGTGCTACATTAACTGATGAGGTAATTAATATTTCATCATGTATCATGAACGATCCTTATCATATTTTATTGAAAGCGGACGAACTAACATTGGAAGGAATTAAACAATTTTATGTTGATGTTGATCATGAAAATTATAAATTTGATGTTTTGCTTGATTTATATCAATCGTTGAACATTACATGTGCAATTATTTATATAAACAGTCAGAAGAAATGTGATTTTGTTTATGAACGATTGATTAATCAAAATTTTGCTGTATCGAAAATACATGGTAAAATGGAGCAATATCGTAGAAATGAAATTATGAAAGAATTTAGAAGTGGAAAAACTAGAGTTTTGTTAGCAACAGATTTGTTAGCAAGAGGAATTGATGTTCAATCAGTATCTTTGGTTATTAATTATGATTTACCTAAGGATAGGGATAATTATATTCATCGCATAGGTAGGACAGGACGTTTTGGGAGAAAAGGTAATGCTATTAATTTGGTAACTTCTGATGATCGTTATGCTATTTCAGAACTAGAAAAATTTTATAGCACAACAATTACTCCATTACCAAGTGATCTAAATTCACTGACAACTTAAATATGTAAGTTTTCCAATGAAAAACCACATAACTATGTAATATGTAAGTTTTCAAATGAAAACATATTTTCATAATATGTTAAAATATTATTAATATGAATTTTATGTTCATCGTTTATTTCACCATCAACAGGAATGCTTTTAAGTTTATGTATATTATATAAAATTAAATTATCACGCATGAGGACAAACCAAAAACTTTCACCGTTTTCGCATATATAACAAAATGAATCAAAAATAATGTTATCTGAGTGTGAATAAATATGTTTATGAAATGATGACAAATTTATATATTGTTTCACTAGATTAAGTTTATCAATTTCATCGTTAATTTTATTGATGGTCATTGCACTGATGGGGGTATCTTCATTAATTTTGAACATTATATATAAATATTATTGTATTTGATATTCTAATACAAAAATATAATATGCATAAAAAATATTTTACTATTATTATTTTTTTAATATCAATATATTTATTACAAAAAAAATGTCAATCCGAAGACAATACATCTCGCAAAAAAATAATTGGTTTTCAAATAAATGGTATAGGCAATGGACATTTAGCCCAAGCAAAAACAGTGTATAATATAATTATTAAAAAATTTGATATTCCTATAGTGATAATATATGGAACGAAAATCAACCACGATTCCACGTTTAACAAAAGTAAGATTATATATATGGATATGTTTTCAACATTAAAATCCACCAATGAGATGGATTTATTGGTTGCTATCAAAGATGTTCTTACACTTAAACAAACAAATAAATACGAAAAAATATATGGGATTAACATGTGGTTTAATTTTTTTATTTTAGATTTATTTAATTTTAATACTAAACATATTTGTATTGCTAATCAATTTTCAGTTCCGGATTATCGCATGGACATGTTGATTAGGTTTTCAAAATTTTTTTCATGTGTAGTACCTGTGTCAGTTCATTTGCCTAGTAAGCATACCAAATATGTAATTCCACCACTTGTTGAAATTAGAAAAATAAATAGACAAATAAATAAAAAATTAATTCTGGCATATTCTGTTTCAGGACAAAATTTTTCGAATACTTTAATTATGTTAGCAAAAAAAAATCCATCATACGAATTTAGATATTTTACTTACATTAAACCCACAAAATTGATAACAACAAACATAAAAATATTTAAACCTGATAAAAAAAATTTTTCAAAATTTTTTGAAATGTGTGGTGCTGTATTATGCACGTCTGGTGATACATTACCAATGGAATGTGCATTTAATGCCATACCTGTAGCCATAATGTCATGTTCAGATAAACATTTCGAACAAAATTTTAATATTCATAAATATGTTTTTAAATTTAAATATGCATTATTAATGCACAACGATTTAAATCTTAATTTTTTGGTAGATAGAGATATGTCTAAAATTTCATCAAATATTAAATCGGAACTTAAATTTAGAAACAAAAAAATACTAAAATTATGTAATATTTAACTTAAGAATGCAATGTATTTAATTTAGAGGACAATTTCCAATATATTTAAAAATATTATTTTGTTGGTTGAAATTATGATAAATACAAGAAACAATAATATAATTGGTTTCCTCAGAACTAATGGGATTAAATTTTAATATAATACTGATAAAAAACCAATATTCGTATAATAATATTCCTAACATAAAAAGTATGTGTTCTACAATTAATTTTCTAAATCGTAATTTGTAAAAATATTTAACAATAAGCAACGTTACCGTGAAAATAGAACCAATAAAATAACATGCATTAAACGATTTATGAAACAATTTTTTATTATTTTTAATTCTGTCGGTTTCTCCTTTTGTTGCACTATTATCAAGTTTATCAAAATATTTTTTCAATTGGTCATCGTTATATAAGGAATAATAAACTGTGGATATATTAGTTTTAATATTTTCATTATGTATATTGTATTTATTTATTTCATTTATGGAATTTTTTAAATTTAATAGAAAACTTTCTTTTTCAATAATAGACACATATTTAAAAAAAAATAATGATTCTAATATTGATAATAACAAAATATGAAACATTAAATGAACTATTATTGTTAAAATAAAATATTCTTTTTTATTTTTGTTTAAAAAAGTCAAACATACTCGCACAAATATATTTTTTCGTTTTGGTTTTACTTCAAGTTCTATCTCGTTTGAAAGAGATTCATCTAAAATATCATAATTATTTTCCATATAATTATGATAACATAAACATTCGTTAAAATATATTATTAAATAATAATTTTTATCCTCTTCAATCTTATTTATAATTCTAACCAATAATTACTATTTCAGATGAAATTTTCGATTTGTTCATTCCATAATTCCAACTTGTTTCAATAATTTTGAAATTTTTGTATAAATTTTTTATATATTCACAATTATTATAAGTCATAAACCAATTTGTTTTTGTTGATAAACATTCATGTAATTTTTCATGAGAGAAAAATTCGTGCATATCACCATTATTTCCATATAATTTAGAACCTTTTTCTAAATAATATGGTGGATCTAAAAATATTAAGTTTTTTTCATTATTATTGTTATTGATAAAATCTTCAAAATCAAGATTATATATATTAAAGTATGAAAGATCTAAATTTTTTATTCTATCGATCGACGATTGTGTGAATCTTTTTTTAGATGCTTCTAATGAAAAACCACCTGATAATGTTGCACCACTAAATGAACAACGATTTATGATGAAATACATCACACTTTGATTTAATGTATCTTTTTCGTTCATTATTGTTTTTCTCATATTTGCGAAATCATTTTTTTCAACTATATTGATTTTTTTGGTTGCTTCTTCACATAATTTGTTTTTATTATATTTACATGTATTCCAAAAATTATAAAGCGGATAAAATTTATCATTTGCCAAAATATTTAATTGGTATTTATTTTGAATATCAAATTCAAATGAACCACCACCAAAGAATGGAGAAATTATATTATCAAACGAATCAATAGTGAAATTTTCGTTCAAAATCGTATCTAATACTTTACATGCTCTTGTTTTACCACCTGGGTATCTTAATGGTGATACGTTTTCTGTGTTTATATTTTTCATTATTTCTGTTTCATTGTTTTTATTTTTACTAATCAATTTTTTATTCATTTAACATAATATAAAGGAAACTCTTTATGTGGTTTAACAGAAATTTTAACATTAGTAAAAGCATCAACTAGGTAGATTATTCCATTTAACACGATAATCATTAAATTCATATACTTCATTAACGAGTTTATCTTTATCTAAATTTTTTAATAATCTTTTATATTTTTTATCTTCTATTTCTTTTAGTTGTTCTTGGGTGGGTTCTTTATACATAGTATTGTAAGCAGATTTGAGAATTTCATTATATTCTTTTTCTTTCTTTTTTTGTTTGTCTGTTTTAGGTGGTTTTATTCCAAAACAAGTAGCACCATATCTTAAATTTTCATTTAACATTTCTCCACCATGCACACCAGGTTTGTCTCCACAAGGATTTTTACCATCAGTTTTGCAATCCATTAATTCATGGAATTTTTTTTGCACAGTGAAAAACGCTTTTTTTCCATCTACCCAACCATAATCACACCAATTAGCACCTAGTTTATTAGCGTTTATTACCTCATTTTCAGACGCCAAACGTGTTCCTAACTTCTCACAAACTGCTTTTGCTTTTGTGTATCCATATTTTCCACGTCCTACTAGGAAAACTTCTTTTCCTAATGGATCACGAACACCTGTTGATTCAGATAATTTAGGCGGTTCGCATAATTTTGAATCCGCTAACAATATATCATCGTTAATAAAACTATTATCGTAATTGATATTTTCATCTTTATTATTAATTGGTTCTGGTTTAGAGTTTTGTTCTATTTTAGGTTTAGTGTATTCTTTATATATTTTATATGAATATACTGAAAAAATATAAACCATAAATAAAATAATGATTAATTTGACAATAAACATTAGTATATATATTACTTAGACTTGACTAATCCAACCATTGATTAAAATTTTTTTTTTTACCATATAAATTGTTTGTTCATCAATATTTTCTATTTTAGGTTTTTTTTCAAAACTTTTGAATTTTTCACTTTTGAATTTTTCACTTTTATGTTTTTCTTCTTTATGTTTTTCTTCTTTATGTTTTTCTTCTTTATGTTTTTCTCCTTTATGTTTATCTTGAAATTTACTTTTATGATATTTGTATTTGTAAGATGGTTTATCGAACTTTAAATTTTTTGTAGGAAAATTTTTAGGAACATATTTATATATTTTTTCATCATCTTCATTGATATTATTTTTTTTGTTAAAATTTAGTATTGCATCTCTGTAACTAACACTCATGATATTATATATAATTATCTTTTATGTTTTATATATAGAATGAGTATATTATATATTCATAGTAATAATTCGAAAAAATGCAATATGTATGATACATATCATATCCCTGAATTTAATAAAAAAAATAGTGATTTCAAAAAATTATACGATAATATGATAAATGAAATATCTCTCGAAAAATATGGAATTATTGTTGTTACTGATATATCATTTATGGTATTGAGTTACTATTTACCAAAAGCAAATAAAAAACAAATAATTGTTAATATTGGTGGATTTATTCCTGATAACGAAAATGATTTAAATAAATTAATTTCCAAAAATTTATCTCCCACTAAAAAAAAATATTTAATAAAAGCATTTAATTTATCATCAGATGAACTTAAAAATAATATTTCAAATCTATCGAAAAATAAATTAAATATCAAACATTTTATAGATAAGACTAAATTATCTAAAAAAATAATTAAACAATTAACAAGTTATGGAACAATAAAAAAATCTAGTGATTTATTTACTTATCTTGAATCAATATTATCATCCAATATTGGAAAAACAATTAAAAAACATGTTGGGGGAACGCAAATAGTGGTTAATCCAAGAGAAATGTTTGGTTCTGAAGAATTAAATGATGATGATAAATCTTCAAATTTTTATGAAACAAATTCTTTAATGTGGAAACCCGCTAAATTTAAATCATGTAAAAAATATAGTTTAGATGAAGATGATCCATGTATGATTGATATGGGAAGACACATTCAACATACTTTTAATTGTTATAGTTATTTTTTAAATACCATACATAATGATTTAATTGATGTATGTATTCAACAAACCGATAAAGATAATATGAATGAATCTGATAGATGTAGAAACCTATGGCCACAACCGGGCGACTACTCAAACTCACCACTAATAACAAATTCTGATAATTATACCTGTAAAAATTTGGTTAATCGTGTTCTATTGGATTATCCAGAAATATTATATATTCCTGCTTGTGATTCACATAAATTATTTAAACCACACAAAATTACTAAATCTAATGCTAACGATGATGGATTATCGCACGGAAATAACAAAAACGAACCTTTATGTGATGGAAAAGAGATAGACGGTAAGGTTGTTTCAACACATGGAAATAATAAAATAATCAATACGGATAAGGATTTTAAATGTCCAAAAGGATATTATAAGGGTGCATTGGCTTCAGCACCTGGAAGGAGTTACCATTTTTACAGGAAAGATAGACAATCCAAAACAAATCCACTTAAAGTATGGTCCCATAAGGATGGGTCTAATATGCCTAAAAAACATGATGCTAGTAAAGAGAAAAATGAAGTTAAAGATCCATTGACTGCTAACAGAAATTACAATAATATTAGTTATTCAGATATGTGTGGTTATTTTTGCGTTCCTAAGAAAAAATCAAGTACTAAAATTCCCTATGGAAGATATAAAAAATTATCCAAGTAAAATACTAGTATCTATGCGTATTTTCAAATTATTTTTAAATATAAGTTTATTATCTATTATGAAATATTCATAAAATGAAGTAAGAATTTCATTAATTTTAGTTTTGTAATCTTCGATGAACTGATCTGATATTTCGTTTTTTTTATTTAAAAAGTTATTTATTTCAAATAAATTATCAATCATATTTTCGTTAAATTCATCAATATTTTTGTTGCATTTTAAATTTGTTAATACATATTGTAAATTATACATTTTGAAAAATAATTTGGAAATACTTTCGAATATTTCGAAACATTGGATCGCTATTGGATTACTTTTATTTATTCCATTTATTTTATCAAAAATTTTGAATAACAATAAATTAAAATATTTAAATGTATCTTGATCGTTTAAACGATGAAAGATAAAATATTTATTTTCTTCGGTTGGTTCGTGATTTAATAATGGTTCAATATTTATGGGTTTGGACGCCAAATTATTTAAATTAAATTCAGTATAAGTATTTATTATTTTTTCAATATAAAAAATTTTATCAGATGTAAGAGATTTAATAATAAATTTATCACTATCTTTCAAAAATAATTTATTATCTAACGCATAGGGTAGGCACAATTTCTTGTTTAATAAAAAATCAAAAAAATTAATTAAAACAAGTTCGTTTTCTTTATATTTTAATGAATATTCAAAATCATTTGTTTCATTTTTATATAATACCAAATTATTTACTTTATCTTCATATTCATAATAAGAGTTAAATGACTTATATATATCATCTTCGTCATAGATTGTGTCTTCTAACACGAGAGTTAGCAAATTCACTATTTTTTTGCTATTATTCTTGGATAACATTATATAAATATAAATTAATAATAAACTTTAATATTAATGAGTATATTTAGTAATATTTTTTCAAAATCTAAAAAGAAAACTAAAAGAAAACGTAAAACTTCCGATCCAGCAGTAAATGTTAATGATGTTGTTGTAAAACCTAAGAAAACAAAATCAGATAAAAAATCTGGAAAAAAAGAAGCAATTCCAAAAGCATTAAGGGAACAAGTATGGATACATTATGTAGGTAAAAAATTTTCATCTAGTTGTAAAGTATGTTGGTGTAAAAATCAGATTACTTGTTTTAATTTTGATTGCGGACACAACATTCCCGAATCAAAAGGTGGTGCGTTAGTTTTGAATAATTTGCGTCCAATATGTAGAAATTGCAATTTAAGTATGGGTGCGAGTTATTCTATAGATGAATGGAATCATAAATTTAAACCTATTAGAAGGTGGTATTACATGTGGTTAAGATAAATATGATGCTGTTATATAGAACATGAGTAAAAAAATGTTAGGTGGTGAAATTCCTAATTGGATTCCGATTTTATTATGGGCATGTTTATTTTTAGCAATAATTATTATTCTTCTTGTTGTATTCGCTTTTAACGATGAAGAAGAAGGAATGACAAACATAAATAAAAAAGTTATATCTACTAAATATAAAAACTAGGTTATTTGTGATTTAAGATGAATATGATGTTATTATATAGAAAATGAGTAAAAAAATGTTAGGTGGAAATACTGATGAATTACCCGATTTGTTTATTAATTTACTTAGAGTCTTTGGAGTTCTTGTACTGGTTGCACTGGTTATTTGGTTTTTAATCTGGGCATTCAACAAAATGGCTAAGGATGGTGCAAAGGATCGGGAACAAGGTGTAAGATAAAAATAAGACGTAAATGGTTACTAGGGTTATTATTTGACTAAAGAAAATTTCACTAATGTAACTAACACAAAACATTTAACAGCATCCTGTGACGAAATGGTAAATCGTATTATTAAATATATGGAACGTCCATTATTGATAATATTAATAATAATTTTTGTGATTCTCATTTACAAAAAAAACGGAGAAAATTTCTCAAATTATAAAAGCGATATTAAATATATATTTTTCACAGGTGGTTTTGATAGTACAGCCATATTGGTAAATGCTTTACTCAATACCGATTATATAGTTCAACCTGTATATATTAGTGATCAAAATTTAGATAATATTGATACCAATAATAAAAGAAAAAATCAAATTTATGAAAAAAAAGCCATGAATAAAATACTTGATGAATTGCGGAAAGATTATCCATTTTATAGGAAGCGTTTATTGAAAATGAAAACAATTAAGAAAGTAGAATATGATGAAGAAATAAAAAATGATATGATGTCGTTATTTGAAAATAAATATTCAATTCGTCCAGTTAGACAATATGGAGGAATGGCTCAGGTTTGTAAAGATTATGCTGTTAATGCTGACTTAGGAGTAATAAAAGGTGATGATTTATGTCATAAATTAACACACAAACATATAGGTAATGGCTCGTTTATTTTAAAACCAAACAAAATAGTAAATTATGGAACTTTGGATTGTAAATTAGATATTAATAATTGTGAAAACTATTTCAAAATTTATCGATATTTTAGATTTCCATTTTTGCATTTAAATAAAAAAGAAATATATTTAAAATCCATAAAAGAAAATTGGAATAAATACTTGGAATATACATGGAGTTGTTGGTTTCCACAAAATGGAAAACCTTGTGGTAGATGTGCTATGTGTAAAGAAAGAGTAATTCCACAACGAAGTTTAGATTAAAAATGCAGTTTGGATTCAAAGGAAATCATCAAATTGATTGTGAAATTCATAACCTTGATCTAACTTAGCACTACCGTTATTTATGGTTAAAACGTTATAACAAACCGCATAAACAATAACATACATTCTACCATAAGTATCATTCATATTTCCTTTAATAGTTATTTCTTGAATATCATTATAATTTCCACTGGGTTGTTTCATATTTGGTTTTTCTGCGAAATTATATACAAAAATGCCTTCTGAAGGTGTTCGACGATAATTTTTATAAGGTAAATACATATTAAAAAATTGTGGTTCAAGTATATTTAGCATTAAAGTATTTTTTTTGTAAAACGAAAAATTTTTAAACATATTTGTTCCCGAACGATATGCACTAATATAATCGAAATGATTATTATATCTAGTAATATAATTAGTTGATATTTCAGGTATAGGTTTCATAGAATCTAGTCGTCTAGCGACCCATATTAATTCTTTAATATTACTTCCAAAATTTAAATCGATACTGAAAATTGTATCATTTGCACCTGTTAATATTACTTTTTTTTTAACTTGAGTTATTAAATATTTATGTGTAATTGACGCAAATCGTTCTTTTTCGTGGTCGTTTAATGTCATGGTTTCCAATAACAATTTACATCCTTCAACTTCATTTGTTGATACGTTATACGTCAATCCACTTTCCGTGTTAGAATAATGGACTAATTTGTCAAAATTTTTGAATATTATTTCTACTCGAATACAGTTATTATTTTCATTATAAGCATTCATAGCGGATAACGGTAATGCATCCGAAATATTTTTACAAAACCAAAACGGTAATGGTATAACCAATAACCTTGGTTCGTGAAGTTGTTTAAATTTTTGAGAAACTAATGTATGTCCAATTAAATTATTATATCCATTAAAACTATCTTCATCCAAATTAATCTCATTTTCTAGATTTATATATTCTCCATTTAATGAATCGATAAGCGTTTCTCCAAAATATATATTAACTTCTTTTAACATGGCTAATCCAACTTTATCCACTAATTTACCTGAATTTTTAACATTGCTAGATCCACCCGAAAAAGTAATTTGTGGAGTTTTTAATTCTAACGCCATACCATTTAATAAATGTCCGTTAATCTGGGCAGGTTTTAGTTTAAAGATTGCTTTTCCACCATAAAGCGGAACATTTTCAGGATATGTATTTTGAATATTTTTACAAAAATTAGTATGTCTTTTATATTTTTGTTTAAATAATGTAATGGAATCTTGTTTATTTGATAAAGTATCAGGTTTATTAATAGTGATGCGTTTCGTTATTGGAGTTTTATTATCTATCATTTCTTGAATATTTTTATTAACGTTTAAAAATTCAAAATTTTCCATTAATTCATTATCTTGAGGACCACGTGCTACTAAAAATATATCACTCGCAATAGTCATTATATTAAATGATAATATTAATATTAAATACTAATGAAACAAGAAATCATTAACGAATTAATAACAAATGAAATTATTAAATATGGTTCATTCACATTAAAATCGGGTAAAAAAAGTAATTATTACATAGATATGAAATTATTAGTATCATTTCCTCGGTTATCTAACAAGTTGATTAATTACATGTATGAAACGACTGAGTTGTCCAAAGGTATTGATTTAGTATGTGGAATACCGATGGGAGGCATATATTTTTCTACCTTATTTAGTCAAAAAAGTAATTTACCTATGATATTATTAAGAAATTCAGTAAAAAATCATGGAACAACAAAATTAATAGAGGGCAATTACACTAAAAATCAAAATGTTGTTATAATAGAAGATGTTATTACTACAGGAATGAGTGTGATTGAATCCATAGATATATTACATGAACATGGATTATATGTAACCGATATTATTACTTTAGTAAATAGAAATGATGAAGGTTTAGAAAATATTAGAAAACATATGATGGAAAAACATATGTGTTCTCCGAATATTAAATATTTTGTGAAAGCCACAGAAATAGGTGAATATAAACCATTATGTCCATCACCATTTACCGACAAATTAAATGAAATAATCACAAATAAAGGAAATATATGTTTATCATTGGATGTTCCTAATTGGACTAAATTTTTTGATATATTAGATAAAGTTAAAGATAAAATATGTTTATTGAAAATTCATTTAGATATTATGGAATATTTTGGTATTGAAGTAATAAATAAATTAACTAAACTAGCATTTGATAGTAAGTTTATGATTTGGGAAGATAGAAAATTATGTGATATTGGAAATACCAATATGCTAACAATAAATAAACTTTTGAATTATAAATATGATATGACTTATAACGATGAAGAATGGAACGAAGAATTAGTCGATAAATCTATGATTGATTTCATTTCAATATATCCAATTGGTGGGTTAAAAAGTATTGAATGTTTATTTGACAAAATTGGAATATTTTTGTTATCCGAAATGTCCAGCGAAAATAATATGATTCGCCAATGTAATACAAATGATATACTTGAATTAGCAAATGATAATAATACCAAGGTATCAGGGATTATTAATCAAAAAATTAATAGAGAAAATATTCATGAAAATATTTTATCATTGACACCAGGAATTAATCCACAAATTAAAACAGACGATAAAGGACAAAAATACCGTGGAACATCGCTACCACATAATCCTGATATATTAGTAGTTGGAAGATACATATATTTAGCGAATGATCCACTAGAAAAAATTAACAATATTTAATTAAGATTTTGTTAAATATTGTTCTTTGTTTTTTTATTAACTATTACACAATTTTTATCTTTCCACCTTTGATTATCACGTTCTAAATTTATTCCGAACATAACGGCTAAAATCGTGCTTCCAGTAAAAGATAATGCTAATCCACATGTTTGTAAGGTTGTTATCATTTTATTATATTTATAAATAAATGTTTATACATAAATATAGATAATATTTACCTATAAAATCTTTTTTTACTTTAATCTAAGGTGTATAAAGGAATATAATAATTACCATCCAATTGATTAGTCGTATCATCTACATTAACCCTTAAATATCCTTTAATTTCTGCTTTTGTAACCGTAGAACCATCCACTACTAACGATTTTGCTATATTTGAAGAAACAGAAGTTCCTTTAAGTTTTATCATTCCTGTATCGGCATCAGATTGTGCAATTTGAACAGGTATTGAGGCACTTCCGCCTGTTAAAGTGCTTTGTATATCTACTTGATGGACAGGTGTTGTTATTCCTCCGAAACCTGTTAATCCACCATCTCCAATAATTACTGATGTTCCGTTTTCATCACTAAATTTAGCGATAGGTTGAGATCCTGTTTGAGTTACTATTAATGCTGGACCCGTGCCATCATTTGTAACACTTATTTGTTCTGTTGTGGTATTATCGGTATGAACCACAGTTATACTACCATTAACTTTTAGAAGTCCTGTAATACGTGCATCCCCATTAACATATAATTTTTCATTTCCCGATAAATTACCATTTATTCCCAAACCACCTGTCATAGTACTTACGCCACCAACTACTAAACCTTGTTGAATATTAACACTATCACTAAATGTTCCATTAACAGACGTTATATTACCACCCGTTAAAGTAGTAGTTCCATCAGTTATTGTTGTTGATGATAATACTCTTAATCCTGTAAATGTTCCTGTTTCCAATATGGATACTCCATCCGTTAATGAATGGATTAATCCACTTCCATTTTTGACTTCCAAAAGTTGAGATGGATTATTTGTTCCTAAACCCATGTAACCGTTTGCTCCTATTCTAGCACGTTCTAAATTTTCAGTAGTAAAAGTGATTAAACCATTACTTCCTGAATCAGAAACTGTTACATTCGTATCTTCTTCTGAAATTGTTAGAACAGAAATATCTGTTAATTTATTTGCACTACCATATAATGTGGTAAAACTTCCAACTACTGAATGTTGATAATCTATTCCTGTTAGTGAATTATTTGATATTTCTATTGTTCCTGCAGTAATAGAAGATGAAACAATACTATTTGCTACATTGACATGCCCAAATATATTTAAATTTGACATAGTAGAACTTAGATTTATAGTGCTTCCTGTGGCTGTTCCAATGTTGATTTGTCCTGTTGAATCGATGGTATCAAAATCTATTTCATTGAATCTTGAAACAAATTTATTACTATTAAAATTAACTATTCCAGAACCCTGAACTTTGAAACCAATATCATTAGCATTGACACCCGTATCAATATTGCAATTATTGGCGGTAATGCTTCCTAGAAAAATTGAGGTTTCATCTACTTTAAATTTTCCTAATACTTTTGTTAGAGAACCTGGTTTATGAACCAATAGTTCATTATCACCTTGAATTTTAGTAGAATATACATTATTAAAATATCTCGTTATTGATCCAATATCTTGAATATTGGTGGATGTTGTTCCTGCATTAACTTTGGGTATTAAATTGGAATTTAGGGATGCATTAACTTTTAAATCTATGGTGGAATTAGTTCCTAATGTAATTAAACCTGTATTGGTAGTTCCTAATATATTTAAGTTACCACCAACATTTAAATCTTTGTCAATACCTGCACCTCCATAACAGATAATAGCACCATTGGACGAATTTAAAGATTGTTGTTCTGAACGAACTAATAATTCACCTCCTAAAACCTCTAAACCATTGGTTATATTAATACTAGAAAACGTATCTACTATTTCTATTGAATATTTAGACGTATCCATCATATATATTTTGAATAGATATTAAAATATCAAATATATTTATAAATAATAATGTCATCTGCATCCAAATTATTAATTGAATCAAATAATGGTGTTGATTCTGTTGATGATTTTTTAACTAATAAACCCGAAATGACATTTTTTAAAAATACATATAAAAAACATACTAATTATTCATTTGATTGGGTAGATGTTAATATTGATAGAGGTAATGTTGATTTTGGAGAAAAAATCGTATTCAAAATGTCAAATTCTAATTACGATATGATTCAAGATTGTGTATTAAAAATCGTATTGCCGCAAATTGAAAGTCCTAATAGTACTGATCTTATTAATTGGATTGATAAAGTAGGACATGCAATTATTAAGAAAATAACACTTAAAATAGGAAATGATAAAGTCATTGTTACTCACAATGGAGAATATATGGAAATTCACAATCAACTTAATATGCAAAATGAGAAATTGAAAACTTATTATAACATGATAGGATATAACAAAACATTTGTTGAAAAAACCCTTACTACAAATCCTTATGTGTTGTATATTCCCCTTATATTTTGGTTTAATAAAGACATTGGATTATCATTACCAATATGTGCAATTCAAAATCACGATGTGACAATAGAAATAGAATTGCAACAACTATCAAAATTATATTATAAATATACTGATGCTATTTCTGCTAATGTGGTTAGTGGGCAACAATTAAAGGCAACCATGCTTACCAAATATTATAAATTAGGGGAAGTTGAAAGAAAAAAAATGATTAATATGAAACATAAATATTTAATAGAACAAATCCAAGAAATAGAACATGTCGTTGGGGCAACGGATGGTAAAGAACATAATGTTCCATTATTAGGATTAAAATTACCCATTAAGGAAATGATATGGACAGGACAACCATTGGACTTTTACGATGATAATAATTTATATAGGTTGAACAGTAACTCCACACCAGATTATAATTTTCCGTTTAAATATAGTCATCTAACGGCAGTAGGTGCAGGAAGAAATTTTTTCAAAAATTTTTCATTTAATGTTAATGGATTATCCTATTTTGAAAACGTCGATCCACAAGTATTCAACTTATATTTACCATATAGGTATCACAATAGAACTCCCGACGAAGGAATATTTATATATTCATTCGCCAATAATCCTACACAATATCAACCGAGTGGTAGTGTCAATTTCACTCGTTTATCAACCAAGGATACTTATTTACGTGTTAAATTTAATGATGCGGTTACCGATATACTTGGTACTAAATCAGTGAAAATAAAATTTTATGCTATTAATTATAATTTTCTTGAAATAGAAAATGGAAGCGTTAGTTTGGCATTTCTAGAATAGAGAGGGAGGATATCCTCCCTTGGACCCTCCTTATTTTTGTGTCTTCGACACAAAAAGGGTTCATTTTTTGACTTTGTCAAAAAATGGCTTCGCAACAGTTAGTTTGAAATGTGCGAAAGGGGTTGAAAATTCAAAAATTTTTTATTCCCTTATTTTTGTGTCTTCGACACAAAAAGGGTTCATTTTTTGACTTTGTCAAAAAATGGCTTCGCAATGGTTGGTTTGAAATGTGCGAAAGGGGTTGAAAATTCAAAATTTTTTTTTGTTTTGCAAAATAGTAGTGTTTTTTTATACATTTTTTGACTTTGTCAAAAAATGGCTATGCAACGGTTGGTGTATTTTTGGATAAAAAAAAAATAAGGCGAATTTAAACAATTCTATGGATAATATCAACCTATATCCACAATAGGCAAAAGTAGTATATACCGACTACTATCGGTGTTGCACTATCGGTGCAACTCGAATATGACGAACTTAAATTTAGTATCTCGAACCGACACGAATCATTGACATTAGTAAAACGAATTCACTAACATTTGATGCTTCATTACGTATTTTGGAGATAATAGATTTATCCTTCTCGTATTCCTCACTTTCGAAATACGTAGGTGGTGGGCAACAAATCCGACATTCTCGTAATGGACGAAAAACATCATCATCAGAACCATAATCATGAATACCATTGTGGCATTCATTCTGATGGAACGGTGGTGGTGGATCATCATCGATGTGATGCGATTGCTGTTCGTGCATAGCGGGGGTGGGTGGCAAAACCCGTGATAAATTTCCGATGGTGGTCATTACAATATAAAAAGCAATATAATATAATGATTTCAGAACTTTTTTCATTCAATTTTTTTTTCAAAAAAAAAATAAATTGTGTCTTACGTGACAAGATATGTTGAACATACACGCACACAATCGAATGGTAAATGAACCATTCTAACACTAACCGCTGCTACGGGTTCGGGTTTCACGATGAGAAAAAGTACGCAAATGGTTCTATATATTTCAAACCATTGTCTAAACGTTTGTACAACTTGTACGAATCACCGTTCAGACAACTTTCTTTGTAAATCGTACTGTCTTCGGGTAGTTCCCATGGTTCGTGTTTCTCATCGATGGAAAGATTATATACTTTGTATGATCCATCATTATGAATACACATCACTACTTTTTCACTGCGGTATGTTCCGACGTGGGTAGGATGAACTGCACTAGTATATTTATAATCGTGAAAGTGTTGTGGGGGGCTGAGTCCCACTTGCTGTTTATTATTCTGAGAAGACATTATCTTCTATGCAACAAACTAAAAGCAATATAATATAATAATTTCAGAACTTTTTTCCTTCAATTTTTTTTTCAAAAAAAAAATAAATTGTGTCTTACGTGACAAGATATGTTGAACATACACGCACACAATCGAATGGTAAATGAACCATTCTAACATTAACCGTTGCTGCGGTGAATTTAATAATCTCTTTAGTCAGTGAATCGAGAAACGGTTTTGACACGTTTCTTGCCTTTTGAGCCACCTGGACGTTGTCCAGGTTGTTCAAGACGTTCTTCACGTTCCTTAAGAAATCTGTCATGTTTTGAAAGTTTCTCTCCTTGTTCTTCTGTCTCGTTTTGGAATAAACCATTAAGAGCCTTTTGATGTTCAGGAAGATCAGGTTGTCCCTTGTGATCGAGATTACCTGCGTTTCCTTCAAGAGCCAACCTGACTCTCTCCTCAAACTCTTCCTGATCATGAGAACCAGATTCATCTTCTTCATCACTTTCATCATCTGAAAAATTCATGTCTCCGTTAGCAGGTAAAAATTTTTCGCTGGAACGATATGCTTTTCTGGTCGATTTGATTTTCCCATGATCCATACGGTGTAGAGACACAAGAACCCATTCATCATTCAAGCGTTCAATCTTAGCACGGTGAAAGGTAGTATCTCCACGTAACTTTGAGATATGTTTAGGGTTAGATACGGATACCTGAACTTCTTCATTCTCTGGAGTTACGAACGTATAGACACCACCGACATGACATGCAAATGTGCATCCACGAATGGACACAACACTTACACCTGTCTTCTTCCTCGATTTACGAACGTTTGTTGCTTGTTGTGAAACAACTTTCTCTGTGAACAGAGAAGCAACACATGGTAACCTGACGGTCACTCCACTTGATGATAAGACACTTGTGCTAATTGCTTTCATGATCCTGTCCAAAATGTTCCATGATCTGTGTTGTTCATAGCCCACACCTTTGCATTGATGTGAGGTACGCAACATGGTATTGTATCCTTCCTCGACTAGATCAGCAAGATGCCTTTTTTCGTCACTAGTCATAGAACGTGGAGACTTACCCGAAGACTGATCATTCACATCCCTGATGTAGGTAGAAATAATAGTCATGAGGTGAGACATGAACGAATCTGGGTTTTTATTTCTTCTTAGATCACGAAGGAAGTTATTAACCTCCTTCGAAGCCTTCTCACATGAATCACGAACCTCTCCGAGAGCCTCTAACAATTGCTTTTTATCCCCAATAGTGGAAAATTTGTGTTTGTCCGAAAACTCCCATTCAGGACACACCTTGAGTAAAAATGGTTGAATATCATCATGAAGAGTAAATGTGTTACTCTTTTTTTTAAGTGACGATGACACTAATGTAATCAATTTTGCGACTCTCTCCGATTCGTTTTTTCTCTCTTGTTTGCTCTTTAACGCCATAGAAATATCAGATTCAGTAACTATTGCTTTCGCATTGAGTTTTTTGAATCGCACAATTTCTTCTTTTGTGAAAAAATCTTTGATGAGATGGTTAAGAACCACCTCAACGGAAAAAGACCCCACAGAACTGTTAGACATAATTGCTAACAATAACAAACACAGTATGTTGAAATAGTTTCAAGGGTTTAGATATTCAATTTTTTTTTATAAATATATAAATATGTTATTTTAATTTAGTATAGAATAATGTTATCATACTTCAATAATTTGACAAATTATTTTGATAATAATGGATTATTTATCAAAGCCACATACTCTTTGTATAGTAGATTACGTGGAAATTTTCATTATTATCTACCTTATGGTGAATTTAGTGCGACTAAAATAACGGATAATATTTACATTGGAGATATTCACAGTGCTTATCAAGTGGAACACTTGAAAAACCAAAAAATAACCCATATAGTTAGTTGTGTATTAGGAAATACACCTGGTTATCCTGATGATTTTAAGTATTTGGTTGTTGAAGCAATTGACAATGATAACCAGAATTTAATAGATAAATTTGATGTGGCGGTTAATTTTATAGACAAAGCAATACAAGAAAACGGAAAAGTTTTAATTCATTGTGTTTGTGGCGTTAGTAGAAGCACCAGTATTGCTTTGGCTTATTTGATGTATAAAAATAAAATTAGTTTAGAAACCGCACTTAAATTAATCAAAGATAAAAGGGGTATTGTTTGTCCTAATCCAAACTTTATGGAACAATTGAAAATATTTAATAAAAATTATGGAACTTTATAATGTCATTATTTAATATTATGGTTAAGAAAGGTAAAGGTAAAACACAAGTAGAAACATTCATTAAACTTGCACCTGAACCAAAAGACTTGCGACAGACAGGATTACCTAGAGACGCATTAGATACACTCAAAACTATTAAATATAAACTTACTCCAAATAGGAATCTTATTAGAGAACCTAATAAAGATGATATTAAATCCATTAAAAGAAGTTTAAATGGAATGAGATTAAGTAAGCATATGTTGGAAAAAAATTTATTATTACCCAATGATAGATATTATGATAAAAATAAACAAGGATTTTTATTTTATGCGAATAAAAGTTTATATCAAGACGTAGCAACGACCACCACATATATGTCATTTATGAAACCACGAAGAGAAGATATAAAACAAAATTCTATGAAAAATAAGTTGTATATTATTACAACAAAATATGTTGATAATGTTACTATGAATTATGATGTGTTTAAAAATATAGTAAATCAATTTATATTAGAATCAAAAAAAAGTTCAATTGTAAATGTGCTGGAAAGTACAATAGGTGTATTGCCCAATCTTAAAAATATATTGTTGGAAAATATGAAAATAATAGGAAGGATCACAAAACCAGAAAAACCAATTAAAATCAATAACAAATCATCTAAGATGACTGTCAAAAGTTGGTTGAAAGAACGTGGAATGGTTATATATAAAATTAATATTGATAGGCTTATTTATGATATTGAAGACAGGAATATTGGACAAATTCAAATAAAAGATTTTTATATTGATATTCAAGATTCAGTTCATGATATTGCACCTTCTGGTTTTGATAATCATATTGATACATATATTTCACCTTTTAATGATGATTCACAACAATTTTATCCGATCCATTCAAGGGCAAAAAATGGTAAAACATACACTGAATTGCACTACGATAATGACAAATTTTTAGAGACAGACGAAGGTAAAAAATATAATCCTACATCTGAAGAAATGAGAATACTAGGAATAGATAAGAAATTTTTAATAGACAAAAAAAGAACAGATAACTTGAAAAAATCGGCTATTAAATTATCTAGATCTATTAATCGTATGGATAAACAAGTTAAAAAACTATGAATGTCTTGGACATTCAGGATCTATGCAACAACCACCACATCGTAATAGAGAACATGTTGAACTACGAGTATTATTACAACATTCACCACTACATCTACCATCATTCATTTTATTGAATAATAAATTAATATAATATTCATCAACAGAATGTTCATTACAATGGATCGTCAATGTGTCTATATTCATGTGTTTGATTTCAGGATTATTTCTAATATATCCAGCAACCCTTTTATCGACAAGTGCTGAAATTTCACGATGTTCATCCTCTGGTTTATGTTTCAAATGTTTGACAAGTTCGATATTTTTTTTCATCATTTCATCATGTTGTTTTCGTTCATCAATTCTAACCAATTCATCACTAGCACGTTCAATGATATTTGGTGGTGCATTAGAAAAATTATAATTTTGTTTGACCAATCTATTAATCACTATTCTTTTTGATGTTTCGGATGAATCTAAATAATCATAATCATCAACATAATCATCCCACGACGATGATGACATTACATGTCGATAATTAGTTTTTGAAAAAAACCAATCCATTTCGTGCATTATTTCCACTATTTCTTGTAATGTTCCATCTCCATCTTCAATATAATACTTGCATAATCTAGAGTCATCTCTTAATTTTAATCCTCGACTTTTGAGTGCTTTTATTAAATTTTGTTTTCTGTCACGTCTGTTACTTAAAACGTTTATAGTATTATCAACTGAACCATCATCGTGGTAAATATAACTATTACATAATCCTGATATATCTGTATTTGGATCTAATCGTTTGGATTTCAACGCTTTAGCCAAATTTTTTTCTCGTTCTTGTCTTTTGTTAATCATATCAATAAATTCATCTAATTCGGTATCACAATTGACATATTCTCTAATAATTTTTTTTTCCTTAAAATGTTTTTTAATTTCAATTTCGTCATCAATCATCGCTAGTAAATCTTTTTTGGTAGTATGTCCATCAATATAATTATTTTTTTCTTCTAAGAAAAGCATTGCACTACCACTGTTTCTAGCAATTTCTTTGAACTTATTTTCTTTATCTATTTTAGTTTGTTTTTTCTTATTTTCCTTGGCTACTTTACTATTTTCACGAAGATTTACTTCAAACATAAATCCTTCATAACCACCATATTTTTGAAGACAAACATTTATCACTTCATCTTGATCATACAAATGAACATAGTATGTATAAAGACTATGACACCTTTTTATTTTATATTCCAAATGTTCAATATCTTCTTCTTTTAATAAAAATTTATTAAATGCATCTGATTGTATTATTGTTGGTTTGTCAGTTATTCTCAATTTTACTATGTCTTCAACTGTATTATAAACAATACTTTTTTTACATTTATTACACATTTTCGGTGATACCGTTATGAAACATCTTTTGCATAATTTACTGATATTTTTAATAATAATTGATTTCCAAGTTTTATATTTTTTTGCTTTGGGAGAAGGTTCTTTTAAACCTGATTGCAAACCCCATGTTTTCCACATAAAACTATTATTGCTTAAAGTATTAAAAAGTTTATTAACAGGACTGATTATGTTAGTTATTTCAATTGGATTGAGAAATGAAAATATATGTAATAATACATCATCATTTATTTCTGTTATATTTAATGGTTCATCATCGTTAGGCATCATATATTTATATTTTCATAATTTGAATTTATATATAAATAATTAATTTTTTACGCTATTATATATGATTTTTGTTGCTTCTAAATTGATTCTAATATATTCCATTATTCCGTTTATTTTCGTAATGAATACATTGATAACATCAGACATTTTAACATCCGATGAGTATGTTATCATAAGATGATTCAAACCATAAATGCTATTTTGAAGATCATTTCTAAAACAAGCAATTTCGTCACGTTCATATAAATATAATAAATGATTTTTTTTAGAAATGTTATGTTCTTCTGGATTCATAAAATCTTTTCTAAATTTAAATTTAATAATTTTTTCACAATTATTATAAAATATATTTAAATATTTTATTGTTTTTCTTCTGCTATCATCATTTATATATCGATTGATAAATTGTGTAAAATGTGGTTTTTCTATACTAATTCCACCATCTCCAATATGAAGTTTATCGTCATCTTCGATTTTGCCTAAAATTTTAAGGGTCAATGAATAGGTATCAAAATTTGCATCATCAATGACATCGGATTTAGTAACCGTAAAAGAATTATATATAATATCACTCATAATATATAAGTATGAAAAAAAAAACTAAAATACTGACTAAACAAATTATAAATAATGCTATTGAGAAAGGGACAAAATTAGATGATTGTGATGAATATAATTTAAATACTGAAAATCCTATCGGAAAAGTTCCATATATAATACCTGATGATATTATTCCAATTAATCCTTTTACATCTCTTCCATATCAAAAAAAGAATTATGATAGATTAATGAGAGCAATTTTATGTCCCCCAGATCAAGATGGACTACCCAGCGGAATTAAAAAGAATGATTTATTTAAACATTTAGATAAATATCAAGCAATAATTTTAGAAGGAGCGACAGGTTCAGGTAAAACCGTTTTGATGCCCCTTTTTGCCTTAGAATATTTTATTAATAAAAAAGTTGAAAAACCTAGAGTTGTGGTGACAGTTCCTAAGCGGTTAGCCGCCACCAATGAATATCCAAGTGTTTTGATGGGTGTTGATATAGGTGAAGAATTTGGGTGGAGTACAGGTGGAAATAAAAAATTATCTAAAAAAACTATGCTTAGTGTTGTTACCGAAGGAACACTTCTTCAAGAAGTAATAAGAGATCCATTATTGGAAAAATATAATTGTGTAATTATTGATGAAGTTCATGAAAGAAATATTGATACTGATATGTTGTTGTATTTTGTTTCAAAAGCAGTATTTATCAGAAATGACTTAAAAATAATAGTTATGAGTGCTAGTGCAGAGTTTGATAGGTTTCGCCATTATTTTAAAAATAAGTTTGGTTTAACAATCAGTAATAATAATTTAAAAATATCGGGAGTGACCAAACCATCAATACCAGATGCACATAGGAGACCTGAAGATACCGATCCAGAAACAGGAAAGCATTTCACTGATTGGGATGATTTTTTTTTAGTTCCTGATTCTAAAGCAGGTAAAATGTTGAAAATTGACGATCTATTAGACATAATAGGTAATCATATTGTCAAAATAATAAAAAAAGAACCTTTACCACATAACAAATTTTTTGAAAAACACAAAGATAGTATGCCTTATCAAGATATTTTGGTATTTCTGTCTTCGGGAACAGAATTAGATAAAGGATGTCGAAAAATTAAACAATTATTGGGCAATGATGTTGTTATTGAACCAAAAAATGATAATCATAAAGCGAAATATGGTTGTTTTGTCTTGAAATCCGATATGAAGGAAGATCATAAAAAAATAGTTACTGATAAAACAAATCATCAACAATTAGGAATAGAACGTAAAATTATATTTTCTACTAATGTGGCGGAAGCCAGTGTTACCATAGAATCTTTAGCGATAGTAATAGATACTGCACAAGCACAAGTTGGTAATTATGATAATATACAAAATATTAAAACATTGAAAAAACAATATATTGCTAAAGCACAAATAAAACAACGAATCGGACGTGTAGGAAGGAAACAAGTAGGGGCAACATATTTTGCATATTCTAAAAAAGATTATATTGAAAAAACATTAAATTTCAGAAATCCACAAATACGTGCGGAAGATTTAAGTTATCGTATATTGCAAATAATAAGTATGGAAACTGTGGATAGTTTTGATAATTTGATAAAAATAACAGATGATTTGCTTGACAGCCCACATCACAAAACTGTATATAATACTCTTACTAAATTGGTTTATTTAGGATGTATAGATCATGATGGGTATATTACTAATATGGGAAAAATGATGTCCAATTTCAACAAAACACCATTAGAAATCAATAAATCGTTGATGTATAGTTGTGCGTTAGGAGTTCGTTTAACCATGATTCCAGTGATTTTGTTAATGGGAGAAAGCAATATTAGAAATGTAAGTGATTTGTTAATAAATTATGAAAGTAACAAATTACCGAATCATTTGCGAAAAGAATATGTGGGTGAAAATGATTTCGTTACTATGCATAATATATTTTATAAATATTACAATTATCGACAACGGATATATAATGAAATTAATGAAAAAGATGAAAAAAATAAGGAAATGATTGAAGAATTGAAACACGAAAAACAAGGTGCAATAGATAAAAAACCATATGATGATAAAATTGAAAAATTAGAGGAAACGCTAGAAAATAAAAAAGGAAAAATAGAAATAATGATGATGAAATTTTGCGATAAAAATTATTTAGTTAGAACTAAATTAGAAGATGCATACAAAAAATTAATAGATATAGGAAATCCCCTGAAGTATGGATTTATGAAAATATTAGGGAATGATCAAAATTATAGAAATATAATTAGGAGAATCAGAAAAGATGATACCATAAAATACAAATTACCAAAACATAAAATTTCTTGGCGAAGTTTGCCTGTAAATACAATGACGGAACATGACGTGTTGAGCGTTAGCGAAAAATATAAAGAAAATTTACTAACTTGTTTGCTAGTTGGTGGATTTATGAATATAGGGGTTTTGGACGAAAAAACCAATAAATATCATCATATAGAAACGAATAATGTTTTACAAGTTTCCAATCCAAATCTTCAAGACTATCAAAAGGGAATTAACTATGAGTTACCAAAAATTAAACCAAAATTTATATTATATGCAAATACAACATTAATCGGAATGAACCAAACAATTAATTATATTATAGGTTTTGATGACCCAATGAAATTTTATATTCCCGGTTTGATATATTATCTTAATAACGAAAATAAATATACAAAGCAACTAAAATTAAAAGAAAAAATAACATCATTCAGTCATTTGATTAAATTAAAAAGTAATAAATATAAATTTAATTATTATTCGACAAATTAATATGATATTAGTAAATATATAAAACATGTCACACATATGTCTCTGTATTCTAAAGATAAATATGATAGCATTTTGAACGTTAAATGTGGTGATTTAATTATCATGGTAGCACGTTCTCCAAATAAACAAATTAGGAGTGTGGTGTCAATTGCTAACCATGCAGGTTTAGAGGATGCTTATGGATTTATAGTAACACCTATGAACACCAAAATGTGCAAACTTAAGAAACTTAATGGTTCAACATTTTTAGAGAAAAAGAAAACACCTGGGTTTAGAAGAGAATCATACAATTATTTTTATACTATTGATAATGATACTCAGAAACATAATACTAAACTTGAAAAAATTAAGTCTTACTAAATTTTTAGTAAATTTTTACTAAATTTTTACTACATTTTTTTTATTTATATTTAGATAAATAAAAATTGATAAACCGATATAAATATAAATCTTATTATTTATATAGATAATTTGTCTCTTCGAAACATGATTAAAAGTGATGCAGTGCAGAATGAACATTTGAATATAGAATCTTCGAAATTTAGAGATTATGTAAAAGCAGAAATGATTTTTACCGCCGATAAATTTGATATGGATAATTTCAATAAAATACGATATAGAAACAAAAAAGATAGTTATGCTAGACATAAATATGTGGATATGTCTGGTAATCAAATAACATCTGGAGGAATATTATTTTATCGTATAAATGATAATGGTATAAAAGAATTTTTGCTGTTAGATAATGAGGAACGCAATAAATACGAGGACTTTGGAGGATGTGTTGATGAACATGATAATTGTATATATGACACAATTAGGCGTGAGTTATTAGAGGAATCCAATAATGTATTTAGTGAATATTTAACATCCAATGAGATAGATGATTTAGTTTATAAATCTGATAAATTATATAATAAAAATAATAAATATTTTTTGTTAGTTAATGAAATCCCAAAAAAAATGGAAAATTTATCATTGGATATGTTTGGAACAAAAGAAAATCATGATGGTATAAATCGTTCATTAGAATGGATACCTTTATCGAAATTGATGGATAGGGGATTTCGTAATAAATTGAATTATCGTTTATTATTTAAGGATTTTTTGAGTTATTTATATATCCAACCGATAGTATTTGATACTGAAGTTCAAATATGCAAAGAATCTTGGATTAATAAAATATATCAACATATGGAAAATATATCTTTATGGAAAAAATTAACTAGTAAAATTATTAAAATTTTATCGAAAATCACTGAAAATCATAATAATATGAATTTATTAAAAAAATTCGTTAAAAATTATGGTAAGTTAATGACGGAATTAGATAAATTACTAAATTTATACGAAACTTATCATAATGGGAATGAAAACGGAAAACATATCTGTGAATTACATTTAGCGTATTTGAATATGTATGCTAACAAATTTAATGAAGATATAAAAATATTTATGGATAATCAACAATATAAATATATTTGCAAATTACACAATAAAAAAGACACAAAAACATATTTGAATGGGTTGATACGAACTGCTATGCGTGTTAATTAATAAAAATTGATGTATAATTATTCAAAGAATAATTATTATATATTATTATGACACACATTTTTGATACGAAAAATTTTAAGATTGAACAACATAACCAACATAAAGAAAAATATGCAGATTTTATTGAAAAAAAGAAATATGTTGATTTGTGCGGTAATGAAGTAACCGCTGGTGGAATATTATTTTATAATGAAAATAAAGATTTTTTAATGATATACAACGAAAAACGGTTTAGATGTGAAGATTTCGGTGGAAGTATTAATAACAACGATAAATGTATTTATGATACTATTAGACGTGAATTATTTGAAGAATCCAATGGTGTATTTGATGAATATTTAACATCAAACGAAATAAACGATATGATTCAAAATGCAGATCAATTATATAACAAAGATAATAAATATTTTTTATTGATTAGTAAATTACCTAGTAAAATGGAGGATATATCGCTAGATATGTTTGGAACAAAAGAAAATCAAAATGAAAGTGTTAAACGAACATTGAAGTGGATATTATTTAAGGATATGTTGAATAACAAAATGTTAAATAAAAAAATATTATTTCATCGATTAATATTTGATGGTTTTCTAAGTTATCTCCAGAGTCTCGAAAAACATGATATTTAACCATCGAAAAGTAACTAAATTAGACACGTCATTAACCACGAAAATGACGCATAAAAAAATTGATTATTAAAACTTAAATTATTATAATTATATTAATTTAAAATGGTTTCGAGTAAATATAGTAGTGATTTGTCTAGTTACTTGAAAAAGTTTTCGATAAAAGACAAAAACTATAATGTGTTATCCATGGGTTCTCCCAAAGGAAAATACAGATTTGTCAATATTGAAAATTTATTCAATGTGATACATGATGCTATTAATAAGGATAATTTTAATCCACATTTGACACAAAAACCTGATGAAATAAGTTGTATAACTATTGATATTGATTTAAGACAACCGATCGATAACATGAATCGATTATATACGGATGAATTGTTTGTTAAATTAGCCAATATGTGTTTTAAACATATAAAGGATAATTTAAATGTAAAAGATGCACAAAAATTAATGTATGTATTTGAGAAAAAGAATTTGAGTAATAATAAGGGAAAAATGAAGGATGGTATTCACATTATGTTTCCGTTTATTCATATTGATAGTATGTATAAAAAAAGTTTATATTTGAATTTAAAAACTAGTATGGACATATTTTTCAAGGATCTTGGTTATGATAATTACGACGATGTGTTTGATTTTTCAACAATTTCAACTAATTGTTGGTTGATTTATGGATGTTGTAAGCCTGGTTGCGAACCATACAAATTAACACAAGTGTATGATCAACATGGAATGGCGAAAGATGTTCCAGTGGATATTAGACAAATTATGAAAGATTGTAGTGTGTTTAAAAACGATACATATGTATGTAAATATAAATCGGGACGATTTGATATATTATCATCTGAATGTAAAACTTTAGATAGTAAAAAAGTAAAATCGGTAGTTGATGAATCAATTAATAAAGTGATGGTCAATAAAAAAATAATTAAATATATTCTTAAAAAACCACAAAACGAATGTTCATTGAAAAAGATTCAATATGCCAAAAATTTAGCATTAAACTGTTTATCGGAGGAATACAGTGATGCTTATGATAAATGGTTTAATGTAGGAATAACTTTACATAATATTTCACATACTTTGAAAGATGCGTGGCACGAATTTAGTAAAAAATCATTGAAATATGATAAAAATATTTGTGACGGATTATGGGAGAAATTCGATTATTTGGATGCACCTAACAAATTAACGATGGGTAGTTTGATTTATTGGGCTAGGAAATGTAATAAAAAAGAGTATGCAGAAGCGACGACAGTTTATTCATCCTATTCAATAGATAAAATGCAAACACAAACAAATAATGCGGTTGCCGAAGCGTTTTGTGACATATATGGAAATTTGTTTGTTTGCGGTGATATTAAAAACGATAGGTGGTTTCGATATGATACTCATAGATGGGTGGAGGATATTAAAGGTGTTACTGTTAGAAAAATGATTTCAAAAGAGTTTGCACAGGAAATTATGAATATTGCTATTGATTATAATAAAAAAGCCGCCGATGGCGAATGTAGTGAAGACGATAGAGTTAAATACTTAAATAAAAGTAAAATTTATAACGAAATTGTTATTAAACTTAAACAAACTTCGTATAAAAGTAATGTTATGAAGGAGATTTCAGAATTTTTATATCAACCCAGTTTCATTGAGGAATTGGATAAAAATAAGAATTTGATGGGATTTAAAAATGGAGTATTTGATTTTGATGAATATGAATTTAGAGATGGTATTCCCAGTGATAATATTAGCATGTCGACGAATGTTGATTATATTCCATATAGTGAAATAAATAATAATCAATATTTTAGTGATGTGGTAGATGAGGTTTATGAGGTAATCGAAAGCATTCATCCAGATACTATTATGAGAAACTATTTGTTAAATTTGTTAGCCAGTGTTAATCATGGATTAATAAAGGAACAGAAATTTCATATATGGACAGGGACAGGTTCAAATGGAAAAAGTATTTTGATCGATTTGATTAAAAATTCGTTAGGAGATTATGCTGTTGTTTTACCTACATCAATGATCACTAGTAAAAGGGGAAGTTCGACGAGTGCTAATCCAGAATTAGTTAAAACTAAAGGTGTTAGATTTTGTGTTTTGCAAGAACCAGAGGAAAATGCCCAAATTAATACAGGGGTAATGAAAGAATTATGTGCGGGTGATGAACAAACAGCACGTGGTTTATTTAGTAATCCAATTCGGTTTCATCCACAATTTACCATCGTAATGACATGTAATCATTTACCAAATATACCTTCAAATGATGGAGGAACATGGAGGAGAATTAATGTGATAGAATTTAAATCGAAATTTAAAAGTAATCCTGATGATGAAAATATAAATGAAAAAAAAGCAGATACAGGTTTATTGGTAAAAATTGATTCTCAGGTTTTTAAGGAGGCTTATTTATCTATCATAGTTGAACAATATAAACAATATAGTAAATGTGGAATTAAAGAACCCGAAGAAGTTATTAAATATACCATGGATTATCAACAACGATCAGATTTTTACGAACAGTTTATCAACGATCATATTGTCAAAACTGATGATAAAAAAGATATTATTAAAATAACTGAAATTTATCAATGTTTTAGTAAATGGTTTAAATTCGAATTTAATGGACAGAAAATTCCCAAGAAAATGGATCTCAAAATGCAACTACGAGATAAATTAAGTAACATGTTTTCAACAGGTTGGAAATATTATAAACTCAAAGAAGATGAAGAGGACGACGAAGAGTCCGATGAAGAAGAAAAAAAAAATTAAGATATTTAATGAATATTAAATATTAGTGTAAAAATTTATTAAAAAAAAAATAAAAGGTATGTGTAAAGTGACGTCGAAACGTGATGATTATTCACACACCAATATAAAAATTGTAAATATTTAATTTATTACACGATATGAGTAGCCAATTCAAAGTCTAAATTATCTGGACGTGTGTTTCTGAACTGATCCACTATATTTTGGCGTGTATTATGATTAACACACATCATAAGAAGATCAACAGTTAAACGCAATTCTGCTACAAAAATTCCCATTTCTTCAACTCTGTTTCGGAAATTTTCACCGAAAGTGGTAACACAGGTTATGTAAATTTCTGGTTGTGTGTTACCCACAATGGTTGCTTGTACGACTGTTTCAATAAGTCCAGATTGAGGATGCAAGACTTCCATATGTGTGTTTGTTTGGACATATCGACCTTGTATTTCATGAACATTTTCTGGCAGTTGGGACGAATTATCGTTAGACGAGTGTTGGCGACGAGTCATTTTATTGGCTATCTAGGTAATTTACAAAAACGATCATCATCAATAGTTTCTGAATTTTTTACATTCAATTTTTTTTATTTTAAAAAAAAAATTAAGATATTTGATAATTATACTAAATATTTTATATTATTTATTCAAATTTCACACTTACCATAGGATGTATATAATCTGTTCTGTAAGTTTGTTGAGGATACCTAGTCATAAACTCATTAATAACATCGTTAGCATCACTGATGCTAATAAAACCGTCGTTATTAATATGTTCTTTCATAGATTCTTCAACGTAATTTAACATAGAACGCAAAATCATATTATCTCCATAAAGATATATTTCATATTCTAAATTAACGTGATTATTGTTGTCATCAACACATGTAAATGTGCATCCACCAGATGTAGGGGTTCTTCTACTTATGGTAGGAGATCCAACATTATTATTATCATTATTATTATTATTATTATTTCCAAAAACTTTGAAAACTTCAAAAACTAAATTATTAACGTATTCATTTGGGTTAGACATGTCTGATTAGTATTATTTTACCCAAGTATTTTATCTTCAATTTTTTTTACAAAAAAAAATAAAGGGTGTGTTAAAATGGATGAAAAGAATTTCATATATGGTCATTGACCGACAGACAATCTATCAATGGAAGCACGATGTTCTTGATAAAATATACGTATCGTATCAACCACGTTGGACTTCGTGTGTGGCATTAACATGTTGTTGATATAATTATACAATTGAGATAAATTCATATTTTGTTGAGAAAATCCAACCATTATTTGGATATTACCATCTTCACATAATATACTAAATAAATAACGAGGTAAAACTAACATTTTATAGTAATAATTTAATCCTAAGACATTTTTTCTTCAATTTTTTTTTCAAAAAAAAAAATAAGGGGTGTGTGTAAAAGTAGCGTCGAAACGCAATGATCATTCACACACCGAAATAAAACATAACAATCACTGTATGACTTCAATGTTAGTCACCATAATAAAGTTCAAATTATTAGGATATATATTCCTGAATTGGGACACATAGTAGAGCCTGTAGGCGGTATCGGCAGTTTCCATCATCATACCGATGAGAATTTCAACTTCATCTATGAGGTCGGTCATTTCGGATAACCAACCGTCCCTCAGAATATCCTCTCCGGGATTTATAAGACATGAGATACATATTTCATGTCTCGTGTCACCTATATAAGTACCACTCGAAATGATTTCTGAGAGTCCGCTTCGAGGGTCCAACATTTTGAAGTTGGATTTTATGTCGACGAGCAACGGATGATCTGTTTCGGGAACATTATCCGCAGTGTTCGAAACGTTTTCTATGATCCATATAGGACCATTATTCCGTTTTTTTTGTAATGGACAATTACAGAGTTCACCGTCACGATAACGGGGAGTCATTCTGCAACAACACACACCTCCAAAAACTGAATCTTTAGCCACTAACCCTAAGCCCAAAGACCGAGCCCCTAAACTGAACACACCCACACACAAATATTATCTATAGTTTTAGGATGTTTTTTGTTCAATTTTTTTATATAAAAAAATTAAGATAATTATATTAACATAAAAAAAAAATAAAGAGTGTCAGTTTTACCTGACACAAAAAACCTTACTCGTTGTTGATGAACGCACCTTCAAATTTTATTGAAGAGGTCGTCCATACGTTGTTCAATAATACTGACAACAATAGCATGAGTTTCGGACAAGTCTAAAAATTCTTGGTTGTCAATATGATGCACAAAACCCAGTTCAACCTCATACAAATACCCTCGCAGGTTTGTGATATTGTTCGCAATATTCTCTGTTTCCATTGAATCCAACGTGTTTAAAAACAGTTTTATCTATTTTATCTCAGAACATTTTTCTATCAATTTTTTCACGTTCCAAGCGATCTATTTCGCCTAGATGTTGGACGGTTTTCTCTAGTAAGAGTTGTAATTTTTCTACTTATTATCGCAATATTTTGGTTAATTTTATTTATTTGTTCTTGTAATTCATTTTCGTTATTAATATAACATATAACATTTTTCGTTATTTTTTTTTCAATATTTGAACCAATACTATTAAACATACATTTCAGATTATGTTTTTTAATTTCTTTAAGAGACCCCACAAAATTACACCCATAACTTTTACCATCACATCCATGATAAAGACATGTGTTAAGATGTGTTTGTTTATCTTGTCTTTTAATATTTAATCTACATCCATTTTTGAAATTTTTACATTTTACCAATAAATGGGGACATGTTTTGTCATGGAGATCTTGTAAATATTCTAATACTTTTTCATCACAGCCGTCATTATCACAAACAACAGAAAAAGCATCATTTACCAAATTAGTAATCATAAGATTAGGTTTGGCTGAATTGATATATTCATCAGTTACTAAATTATTAAATGGTGTCAAACAAACACTACATTTTTTATTATTATCCATATTTGTTTTAATTAACGATTTTAAACATTGACGACACGAATGATGCCCACAAGACGGAATAAATATAGGTTCAATAAATGGTTCTTTGCAAATAGAACATATTAAATCATTTTCATCTATACCAATTTTACTGTTCATGATATTATACATATATTAATATATCTTAACATTCAAGTTCCGCAAATATATATTTTTTTACTATATCAATATTATTAATATTAAGCGAAACTATCTCCCCTATATTTTGATTTCCATTATTTAAAATATTCAATATGAAATGGTATTTACCAATGGATGAATCTATCAATAATAAATCATTGGTTATGTGAATAATTTTACCCGTTATTTTATTATAATTTCTATTGTTTTTTAGAAAATCAAATAATTGATATTGATGTATGCGTTGTTCAACTTTATAACATATTTTTTCGCTTATATTACAAGTTTCTAAAATTTTATATATATTATTATCGTAGTTTTCTTTAAAATTATCAATTTTAATTTTTGTTCCTTTGAGTTTTAGGATCAATTTCAAAACATATGAATCAAAAAAATTATTATATGGATTAAAAAAAATATCAGTTGTTTGGTCATCAAATAAATCTTTAATATCAGTCATATGAATATTTTTTGGTTTGTAAATATAATAATTATTTATGTTTTTGGTTTCAAATATTTTTTTGTAAATATCCAAATATGGAGAAAATTCACCATTTATGGGTTTATCCATATGATTGATGAAAGTATTTGCATTAAACGAAACTATATTGCTATACGATAAATTCATATTTAGGTTGGTTTTTATTTCATTGACCGATGGTAAATTATTAGTAGTGATTGTCCTATTGGAATAATCATTTTCTGGTATATCTAACACATCAAATATGTTATTGATAGGTTGTGTTTCACATCCTTTTGATTTACGATCATATTCATATTTATTTGATTTTCTAACAGGAAAGTCTTTAACCTGTTCTTTAATTTGATCGAATATAAGTAATTTTAAATTATGATAAAATAAATTTATAAAACATGTGTTGTTATCATGTCGTTGATAGTAATAATTAAAATAATTAACATTATTTATATTATTTAATATATTCATTTTAAATGAATCATCCAAATTATCTATCATTTTTATTTTGGTAACATGAAAACTAAAATCAGCAATAATATTAAGATTGGTATCAATCTCAATTATCCACAATTTATGAAATTTTCTCGAATCAACATACAGACGAAAATCGTTTTCATTTTTATTATTTTTATATTCATTAAAATATTTTTTGTGATTATTATTTAAAAAACTATCATCATTATTAAACAAATTATTTGTATATAAATTTCTATAAAATAATTGTTTATTTGAATTGTATATATGTCGGTTTCCAATGAAATAATCAACCATGAAACCTATTTTCAATATATTATTTTCCTTGTGGTATATAAATAAATTATTATCATAATATAATCCATTGAAAGTTGTATCGTCATTGACTAAATTATAATTTATTTTGGTATTTATTAATTGTTCCTTATCATAATTTTTGTTAAATTGGTTATTATTGATTTCACAAGCATTTTCGAAATTAGTTAAATGAACTAAATTATTAGTTAAATTATCACAATTAATAAAGTTTTCTTCTACTAAAATAGTATCGAAAATTTCGTTAGTATTATTTAAATTACCAATGGTACGTAATATTTCAGCATAAATATTGTTATTATTTTGATAAGTAACTATTTTAAATATTACTTTATCGTACAATTTCAATTGTTTTAAATTTTGTGTTTTGATAATATATTTTTTTCCTAATATATTTGAATAAATATAATAATTATGATAATCAAATTTATGAATTATTCCAAATAAACAACTATATTTTCTTCTAATAACATTCGTTAAATTACCATAATATATGAAATTAGATGTAATTTTGGATATAGTTAATTCAAGTATATCCCCCATGACGAAACAATTTATTTCATTATTTTCCAAGTATATTTCAGCAATGTCTTTGTTATTAATAATATCAGTAATATAACCTAAATTTCTATTTCTATTAAATTTTCCAATAAAAGATTTACCTATATATTTATTATTTAATGAATACAACAGTTCTTTCTGTTTTTTAGTTGATACGGTTTTCCAATCATTCATTTACTAGTTTAAATAATAAAAACAATTTTATATTATGTTATTTCATTAACGACATTACATTATATTTTAATTTATTTAATTTATCCAAAATTTCAATAGGTTTTTTCCTATTGGTTGATTCAACGGTAGTCGAATGAATAAGCGATATACAAAAACAATTTAACTCGCAAGTTTCATTTTTATAAATTTTATTAACACAGTCCAAATTTATAATATACACAGAATGATATTCATGAAATTTTGATTTAGTTAAACGTTTATGGATGCTATTCAAGTAAATAAAATCAATATTTTGATTTTGAAATATATATTTTTTTTTAACTAAACATAGATTTTCAAGAATACGACGCATAACTTCCTTATCTTGTTCGAAATAATAGTTTTCTTCCATGATAAAAATATTTTTAAAATTATCATGTAAAGCCGTTTCATATATTTTATGATGAATTGCATGTTCAAAATGATAATTATTGAAAAATGATTTATCATATACACAAAATTCACAATGATTTATTCCATAATTATGGAGATACATATTATATTTTTCTTTTTTCAATTCAATATCTTCGGAATCGATTAAAATTACATATGTCATATCAATTAATCCGTTCCATAAAAGTTTTAAATTTTCTTTGATAAACATATTTGTCTCTAACATTTCAATATTCATTGGTGAATATATACTATGCATAGACGAATAGAAAAATATTTTCAAACTACTTTTATAGTTTGAAAAAATTGAGTGATTATAATAAAATTATATTAAAATTATTACATTTTGTCATTCATATGTTATATTATCAAATAATATCTTCAAAAAAATCCAAGCAAATACTTCCTTTCATATCGGAACTGTATAATTTGCCTAGTTTATCGAAGTTAAAATTTCTAGTATCTAAATCTATGATAATATTATTTTCGTTATTTATTTTTAAGATACTATTAGTATCAAGTAGTTTATCTAAACATGTTTTGGGTGAAATATCAAAATTTTTAAAATATATATCAGATTCGATAGATAACTGATGATTATCAGTAAATGATATAATACTGGATTTCTTGATAATACCACTTTTTTCGATTTCGTTGGGATTGATTTTGTTTAGCGATTGATCTAAGTTGATAGGAGAAACAGAAGATATTTGATAATAATCATGTTTGAAATGTAGTGGAACTCCATTAATGTCAGAAATTTTAATATTTAATACAAAATCTCGTAATAGCGATGGATTATTAAATATCAAAACATCATTATATAAATTTTCCAATAGTACATATTTTCCGTTTGTGTTGATTTTACTAAATAATGTTTTGTGTTCATCTAATAAACGGATTTCGATTTTTACCATTTCATTTTCTATTTTGTTGAATAGCAACTTGGAAAATTGTATAAACATAAGATTAATATGAATTTTCGATGTTTCATTTTTAGTAGAAAATTTCAAATTAAAATTATTCAATTTATCATAATCAAAAGCATCAAAAGTATCATATATTTTTTTATATTTTTCTTGTTTCGTATCGGTTTTTTTGTCTTGAAATTTGGTTAATAGTTTATCAAAATAATTTGTTATTAAATTTGTCATTACTGAATGTGACGATTTACTATTATTTAATTGTTCCAAAAGATAGTTTTCTAATTTATGTTGAAATATTTCTGTATCTTCAATTTTTGATGTTAATGTTGTATTTATGAAACTTAATTTTTGAACAATTTCACTGTTTAAACTAATTAGTGCATCTATATCGATGTTCTGACTACTACCACGAAAAGCAGTAACTAAATTATCGATTTTATTGATAAGTTCGTTTGGTGGTGCGTCGTAACTATCGCTGGATGAGTTAATTATGTTTCGTTCAACAATGTGTTTTTGTTTAAGTTCTTCATGCATAGATTCATATTCTAAAACAGGTTTGATGGGTTTTATAGTTGGATTATTAATTTTAGTTGAAACAAGTTCATTAACCGACATATAGGCTTCTTCGTCGTCGTTATCATTATCCTCGTATAATTCTTCCATCATTAAATCATCACTTACTTGTTGTTCAGAGTTATCTATGGTTGCGTATTCAGTTGTAGATTCTATGATATTGGGGGGCATTTCGGGCATTGAATCAACATGTTGTGTTGTTTTGACAGATTCCATTTTTTTTTCGTTAAGTTGGTCATTAATTTCCATTTCTATTGTTTTATTTTGTGGATTTTTAATAGGAACTATTATGTCGTTTCTTTGTTCCATTATTTCTTTTAATTTATCTTCTACATCAACATTTTCGTTTTCGTAAAATTTATCGGAAGAGGGGATTTTTTCGTGGTTGAATTGAGAATCTAGATGTCGTTTATCTTCGAAATCTGGAATGCTGTGTTGTTTGTTAGGAATGATGTCGGTATTTCTGTTAATGAGCAGTTGTTCGAAACTTTCGTTTATATTGGCTGTTTCTTTAGGTGCAGTCGAAGTTGAAGGTCTAGGAACGATTTGATGCTTATTATCAAAGTTTTGTTTTTTATCAATATAGTATTCGTTTAATTCTTTTAGAGCATCGCCTAAAATATGTTTGTTTAAAATTTTTAAATTTTCTTCTATTTCAATTTTTTTGTTAATATTACTTTTTAATTCGCTATATGTATCTTTCATTTTGTTCAAAATAAATTCTTTATCTTTTTTGTTTATTTTTGTCCCATAGTTATCTTTAATTGAATCATTAATTAGTTTCGTAATCATAGAAAAATTTTGTTTATCGTAAAATTTGACACTTAGATTTTTTAAATAACTCCTTTTATCAGTCATATTTAATAAACCAATATTTATTAAATATTGGTTTATAACGTAAATAAAAAATATAATTTATTTTATATATTAATGTCAAGTTATTCGAAATCAGATGTGTCCTATAATGAAGGCATTTTAAACAAAGGAGATAATTTTTTTACTCCTGAAAGTACTATCAAAAATTCCGAAGATACACGGTCACAAACAATACATATTGATAGTCGTGATAGACATTATGACACTCATCCAAATCCTAATAGTTATGTAGTTGAATTACCTTATGCATATAAGGATGTTGTTAGTTTAGAGTTAATTTGTGTTGATATTCATAAATCTCAATATAATGTTAATTCAAATAACAACATATTGTATGTTAATAAAGACAGTGGTGCTAGTAATAATGATTTGATAGTTAAAAGTAACTATACATCATTAACAATTCCCGAAGGAGAATATAATATAACTGATTTGATGGCTAGTTTAACATCAAGTATCGCCGCTTTTACTACTGTAGGTTCAACAGTATCACAAAATGCTAAAACTAAAAAATTAGATTTGGCTACTTTGGGAACATATTTCAGAGTATATTTGAATGATTCCGTACCTACATTCGATGGAAGAACTAAATCAGAACCAACGACAAATTCTATTGCAAATATGATGGGATTTTCTAGTTCATCACGATATGTATCCGCCGCCAGTGGAACTTTAAGCACCACTGGTATGGCTAATTTAAATGGAGAAAATTACATAACTATGAAAATCGAAGATGTAGAAAGAACAGAAGGTTCTGGTAATGTATTTAGAGGTGCATTTGCTAGGTTAAGTGTGGGCGATAAAGCACATGGAGAAGTTAAACAATTAAAAGTATCTGATTTTGGTTCTAGATGTATTGAAGTATTTAATCCTTACAGGGGACGTTTAAATAAATTAAGAATTAGTTTTTACAATCATGATGGAACACTCTATGATTTTAATGGAGTTGAACATTGTTTATCATTTGAAATAAAAACATTGTATAAAAACAATAGTTATTGAATTTTTAGTTCATTAAATATGTTTTTGTATATATTCATGATGTCAGTTTGAATATCTTGAGGGATATATTGAAAATCGATCATAGTTTTGTTTAACTCGTATTTTTTTCTTGTTTCAGGGTCTTCATCCAATTTTTTTTGTAATAATTCTGGTGCATCATAGTATTTTTGTAAAGTTTTTTCACCAAATTTTTTAAATACTCCTGTGATAGAATCGCTAGGATCGCCACATATAATTTTGTTTAATAAATCCTTTTCTGGACTTCCTTTGCTTTTATCGGTAATCAACTTGTTTTTTAAGTTAATTAAAACTGTATATTCATCTGCTAATTGTAAATAATCATAATCGTTAGTAACAATAACTATATTTTGTTCAGGATTATTTTTTCGTATGTTTTTTTTAATTACGGCAATAATATCGTCCGCTTCTGCTTTAAATATTTTGATAGTTTTAATATCATGTAAAGTTTTTAATGTAGGATAAATAACTGAATAAGTATGTTTAAATACATCACCAATATTTCCTTTTTTATGTTTATCGTTTTCTCTATTTGCCTTATAACCATCCATATATTCATTTCTCCAAATTTCTGGTCTAGGACAATCAAATGCAAACACCATATTTTCGGTTTTTACGCCATAAGTTTTCCTTATTTTATCAAAACATCTGAAGTACATTTTATTATATTTATCCATAAATATATCATTAGAAAACCAATCATATTCATCTTGATTTGTAATAGTTTCATATTCGACGGCATAGGCTTTACTAAACCACACTTGTGTAGCATAAAATCTATAAAAACTAGCATAACTAGAATCGATTAACATTATCGTGTTATTGGGTTCTACTTTTTTCTTTCTTACTTTTTTTTCAATTATTTTAAAATTATCGTCTATCATTATAATTTGTTTTATAATGATATACATATATTTTGCTTTCAATTTTATTTATTAGTATAAATTTGAAATAAATAAAAAACGTGTTTCCTGTAAATTTAGTTGCACAATATCCAAATTTGTTTTAATAATATTAACATTAGTTGTACCATTATATATTAAATTATAATTTAAATCCAATAATTCTCTAAAATCTATTTTATGAATATGAAAATCTTGATTTATTCCACCATATGACGTGATAATATCAGTAATATCGTTGTTGGAGTAATCTACACTTACTATATTTAAAGTCATTTTTTTGTTATGATAATTATTTAAAAATACAAGATTATCATCATCAATGGTTTTCTTATTATTTATGTCAAAATTATTTTTAAAATTAATTAGATTTTCTTCAAAATTATTAATATCAATAGGATAATTAAATCTGAATACAGTATCGTTATTAGGGACTTTATATTCAATTAACAAATATGATATATGTGTAGGATTGTTTATTTTAATCATTTCAAATAGTTTGATGAAATCTTGTTCTAGAGTTTCAATATTAATAAAAAAACGATGTTTAATATTATATTTGTCATCTATATTGATATATACAATTTTTTCTAGTTTTATTAAATCAATTATCAAATGTTGTTTCCTGAAATAATCAACTAAATAATTATTTTGTTTTATCCCCCAATCTCTAATATCATTGGAATATTTATATCCCATGATAGCACCACCGCCTAGGATCAAATAATACATATATAAATATATATCATTAGTAAAACTAATATATCATTAGTTAGGAAATGTTATTTTCTTGTTTATCATAATGAGATATAAAACAACGGAAAATACTAATCCTATAATTAGCGATTCTAACCATGTTTTTTTAAGTATATTCATATAATTCATAAATAATCTATATTGAGTGGAATCAAGTTTGCTTGTAAATGACGATTCATCAGGATATGTGTAGAAAAAATATGATATTGAAACTAATAAAAATAAACCTAAACTAGCAATAATGGAATACATTTTATATAATATGATATAAGAATTTATTTATTTTTTATCATTACTTGGTTAATAGAATTAAACTGACCTTCGATTTTAGAATCATATAAACGTGCATTTAATAATCTTTCATTTTCTTTGGTTTGTTCAAGTTGTTTATTATTGTAGTATGTTTCTTCTTCTTCAGGTGTCATTTTCATTCTCATATTGGTTCTTTCGTTTTGTAGTTCATCCACATTTTTATATTTTTTATATTCAACATCATCAATATTAATCAAATGACTGTCTTCCCCGTGTGCTTTTTTATAATCAGTATAATTTCCACTATTAGTGTAATCATCAACTTTTGATTTATCCCATGAACTTAATCCACTGGATGTGTTTGATAACATTGATTGTGGTTCTCTATAAATAGATAATTCTCGGTTTTTAGATTTATTAAACTCGTTATTAAATGATTTAGAATTTGAAAGTTTTGTGTTTTGTGCGATAGGAATAACTTCTGGTTCGGACATTCTATTATCGAAACTCATCATGTCTCCATATCCATCATCATCATTTTCCTTCATTTTATGTTCATCGAAAACATTATTGAATTTATCCAAAGTAAAACTATCTTTGTCTATATATTTTCCTTGATATGTTTTTTGTTTTTCAGTAAATTTTTCGTGATTTTCACGTTTTTCATTATAAGATTGCTCACGATAAGTAGAAAAATCATTATGTAAATTCATCAAATACGAATATGCTTTGGTAATCATTTTAAATTTACGTTCATCTCCACCGTTTTTGTCTGGATGGTATTTTTTACTCAATATACGATATTTTTGTTTTATTTCATCTACCGAAGGTGTTTCAGATAAACAAAGTATTTTATATGGATTATTTTTTTTACCAAACGAATTTACCCTATCATCTTGTTGATTAACGGATGGATTTTGTTGAGGGATAAATCTATCTTTTCCGATATTTCCATCATTTCTATTAATATTTATATCTTCTAAGAAACGATCATGTTTATTAACACTAAAAGTTATATCGTCATCAGGAGTTTGTTCTTGTTCGACAGTCTTTTTTTCGTTTATACTCATGAGATCACGAATTTTTTTCTTTTGAAGATTAATTTGTTTTTGTTGGTTTATCATGATTTTTTTTTGTTCATTCGGTATTCGTTTTTGTTCATTATGATTTTTTAATGTTGATTCTTCAGCACCCATGATAATATAATATAAAATATCATAATATTTTATATTAAACATAATTTACGAAATTATTAATAAATCACTTACTTTCCAATATTCTTTTATATCCCCTGGAAGAGGACGAACAATAATTAATGGAATTTTACCATTTTCTAATTCTTTCAATGCAATATCTTTTTCATTTAAACAATCAGATACATCTACCATTGGTAGAGAACCATCAATTAACTGTTTTTCTCGTAATCCTAAAATTCTACATCTCTCATAAGGAGACATAATATTTCTTGATTTTTTCACACCATTATTTATCAAATCTTTTATTTTCATATGATCATCGATTTCGTTATCGAAATTAGATATTAAATTAATTTCTTCACATAATCCATCAATATCATCATCAATTTCTGATTTATTACTTTCGTTATCAGAATTAGATTCTGTCTCATTGTCTTCGTCACTACCACCATCGTCGTCAGTCTGATTTTCATCATCGAAGTCTTCATTTTCATCATCTAAAACGTCATCTCCGTCATCTCCGTCATATTCTTCAATAGTATTATCCTCATCCATTATATTATTGTATTATATAATGTGTTATTTATATTTCAATTTTTTTTTATTTAGTGATGCCAAAAGTTATTGCATACAGTGCATATGTATATGAGTGTCATATCGTAGAAATATGGTTTGTAATACACGATTTCAGTATTTTTTTTGCAGTGAGGACATTCAATTCTTTTTGTTCTTTGTAAAGTGTTATTATGAATCATATTTGCGTTTGGTTTAATATTATAATCATTTTTTGATAAAATGTATTTTTGAGTATTGATGATAGTTTTGTCACAATCTTTTTGGTTACTGCATTTACGACAATTATAAACTAGTTTTTTATCAACCGTGATATAGTTATAAATCGTTCCACAAATATCACAAAATTCTAGAGTATTGCTTTCGTTCATTATATTAATGTATATATATTTATATTAATATTTTAAATCAATTTTTTTATTTAACGACATGATTTTTCATCATTTGGTTCTGATAATATTAATTCAAGATCATCATCTCTTTCTGGATGATATGGAGTATCTGTTATTTCCATACCACAATATTTTACTTTGTTTTTTCTAAAATCTTGATACTGATATATGTCATTTTTTACCGCAACCCTAAGCAAGAAACGAAAATTATTCCAAAATTCTTTGATATGTCCTATGCGTTTTGTCATTATATGTGCCATTTCATGAATAGCCACAAATAATAAAGTGTTGTGATCAATTAATTTATCATCATCTTTTGATCTAATACAAAAAAATATTTTTTCACCTTTATTTACTGAGTAACTGGTATATTTAGCGTTGCTAGGTGATTCACTCATCACATGTGGATCATATTTGCTTTTCAAACGCTCACATGCTGATCTACAATGTGTATCTTGTTTCCTTTTCATAGCACTTACTGTATCTATTAATTTTAACATATTTTTCCGTAAAGTAGCCAACGTATTACTTGCTTGTTCACTCCCATTATGAACATCATCTATGTTGCGAACTTGATAAGTATTACCATCAATTTTTGATTTAACGTTTATCATTTCAGATTGAAATTCTTCGTAATAAACAAACGAACATCCGATTATGAAAAACAATATGAAAAATTGTATAAAGGTTAAATATTTATGTGATAACATAATAATAATTAATGATAAAAAAAAATTGATTATCACTATATAAAGATATATTATTCAAGTTAATATTAAGGTATGAGTAAGCAATCTTTGAACCTTTCGGATGCATGGAAATCCATGAAAAAATGTGAAACATATAAAGATTTAAAGGGAATTAACAGTAATAATGAACATTCCGTGGAAGATACTTATCAAGATTTAATGAATAAAATAAAATGTCCACGATGTGGAAAATATTCTTTGTCGAACATGGGACATATGGTTTCTTGTTCAGAATGTGATATGACTGTTGATGAGGTAATGATAGATGAAGGGAATGAATGTAGATTTTATCACCATGATGACAATCGAGGTTCAGATCCTAGCAGGTGTGGAATGCCCAGAAACGAGTTAATGCCGACTACTAACATGAGTACTTCGATCGATAGTGGAAAAAACTATATATATAAGTTGCATAGTCACATGTCATATTCTCATAAGGAACGTGATCGTATTAAGGTTTTTTCGGATATAGATAACATATGTATTAGATTGAAGGTTAATGGATGTATTGGTATCAAAGCCAAACATAATTATTGTATGATAAAGGATCTAATGGAAGATGAAAATGATATAAAAAGAAAGAAAAATAGGAAAGGTATTATAGGAACGTGTATTTATAATGCATGTGATGAATATGGATGTCCAGTTCGTGAATCTGATATAGCGAGAGAGTTAGGATTAGCACCAAATTATATTTCTCGTGGAATTAAGATTTATGGTGAGATATGCAACAAGAAAAATATTGTAGTTTTGAATAAGGTAATCAAAAGTAATGATGCACTGTATTATATGGAGAGTTTTTGCAGTTTTTTACAATTTAACGATAGGATGATAGCCTTAGTTAAAAAAATCATAGATAAAGTGATAAAATTTAAAATTGCTACCGAGGATCATACACCAGAAGCACAAACAGCAGGGGCAATTTGGTTTGTCATTAAAAAATGTAATTTTGATAAATCACGACCAAAATCATATATTCATGAAAAAGTCAATGTATCTGAGGTTACAATTGCGAGGGCATATGATAAAATTAAGGCTTTTAATGATGGTAAATGTCCACATAGATCTGATAAAAATATCAAAAAATGTAAATATTGTATGAAATATACACCAAATGAAGGATGTTTAGTTAGATATATCAAAGCATATATGGACGAATGCAGACATAAAGATAAGGTTGATTACTTAATTAGTGGTGCAGAAGTTGCAACAGAGAAAGTGAAGAAAAAGAGAGGACGGAAACCGAAAATTAAAGTAGAAGATTCAAATTAAAGAATGTCTAATTTAACAGACTTCTAATTAGAGGGACATAACTGGAACGAAATTTATAATCAAATATTTTAGTAGTAATGATACTAGTAAAACGTATATTTATTATATTGGTTATTGTGTTGCTATTTGCAATAGCGTATCGTAATAATAAAGACAATGATATTATAGAAGGTTTTAATGTTTATGATTTTGTAGATTCTCGTGTATTTTATTTGGATGAAAATCAAAAAGGAAGGGATTTAAGGGATTTACTAGAAAATTTAAATAAAACAAATTGCATTGGATGGAAAATTTCAGGTTTTCCATATTTACTAACACATAATAAACTAGTTCCTTATTTTAATAGTGATAAAATATTAGCACAATATGTTGATAAAATGGATGATAAATATAAACATCAAATATATCCGTTTATAACATGTGTTGAAAATTCCAAAAAGGGTTTTGCACATATTAAATCGATGATTGACATGTATCCTAATATGTGGAAAGGGATAGGACCCATATATCTAAAAAATAATTCTCTTTATTTAGATGCCGAATTACAGAAATACGTTCCAGGTTTTAAAATACAAAATAAATATAAGACACCCTTGGTGTCTAAGCGATTAGATAAATTTAGTGAAGAGATAAGAGATAGCAGTCATATAATGGATGTTGATGAAATTTATTTTACTATGATAACGGAATATATAAACGATAATAATTTAATAATAAATTTAGATTATTATTTTGATAATATTCAAGATGATACACCAGATTTATTAAAGGGATTATTAAATGAAAGTGATGAAATTGAAAGCAATTATAAATTATATGAAGGGGATTATAAATTATTAAGATATTTCGAAAAATATAAAAAATCTAAAATTATTTTGCATACTAATGTATTTCAAGAACGGACATTTAAAATCAATCATTCATTAAAAAAAATGGGTATGATTGAATATTATGATTTAATAATAAGAAATTATCCCAATGTTGTGATTGAATTGAGTGGAAACACATTATTAAACTGTTTTGATACTGAGAGTAAAACGACTGAGATAATTGATACTAGTCTTAGTCCAGAAGAACGCAAAAATAAATTAATGACTGGAATGAGCCAAATTAGGGATTATAATGATTTATTAAATGTTTTGTTTAAACCTGTTGATGACTTTTTAAGTGGAAAACCGCTTACCAAAACAGAAAAAAAACAACCCATGAGAAAAAATATATTAACATCAACAATAAAACCCAATAGTTTTCGTGACAAATTGCTTTCGGGAAAATTAACATTTGATGAAGAGAAACCCACGGATGACAAATTAGAAGATGCTAAAGCCAAAATAAAAATAAGTGAATTGGATAAATCACTAACAAACGAAAAATTACAACAATTCGATGATGATGGGATGGCACGTGCATTAAAGGGAACATATGAACCACAATTTGATCCAAATGTTTCGTATGATACGGATGGATTACAAGAAAAAGAAACATGTCCGTTTTTAGTTCCACCACATTTAATAGATGATGTTAATTTTTTGAAAAGTTTATATTGCACACCAAATGTCGATCCAAAACTTTTCGCTGCTTATGCAGTGGGTGATTCATTAGGTTCGATTTTCAAGGAAAGTGATAAAAAAGCACCCAGTGTTAATTCCATGAAAAAATATGTTAAAAAATTAAAGAATAAAAAAAACAAAGAACCTCAATTAACGAAACTCATAAAATTTGAAACATTTGAAAATTACAATATAAATGAAATGTTTTCTAATCCCATTGACGGAATATTTTCCTTTGCTAAAAAAACTAAAAATGTTGGTGGTGATATTCTAAATAAATCAGTTGAACTTCCTAATAATATCGTTCCACCAAATACGAGTCCCGTGTCTGACAATGAAGCACGTAATACGTCCATGAAAAACATTCAATCTAGTATGAAAAGTGATAAATCTAAAGCGTTGGTATCGGATGTTAAACATTATGGTAAGGATGGGGTTCAAGTTGTTAAGGATATTAAACAAATATCTAAAATAGTGAAAGATAATATAGTTAATGAACGTGATGGTAAATCTATATTAGAAAGACCAAAAGATTTATATGATGCAGGATTAACACAATATATGGATGATAAAACAAAGAAACGTTATTATTATTTATATGGACCCCCAGAATATGAGTATATTGACACAGATTACATAGTTAGAACTAAAAAAAGACGCTTATTAAATAGAGATAGTGATATAACCACTAAACAACTAGATGAAAAAGGAATAGATTATCATGGTATTAATGAAATGATTAAAAATGGAGAATATCATGATAGAAAAGTATTGAACTATTTAAAAAATAAGAAAAAAAATGCAATATCCGAATATAATTCGGATGCATTATATCGTAAATCTCAAAAAACCAATGAACCAAAAGAAAAAGAAAAAATTAATAAACAACGATATGATATGATTAAAAATAATTTGAAAGATATACCATCAAAAACGATTGTGAAAACGGTTACACATAAATACACACATCATGATGCATTACTCAAAAAAGAATGGATAACATTAATGAAAAAATATCCTAATAATTTTATTTTAGGGACAGGTGTTAAAATAGATTTTGATTATTATCCAAGTAATTGTGTTTTGGTAAATAGAATATTATCAGAATTAGATGAAAACGACGCTATTAAAATAGGTAGAAATAACTTATTGCAATTGTTGTGAAGCAATATGGTTTTGTAACACAGACACAAGGTTATCGAAATATTTGTCGATTTGGAGATAATCAGGCAATGACGATAATAATTCGCTTGACAGAAAGTTAAGTTCAAAATTATCATGTTTATTTAAAATATTATTGAAACATTCTTCTGGTGATATGTTTGTTCGTTTGCATGTTATGGGAGAAATATATAATAAGTGTTCATATGAATAATTGATATACATTTTTTCAAATATATTATCATCAAAAATTATAGGATTATTGATATATTTATTTGGTTTATTAATTAGCGGAATTGCACCTGATAGATATACTTCAATAATTTTGTTAATCAATGGAACATTACTTTTATAGTTGTCCGACAGTAATATATATTTGAATTGCTTGAAAATACTTTGCCTTTTATTATAATTTTTATATGTCCAAAAATCAAAATTATCTAAATTATCATTAAACAAAGCATTATCAGAGAAATCATTAATATTTTTTAAAATTAGTGATTTCAATTCTTCCATGGATTCTTCTTTTTTTGAAATAATGGAAGATAAATTATTAATATTTAAGTTTGATTTTTCGTTATCGATATCGTCATAGAGTTTTTTAATTTCGTTATTTAATAATATAATTTTATGGTTTATGGATTCATTATGATCACTGATTTTAATGAAATGTTTGTTATCCGTCAATTGTTCGATTTCAACATAATGTTCCTTTGATTTTAACGATTTAAGTTTATTTACATTATCAATATCGAAATACATCATAAATTTTCGTATATATTGATAAATATTAGTTGATTTTTTAGAGTTGTAAAGTTCAATATATTTTCGATAAATAGTATTGTAATTACTATATCGGATGTTTTTAATAGTATTATTATATTTTTCCAATTTATTATTTTCATATGGATTAATTAATATTTTATTGAATAGTAAATTACTAAATATATTATTTGATATATGGTTTAAATGAATACCTACATCATCATTTAACTTAATAGTAACTGATTTTTCGGGAGATTTTACAATACTATAGTTGATATATCTATTTGGATAATATGTCAATAATGGTTTTTTTAAATTTTCAAAAGTTGATAATTTGTTATTTAGATTTATTAAAATATAATCGTGATTGGATATATATTTGAAATCTTTGATATTATCCATATCATTGAAATAAATTAATAAATTGAATTTACTATTTTCAACATTAATTAGATTATCAGTAAATTTAATATTGATATTATCAACATCAGAACCGTTATTTTTCAATAAATATATCAATAAATTTTTTACATATAACGAAAAATCGGTTTTGTATAATAATTGAAAATCATAACTAGATTCTACTATTGGAATTCGAATTAAAATATCATACATTTTATATAAATTTATAAATATAAATTTATATTTATAAATATAAATTTGTGAATTTATTTATTTGTATATAAATCCACGTATATATTTCAATATAAATGGAACAAGTAGCAGATTACCTAAACGAACACCAAAACACATATTATGCAATCAAGACGTTATCTAGAAAATTTAAGATGAAAAAACGACATTTGATAAATGAAATGAGAGACAATAAATTATTTGTAATGACACATGATGGAACAGTTGTAGGATATGGTGGTGCAAGTAAATTATTCATAAGGGGGACTAGCCCCCTTTAGAACCCCCTTATTTTTTCGACTTCGTCGAAAAAACGTGCCATTTCACTTCGTGAAATGTAGTGTCTTTTTTAATATTTTTTGTGGCAAAGCCACAAAAAATTAGTCTATTTTATCTGTCGGTATGGTGTTTCTCAATATATTGTTGCGATTATATTCAAAAAAACTAATGTGTATATATTTAATAAACTTTTCTAAGTTGTTGCTGTACACATTGCAAACAACTGTTGCGAAGCCATTTTTTGACTTTGTCAAAAAATGAACCTTTTTTTCGACAACGTCGAAAAAATAAAGGGGTTCTAAAGGGGACTAGTCCCCTTCTAGAATCTAGAATTAAAAATATTATATCTATTGGCTATTTCGTATCCACCATTGATATTAATATCGTTAGGGGCTGGTGAATCAATATTATTAATGAAATACGAAGTATGATTTATATTTTTGTAATTATTATCATCAGATATTTTACTATGTATTTTGATATAATTATCAAATATTTTACTAAGTTTTTCAACTGCATTTTGGATTTTAATATCATACGCACCAATATTTTCACAATTGTAATATAAATTTTTTAATAAATTTAAACAATTTTTCGACAATATATCTGTGTGTTGAATAACATTACTACTGGGTTGTGCATTTAGTTGTAAATGATAAATAAGTTTAAGAAACATATTAGCATTATATAAACTTTCATCGAAATCGCTTTCACTGTAACGACGTAAATCTATTATATTAGTGTAAATTTTAACTATTTCAATATCAGTATATAAATAATTATTTTTTTTATTTGTAATTTTGTTCAACGCTTCTATCTGATAATTAATTTTTTCGAAATTATCGTTATTATTATTTTTATCATTGACAATTATGAAATACGTTACAAAAAAAGCCACAATAATAGCAACGACCGACGCTAAATTTATTTTGAAATAATTAATAGAAATATATAATGACAATAAAATTATAACATATAATATTTTTTTATTATTATTAAGTTTATTTATATAATCAATTAAATTTTTATAACGAAATGAAATTTTATTTAAAATTTCTTTTTTAATATTGTCATCTGGATTTTTAGTTTCAAGTGAATCTAATAATATATTCAATTGACTCTTTTCCATATAATAATTAATAATTATATTTTAATTCATTATTTCGACAACATCAGTATGGGTAATTAACATCCGACGGCAACAATATTTGGTGATCCCTAGATCATCCAATGCTTTTTTTTCTGGACTATCTGTTTTTAAATTTTCTTCTGTCACTCGATATATTCTGTCTTCATCTAATAGCGATGAAGAACTATATTTTAATACTAATTTCTTGAAATCATCATGTTTGTTGGATATTGGTAAATTGCATGTAAAACATCTCATAGGTATAATCATTATATTATGTAATTTATATTATACTAGATTATATAATCAATTTTATTTTATGTATATACATAAAAATTTCGTTTATATTTCATATATAGTTTTAAATGATGAACATGGAGATATTTAAATATTTAACGTCAAATGCTATACTGAAAATAAATAACTTACTAAAATCACCTTGTGAGAGGGGGCAAATATTAGAACCAATTTGTTGTTTGTATAGATTATCGTTGTTGCAATTTTACGACGATGGTGTAAAAATAAGTATTAGTGAAAATAAGATAGTTATTAACGATTCAGGATATATTCAAGGTGTAGCAAGATGGTCTAAAGGTGATGCAAGAAAAGATTTACATAATTTATTTAACCCAATTGATAGATTGTATAAATATGATTATTTTACATTGTATGATGATGATGAAGATTTTATTTATTTATTGAACAATGCTATTAAAGGTTTAAACAAATTAATAAACACATATGATGAAACAAGTATTATTGTTCATTCTTTGAATTTATATAAAAAAATTTTAGAAGATATTAAAAATAAAAAAGAAAAAATCGAAACTACCGTTAATGAAGATAATTTAGTAATTGAAAATCATTTATATGAAAGTTTTTTGAAATTATGGAAACCCGTTAATATCATAGTTTTAAATAAATTATTACATGAAATGGATACCATTCATGGAAAATTAACTAATGAAAAACAAAAATTTAATCAAGATTTAAAAAAAAATATGTTTAATAGTTATTTAGATGCATTTAACAATGTGTTAAATGTAATTGATTTTAATGTTTGTGAAATAGTTAAAAAAATTAGTGCTGGTGTTTGAAAAATTATGTAGTTTTTACTTTTTCATAATTATTCATTGAAATTTATGTTTCAATTTTTTTTTCATATAATTGAGTTAATAGTCCTATGATACAATCTTCATCATAATATGTTTTGTAAATTTCCTTTAATTGTCTTCTTTTATCCATATTGAAATCGATAATTTCTAATCCTAGTATTGATAGATCTTTATTATAATTTTTTTGGTCGTTATTTATGCATTGATGATATATGGGTATTAATTCTGAGAAACGATACGAAAATGTAGTAAGTTTTTGTAACTGTTGTTGAATATCTCTAACTTGATTTTTGTCATTTCCTTTTATATTTAATTTTCGTAAAATATATTGTAATTCGTTTATTTTTTTCATATTTTTTGCTTGTTCTCTTATTTGTGGTAAATCGGATATTTCAATAATATCAGTTTTTTCAATTAAATAATTTAATTCTAGAATTTTCTCGTAGATGGAATTAACCACATTAATTTTATCTTGGATGTCTTTCTCATCGTTTAAAAATTTCGAAAATTTTTTTTGAATACAATCTTTAACAAAATGTCCAGATCTACCACAACAATAACATTTGTCAGTGGAACTTTTAATCATTGAATCCAACATTTTTATTTGTTCTTTTGATAATTCTATTTGACAAAAACTTCCACCTCTTACGTTATTTATTCCGTTTTTCTCCATGTATTTAAGGGTATATTTATCTTCATCATATGGATCACAATTTGGTATTATTTCAAGAATTTTTATAGGTTTGTATAATTTAGTCCATTTGCTACCTATTTGATTAAAATGATTATCTATTCTAATATCAGGATTATTGGTTTTTCCGATGTAAAATTTATTTACTTCAAGTAATAATACATAAATATAAATCATGTTATTTATTTAATAAATAATATCTCGGATTTTTTTAATCAATTTTTTTCTTCAACAAATTTATTTATCTTGCTAAAAGCAGGATTATTATTAGGAAATTGTGGTAATCCAGATGAAGGGTATAAATCTCGCCATCCAGATTTAGTTATTTCATTAAGAACAGAATTATTATTTGGTAGATCGGGAAATTGTGGTATCTCAGGCGTTGGATCGAAAAAAGTTTTAGGTTTATTAAATGGATTAGTATTGTTAGACATTATATAATATGTATATTTTGACATAGATATATATTGTTCAATTTTTTTATTTTGAATAATCATCAACGAAACTTTGGAAATCACTTGACAATTCTCCAAGATGCATTTCAGTATCATTATACATGATTTTCATTCCAGGAATAAACGGAACATCGAAATTGTCAAAAGAACCATCGTCATTTACCAATTTATAATGATATGTTCCATCATTGGGTTGAACCGCCCAAGTTTTTCCATCTATCACCACAGTATTAGGAACATGTTTTTTGTTATACATTTGTTGTGTGTTTTTGTCAAACATTAAAAATGTAAGTTTCTCATCTACAATAACCGCAATTTCTAAATCGTTACTAATATAAGTTTTCATAAATATATATTAAATATATAACTATTTGTTTAAGTATGTATTCAAAATTAGATAATATTATAATAACAAATTTTTTAATGGATAATTTAATAAATGTTGAACGTTCGATTCAATTGAAAATTTTAGATTTGATTCGCAATGACATGGAATCATATGAATGGAAAGCATCGTTGATGATTATGCTCACTTACAACGATCCGATTCATATACTTGATAATTTTGTTGATAAAATTGTCGGAAATGATTTAGAAGCAATTCGGGCTTATAATTTCATATGTTCAATAGTATAAAAAAATTGATAATAAAAAGACTAAGGTGTAATATGATTTAATAATCATGAATTTAGATCGTTCAAGAATGTGTATTAAACAAATTCCTAAAGAATTTATGTCAATAGATGCAACAATAGTAGATATAAGTGTTAATCAAATATGTTGTTTGAGATATTTACCTAAACAATTAATTGAATTAAATGCATCGGATAATTTAATTACACAAATAATAAATTTACCAAAAGGACTATTAAGATTATATTTGCATAGAAATAATATTGAAATGATTGAAAATTTACCACGTGGTTTATTTACGTTATCGTTATCATATAATAAAATACAACAAATTCAAAATATTCCATTTAATTTGAAAGTATTAATTCTCAATTATAATGATATATCGATAATTAAAAATTTACCTAGAACTTTAAAAAAATTATATTTGTCATATAATAATATTCAAAAAATTGAAAATATACCCATTGGATTACAAGAATTGTATTTGTCGGGAAATAGAATAACAAAAATTGGAGGATTAAATGATAATCTAGAAAAATTATATATATCATTAAATATGATAACTAAAATAGAAAATTTACCACATAAATTGGAATATCTTAATTTACGAAATAATAATATCGAAATATTGAAAAATTTACCACTAGGTTTGTCGTATTTGAATGTATCACATAACAATATCGAAATTTTAGAGAACGTACCACCGCATTTGTCATACTTGGACGTGTCACGTAATAATATTGATGTAATTCCATGTGATTTACATGAAATAGACACGCTAATTTACTAAAAAAAAATTGAAATAAAATATTCCAACAAAGATATACTACATATTAGAATGAACGACAAGATAATAGAATCGTATGGTAAAACGATAGAACAATACAGTGTTTGGAACGTCACACTAGACGAAACATTTGATAAAAATACATTTACTAATGGAAAATCGATAGGTCACGAACAAAAAGGAATACGTCCAGTTTTAGTAATTAGTCCAGAATCATATAACATATTGTCGCAAACGGCAATTGTGTTATGTTGTTCAACGAGCAATAAAAAATCCAATAACCCTTATTCTATTCCAATTAAATGGAATAATGAACATAGAAATACATGGGTAAATTACTCACAAATTCGAACTTTGGATATATCACGATTTCGTTTTTTAGAAGGAACAATATATAACCACAAAATTTCTGAAACTATTGAAAAAAGAATATGTGAATTTTTATTTAATAGTTATTCAATGAACAATAAATCAATTCCTGATAAAGATGGTTTTATTTTAGTGAAATAAATAAATAAATATCACTAATAAATATTATCAATGGAACGATTGGATTTAATATTATTAATAGCAATAATACTTGCTTTATTTTCTTTTTTATTTTTTAAATATATTCGTGATAAACAATCAAAAAATCTCGTTCCTTATGTCATGAATGAGGTATTTCATATATATAACAATACACATACTTATGAGATGGCAAGAGAAAAATGTAAATTATATGGTGGTAGATTAGCAACTGAATCAGAAGTAAAAGATGCATATAATAAAGGAAAAAATTGGTGTAATTACGGTTGGAGTGAAGGACAAAAAATATTATACCCCGCACAAAAAAAATCTGTGCATCTTGAAAAAACATCAGGAACAAGTGATACCAGATGTTTAAAAGAAGGTGTGGTGGGTGGATATTATCCTAATACAGGTATGAGGTTTGGTGTTAATTGTTATGGTGTTCGTCCATCTGAAGACGAAAATGATTTAGAATTAAAGAAGGTTTTAGATGAAAGACGAAGGAAAATGGAAGATAAAATAAAAAGAAAAAATCAAGGAATGCAAAATGAGCGTTTGAAAACGAGAAACCAAGAAAGATTGAAAAATGAAGTGAGAAAATCTATGAGACAGGATGGTATAATTTAATATTTTTTTATGTAATTAAAATATATAGAATGGATTTATTTGAAAATTTTATCAATATGACAATAGATGGATTAAACACTTTAATGAAACAAAATAAAATGCTTGATGTTAAATTAGGTGATTCTGATGATTCAAAGAAAACTTTTATTTTATTTATAATAGTTTTTATAATTTATATGATTTATACTATTAGAAATAACGTTATTCCAGGTATTATGATAGCATCCGCCATAGCAGGTGTATTTTATTTTAATAAATTAAAAGTGACTAAGTTTTTAAAAAAATATAACCTAGATAAAATAAGCACGGTAGATAAATGGATAAATTTGTGACTTTACATGGAAAAGATTATTTATATATGATGTGCATGAATCATAATCCGATCCATGTCTATTTGCAAAAATATTTAGTTATTGATTATATGGATAGTTTAACTATTAAAAAAGTGGGTAAAGACTATGATTTTATTCATAATAAAAAAACTGGAAAAGAAACCGTTTTGGAAGGTAAAACATTGAAATATGTATATGAATATATAACTAAAATGTTGGAAAGTTATCAAAACGAAATTAACAATAAAATGAATATGTTGGATTGATAAAAACAAATGACTTATATTATTATTAAATGGCTAATAATAATTTGAACAAAAAAATAATTAAATTAAATAAACAAACTGACGAAACTATGGCTAAATTAGCGTCACAAACTGACAAATTAGAAGGAAATAACATCGATTTAACACATATGAATATTAATTTAAGTTATGCACAGGCTTTGTTAAAATCAATAAAACATAAAATTAACCCTTTTCAATATATAAATGTCCCTGATATAGATTTTAAAAAAATGTTTAAACCAATCACTAAAAAAAAAACTTGTAATTTGGAAGTAGTTGAAGAACCAAATACAACAGTGGAACATCAAATAAATAGTGGATTAATGATATTGAAAGAAAAACAATTAATAATACAAGAAGAATTAAAAGCACAAATGGGACAAATTAATGAGATAACCAATAAAGTCGAATATAACGATAATAAGATACGTGCTAACAATGATTTAATTGATGACATAATATAAAGTTATTGGATTAATAAATTAATTAATTAATTAATTAAAAAATAAGATGAAAGTATTGATTATGTGTGCAACTGATAAATCAGTTGAAAAGAATAAATGGAAAACTTTAATAGAACATGATGAAATGAAAATTTATATTGCTAATGATGAAGATTATTTACCTACTTACGTAGGTATGGAATTATTAGATGATCCAACTAATAATAAATATTGTTATGAAATAAATGTAAATAATGATGGTGATCCATTGGATAATAATTTATATGATTTAATTATTGATGAATATTGTATGTTAGTTAAAGATGAAACTGATATTTATAATAATTTTATAAATAAACATTTGAAAAAACATGCATATTTAGTGTCTCCAAGTTGGTATTACAAAAATGAAATAGATGAATTTCCATATATTTGTGATAACACTAAGGAATTGCTAAAATCACGTGATTTGGTATGGCACGATAAAAATAAATATGAGAGAGTTGTAACACAAATGAAATTAGGATCTAAACGAAGTGGATTAGGTTTATTTCATAAACTGATATAAAAATAATTTTATATAAAATATTAAATGAAAATCGTAATAGGTAGCAATAGTCCATTTACCAATTCGGGTTATGGAACTCAATCGTATTTTTTTTGTAAAGCCTTGTTGGAAGCGGGACATGAGATTACATTTTTAGCATGGAATATATCGGGATCGGAAGCGTTACGCTATAAAAAAATGGATTATGAAACAATGAAAAAAATTAGTTTAGATAGTCAATGTTTTGATAAAGATGCTTTAGAAGAAAAAGAAGATGTTTGTAAGAGGATGAGTTATTATACTTGTATTTATGAAAATTTTCCGTGTTTAATAAATGTGGATGATGTTAATAAGTTATTAAAAATGGAGGAAGCGGATATGTATATTTATTTGTTGGATGTGTGGATCATAGAACCAAATAAAAAATTTTGTTGTCCTTCTATGACATGGTTACCATTACATTTTTCTCCATTAGAAGAAACTACCAAGGCGATATTACCAACATTTGATAAAATTATTTATATGTGTGAATTTGGGAAACAAGTAGTTAATGAATCCTTACCTGAATTGAATGTTATGAAAGAACCTATTATCCCACATTTCATAGATTATGATTATTTGTATAATAATATAAATAAATATGATCGAGAATATTTCAGGGATGAAATAGGAATAAGTAAAATTGAAACAGAAACAAATGAAAAGGTTTTTTTGGTTTCGGTTGTTGCTAGGAATGCGGAGGAATCTAACAGAAAATATTTGGATTTAAGTATTCAAAGTTTTAAAATATTATTGGATAAATATCCAGAATTGAATCCATATTTGTATATACACACAACATTGATGGGAAAAGTAGATTTGGTTAAATGTATTCAATATTTTGGTGTTCCTATTGATAAAATTATTATTCCAGATCAATTAAAACTTTCTAGAAGTGGGTATAAAACTGAATATATGTGTGGAATATATTTAGGAAGTGATGTTTTATTAGCGACTACGGGAAGTGAAGGTTTTGGATTGCCTATATTAGAAGCACAATTATTGGGGTGTCCAGTAGTGACAACCAAATGCACTGCTATGTTGGATTACTTGTACAATGGTGAATATATTGATGTTTTGGATGATAAATTTGTGTATGCTAATACTAGTTTTTGGTATCTCCCTGATATATTTGATATACCAATAAAAATAATGAAAGTTGCTAATAGAACTGCAGAAGAAAATAAAAAAATGCGTGAATATGGAATAAAAATGATAAAAGACAATTTTAGTATTGAAACAGTAGGAGGTAAATGGTTAAAAGAAATAAGTAAATTTGATAAAAAAATATGTAATTAAGTATTAGTTATGGTTGAATACACAGCATCTCTGAAAAATAATAAAATATATTATTTTAAATTGGAGAAAAATAAAAAAAAAAGAGTGTCCGAAAAAGAATATAATGAATTTAACACTAAAAAATATAATAAACAAAAAGGAGGATTTTCCGATTTTCGAGTAGAAAATTTAATAGGAAAACCATATAAAAATGATATGATGGGATTGACTAATTTATCAGGAAATTTTAATAAAATTTTAGGGAAGGGTAAGGTTGTTGGTATATTCGATAAATTTTACGCCCCAGAAGTAAGGTATGCTGTTTATGGGTATCATCGCAAAAATTCAATGGATGATTGGAAAATGGTTAATTTAGGCATAAATCCTGTTATGTCGCTATCCATAAATGAAGCGAAAGACTATATAAGTAAAATATGTGAATACCAAGTGGAAAAAGATGGAAAAATGGGTTTATATATGAATAAAGAGTTGGGGGATGATTTTACTGGTTTTGCTGATATTGAAGATTGCAAAAAATATAAAAACGGAAAATATTATGTAGGACACGAAAAACGGAAATCTATTGTAGTGGCTTTATCAAAAACTGATAAAGGTTGGGTAAATCAATCTGTGGTGTATGAAACTGCGTAAAAGTGTGACTTATTTCTATATAATTTTATAATTATAATTATAATTATAATTATAAAATGAATAACGATTTATTTGAAAAATTTAATATTCCAGAATTATTAGATAGTAATATTTCGATTGACAACAGACTTAATATGTTAATAAAATATGCTACCATTGGAAAACAAGTTTGTGATAGTTTATCTTTTTCAGTTGCTAATAAAGATGAACGATATACATCGTTGGATACTAAATTGGACGAGATCAGAAATGATATTGATGGTTATCAAAGTAAAGTAAATATATTGGATACTAATTTGAATATTTTGGTAGGTAATGTTAGGAATGCTTCGTTTAAAGGGGTAATAGGTGAGAATTTTTTAGAACATATGTTGAAAAATTATTTTCCCAATGATATTGTTGATATTAAGACACATGTGGGACATGAAACTGATATTCATTTTACATATAATAATTACATAAATGATACAATATTAATCGAATCAAAATTATACTCTAGACCAGTTACTACCCAACAATTGGATAAATTTTATTATGATGTAGAACGATCTGGATGTAAATATGCGTTATTTGTGAGTTTAAGTAGTCCAATAGTTGGAATATCGAAATTGAAATACAAACATGATAAAGGAGTTCATATAATTTTCATTCCTAATTGTGATTTTAATTATGAAATAGTAGCCTACGCATTGTATTTTTTTAAAATAATTATGGAATCCACATTTAGTAAATTACCAGAACGAGAGGATATTCAGATTGAAAGTAACGAATATGTGAAAATAAATGAACAACTATATTTATCGGAAAAATATCATGGTGATTTTCTGGAACATGTTAATAAAATAATTAATGATAGTTATGAATTTTGGAATATGGTTACTCGCCTAAGGAGTGATATTTATGATACTAAAAATAGTATTATTAAATTAATGGATATATTGTATAAAAACACGTATGATATAGAACTCAAAATACGAACCATGATGGATGACACTAGTAAAAAACTTAATAATGAATATAGCGTTTTGAAAAACAAATATTTAAATATTCATAAAATATGCGACGAAGTTAATTTCGATGATAATACAATGGAATTTTTGACAAAACATAATTATGTAAAATATGATGATGATAAAATAAATTTTATATTAAATAACATGAAACTAACACATGATAAAAATTATGATTCGTTTTTTATTGTTTCAACCATGTGTGTTTGCAATGCTATTTATGATTTATATGGTGTTGATAAACTAGATTTAAAAAATTTGTCTGATATGTATGTAATTAATAAATCTAGGTATGTGGGCATCGTGAAATTTAGTAAAACAAAACTAGAATTAGTTAAAAATGATATAAAAATAACCTTGAAAAATTTGGACGAAACTAAAATGAAAAATTATTTTGCATTGGTAGAACAAGATTAAATAAATAAATAAATATGTTAAAACTTATAAATGGACATAATAGCAGATATAGAACATAATAATTTTAAAGAATTTAATAATACGTTTATGTCTTTATTAAATAATTTGAAAAGTTTAGATCCACAAGATTTAAATAATGTTATAATAGTCGATAATTTAGTATTATTAAATCAATCATTATTTGAATTATCCAATAAATTTAATGAGTTAAATTATGACATTTTGAAAAATAATGTAAAAAATTTGTCTGATGAACAAGTTGCAGAACTTAAAGAATATGAAGAATTTTATGAAATCAAAAAAAAATATATAGGATTATTAGCCGTAAATCATCTGTTAAAGGCTTAAATATGTCATATATGATATATAGAATATATGTTAAACGAATTAGAAAATTTTTATATTTATGAAGTTAATTATATGAATGGAATATTTAATAAGATAAACAATATATCTTTTACTAATGATAAATCACGTTCTAATGAGATTTATACCAAAAAAATATGCGATTACAAGATTGAGTTACAACCTAATAATAGTGCAGTTTGTATCAATGAATTTGATAGAAAACTTGATGTTAAAGAAATAAAAAACGAGATAGTTGAAAAAATAAATAAATACATTAAATATGATTATGTGTATTTTATTGAAGTAATGGATAAAACCGAATATAATATTTATCAAATAATAATTAAAATTCCATCATATTGGAATAGTTACATGAAGTTATATGATGATATAGAAGTAATTTTAGTTAGATCATTGAGAACAGGAACTAGTGTGTATCATTATAATACTAACGAACAAATTATTGATGAAGACCAAATTATCGGTAAAGAACAAAGCACAGTCAACAAACAAAAATCAACTAAACAATTAAATTTACAGGATAAATTAATTGAGGAACTTAAAGAGAAATTTAATGATAGTTATGTTATCGATCAACTTTCTTGATCATCATCGTCATCATCATCGTCATCATCATCATTTTCTTCATCATTAAGTCCTCCAGCGGTGACATAATATGATTTGTATATGGGTATGTATGATTCATCATGTAGATTTATATCATATTCATCAAGTATTTCGAACATAAAATAAATGAAATTTTCGAAATAGATAATAGGTTTATTCGCAACTGATAACATGTGAGTTATTGATGAGATGTGTTCATTCACTAACATTAATATCTGGATTTTTTGATTCTCTGTGATATGGGTAAGAATACTAATATCCCTTTCAATTTTCCGATATATACTATCCATAATAAACATAGGTTTATTGAAACTAATACTAAGATTGTATATTAAATTTCTCATTTCAACAATATTATTTAAATTTTTGGAATATATGTAATTAACCAATATTTTGTTAATTATCGATGTATCGTCAAATTGTAAATACATATCCATAACTGCGTCATCTAGTGGCATGGGTTTGTCATTTTGTTTTGTCATGTCTAACGACGAAGAATAATAATCTATTAAATTGATTGATTTTTTCAGGTTATTTTTAGTTCCAATTACAAGTCGTTTTAATAATTTTGTGTCTATAGTCATATTTTCTTCAGATAATATATTTTCTAAAATTTTTATGGTATTGTCAATGGAAGTGGATACTTTAATGAGAACACATCTACTTATAAGCGGTTCTGATATTTTGTTTAATGACGAACATAAAAATATAAGTCGAAAATCATTGTTATTATTTTCGATAATGCTACGCAATGCATTTTGTGCATTTTTACTTAGACTTTCTGCATTTTTAATAATAACAATTTTATTAGTTTCAGAACCCGTATATTTTTTAATATCGGTATTTGTTGTTAAATCTTTTAGAAAATTTACTAAAATAACTTTATCATATAAACCATACAAACATGGATTTATGATATAATGAACACAACTATGATATACATTTAATTTAATTAGTTTATTATTGTTCATAGTTAAATTCGAAATATATTTTGATGATATTTTTGTTTTTTTAGTTCCATATATGTTTCGGAGGATTAATTGGGTAAGTGTTAATTTTCCAGAACCAGGTTTTCCATAAACTATTGTATGTGAAATATTTTTTATGTTATTAAGGTAAGCATATTTTGTCCCAAAATTTTCGATATCGGTTGGAAAATATTTATCTTGGAGCAACATTTATTATTAAACCTTAAAAATAAGTATTTAAGTATTATCAATAATAGTCATGGATTTCTATTCAATATTAGAAATAAATAATGACGCTTCTGAAAACGATATTAAAAAGGCATATAGAAAATTAGCATTGATTTGGCATCCAGATAAAAACAAAGATAAAGAAGCAGAAAAAAAGTTTATGAATATAAGTGAAGCATATCAAGTGTTAATTGACGACAATAAACGACGTATATATGACGCTACAGGAACATATGATGATATACATAATGCTTACGATATATTTAATAATTTTTTTGGAAAAATAAGTAATTTTATAGATAATAGTCCAGAGATAGAAATATTGATGACTACCTTAGGATATGATAATTTAACCATATTTGATAAATTTGTAGAAAAAAGCAAAAATATTAATGTGTCATTGGGCATGAAAATGAATGATATAAACGATAGGATTAAACAAAAAAATACTGAAATCCAAACTAAATTATATAATTATAAAACCCCAGATTTGGTGTTTAATTTGAATGTTAAATTAACGGAAGTTTATAATAATATAACTAAAAAAATAAAAATAAAACGTAAAAAACATGATAATCGTTTAAATTCATACTATGATGATGATAAATATTTTTTAGTTCCATTATTTGAAAGGAAGAAAATATACGAGTTAGAAGGAGATATGAAACGTGGATATAAAATTTCAGGTGATATAATTTTTAATATAAATATAAAAAGTGATAAAAGTCCGTTTGAGATAATTAATAATGGATATGATATTAGTGTGGAGAAAAAAATAAGTTTATATGAGGTTGTTTTTGGAACAGTTTTTTACATGAAAAATATAGATGGTAAAATACTAAAGATAAAAATAAATGATGGGATAGGCAAAAGTATGATGAAAAAAATATATAATTATGGATTACCTAGAAAATCAACGAATGACGATAGAGGAGATTTAATAATAAAATTCATAATAGTGGATGATATTGAGGATAATAATGAAAATAGGGAGATAATAAGATTATTATCAAAACCATATGAAGAATTTTTTACGGGAGATAATATATTTTCAACTACGAATGATATAAAAGAAGATATAATAATATAAATAAAAAAAAAATTGATATAAATATATTCAAATATATATATTTAGTATAAAGAGTATAATGGTATTATTGAAGTATTCACAAATCGACGAATCAGTAATTAATAAATTGGTTTTTAAACGTGATGACCGCGGAAATATTAAAATATTTTACACAGGAGAAGGAAGTAGAGGACAAAAAGACAAATTACAAATTCAACTGACATCAATGGAATCACCATTTGGTATTTCTAGGAATGCAGAAACCAATAGAATTCTTCCATTTTCGTTTGCGTTTAGGGCGAAACAAACTAAAGATGATAATAAAAATAAATTATATGAAAAGAATATGAATTTGACAAGAAAAGCGATTAATATGCTTGAACAAAAATGTAGAGAAGAATTGAGTAAAAATTCGGTTGAATGGATGGAAGAAGAAGATTTGGATGAAGATGATTTCGATATGATGTATAAATCTCCAATATCAGAGTATGTTGATCCTGTAACTAATGAACCAAATGGTAAATATCCAGATAAATTGAAGGTGGAGTTCAGAGATTTTTCTTACGAAGATAAAATTACAGGAGAAGAGAAAAAAATTCAAACAGGATTTTTCGATTATAAAACACATGAAATTTTGGATTCTGATGAATGTATGGCAACGGGCAGTTTGAAGAAACGTTACATGAAACCAATCGTTGTATTGGATGAATTGTCTATTAAACGCAAAGAAGGTAATGTAGGAGAAGCAATTCGTCCAAAATATTATGTGAATGACGTTAAGTTGTTTCCCTCGTCGTTGAATGATGGTGGGGATGCTGTTAATCGATTTAATCATGTAAGTGATAGTGACAGCGATTAAATTTTAATCATAGCAATTGGATTATATATATTATTATAATATATATGATGAATTCAAATATCATACGTTTCGATGATAATTTAAATAGTGATTCTAATAAAGTTTCTATCAAACCAATGGGAATTGCAATTGGACAACCAGTCATAAGTCAAAATATGATAGAACGGAAAATAACGAATGAATTCAAAAGTGATAAGGGTGACCCTAAGAAAATGACTGTTTCTTTAAATGATATAATAAACGAAACGAAAAGAAATGATAAATATCAAGGTATAAAAAAATATCCACAAGGGGCTTACCATCCCAAGGATTTTAACTATCACGATTTACAATCATGTGGACCCCACAGTAACAATGCTAATAAAGCCAATGGAATATATGAAGGACTTAGGAAAAACAATATTTATTGCGAAGAGAGTGATTATAATCAATATATCGATCGTGAAATAGATATGTCTGGTTTAAATAAAATATCCAGTAGCAGAAAAAAAGCATGTAACTGTGAATATCAGCGTGGATTAACAATTAAACATCATAAAAATAATGAACATGATGTTGGACATGAACTAGTATATAATATTTCTAAGGATGTGTGTAATAAATGTTTTGATTTAGAAACAAGATTAAATAAAGATAATCGTTTGATAATTAAAAAAGATGTTAGACAAGATGTTAAAAAAGATGTTAAACAAGATGTTAAACACGATGTTAGACAAGATGTTAAACACGATGTTAGACAAGATGTTAAACACGATGTTAGACAAGATGTTAAACACGATGTTAGACAAGATGTTAAACACGATGTTAGACAAGATGTTAAAAAAGATGTTAAAAAAGATGTTAAACACGATGTTAGACAAGATGTTAAAAAAGATGTTAAAAAAGATGTTAAAAAAGATGTTAAAAAAGATTCAGTTCCAAATAAATTGGAGTTTTATACGGATTATGAAAAAATGGTTGGTTATGTATTGAAAATTCAAAACCAACCATCTGTGTATTCGAAATATAAAGGTGATGACAAACTTGAAAAAATAATAAATTATTGTTTCAAACAGTTAAAAGAATTGTCTATTGAACTTGAACTTAATTATGATTTTCAGGATACAGTTACTTATGAAGTTTTTAGAAAATATATGTTAGTATATTATTATATATTTTACAAAAATAAATTACAATCAGATATACTAACTGAACAGAACAAAAAAAGAAAAATTTTAAAAGAAAAAGTTTTTAAATCCAATAAAGTTAAAGATTATAATGTAATTAGTTCTTTATATAAATCATACATAAAGGGATTGAAATTAGAAAAATTAAAATATAAAAAAAATACTATAAAAAAAAATAAAAATAAAATAATCAGATTAAAAATAAAACAAAAAATAATGTCGCTATAAAACTTCACACATTTCGTTATTTATATTACTTTTACTAGTCCAACAACAACACCATTTATTATGTTTATTTGTGGGTGAAATTAAGTAATTATTTAGATCGTTATCGTCATTTTCATCATCAAATTTTGTGATTACATCGACACATTGAATAACAGAAAAGCACGCTCCCATGTATATTTATTACAGAGCATTTATAATTTCGTCATTGATAGATTTATATTTATCATATGGACGACAACAATGGTAATCTGAATAATAACCATTTTTTATTTTGGTTTTATCAAATTCGAAATTGATTCTATCTAGTCTCATATATCCAGTTTTGGTATCATACAAATGAACAAAATTATTAGTATTTTTGTTCCATTCTAATACTCTTTTATAAAGATGCAATTGATCGGTATTCCATCCTTTATTACCATGTCCATCAATATAATTAACATCATTGATAACGTCTATTAACCGTTTTACTATATCATCAATATTATTAATTTTAAAAATGTCTTTCCATGTTTTATTTAGAGCAATGTTGTAACACATGGCGATTTCGTTATATTGTTCCATTAAAACATCACGATAATATATAAATTTATTGTTATCTATGGATTCAATATTTTTAGTATAATAAGATGAATTCATAGGTATAATATCCATATCGGTTATCAGTATCCCATTTTTATAATTTAATATACAAGGATACAACAACCTTATATATTGAGAAGTAAATGCGGTTGATAAATGTTCTATAGGTTCGAAGCATGTGATATTTTCTTTATATTTTATAAGATTATCAGGAATTTTTTTTGCTATTAATACGATAATCACAGTAACATCAGGATATAGTTTTTTCCATGCTTTTATGAACATAGGGATAAAATCACAATATAATGGATTTAAGTTACAGGATGTTAATACACAATCTAGTTTCATTTTACATATTAAACATAATAAATATTTAATATTAGTTTGTTAATTATTTCGAAATAGTTAAATCGTTAAATAATGTAACATATTCATTTATTATTTCAGAATGATTAAATAATAAATGTTTATTATTACGAATATTATCGACAAAGATTTGTTTTTCTTCTTTATTAGTGGCGTATTTAATGGCTTTTTCTACGAACGTTTTGTAATTTTTACAACTACCATTAGTAACATGCATAGTGTTAAATAAAGTATGTGTTAAACGTCCTTTTAAATTGGTATCATTCATATACACCATTGCGTTATCCATACAAATTGTTTCAAAACTAGTGATACCACCACCATATGGATACGAATCCAAAACAACGTTACTAAATTTCAATAAACTACAATAATCGACGTGCGTTAATTTAGGAAGCAATAATATTCGTTCTTTGTATTTACTAACAAATATGTTATTTAACATTATATTGAAATCGTCGGTAAATCCTTTGTGTGCGTTGGATAACGTATTAATAAATATAATCAATGATTTAGGATCGTTTTCTAATATAGGAAGTATTCCTTTTTTTAGATATTCTTGATTATATTTAAATAAACTTTGACCACATAAATAGATATTGAAATTTTGGTAATCACTTTTATATTTTTTTAGAAAAGCAACATCATAATTATCATATTTAATAGGTTCTAAAATTGAACTTAAATTATTCATATAAATTATCTCCTCTGAATATTTATCACTACAATTACTGTTTTTCATATTAATAAAATAATCTATATTTTGTATTCCCGTGGTAATCGGATTTCCCCAACCATGAACCATTTGAACATTGGCGTATCTTCCATGTGCAATGTAATAAATTAAATCGTCATTCCCAATATCACTATAAAATAATATATCTGGTTTAGACATTTCTATTTTTTCTCTAAATTTGCCTATTAGAGTCAAACTATTAATATTATATTCAACAGGATAAATAGTATCAATACTATCAAAATATTCTTGACTCGTTTCATCAAATTTGTGAAATACTCCAACAAGACTCGTGTTAAATTTGTCTTTGGGTAAATGTTTCAATAATCCTAATAATAGTTTTCCTGATGAATGTTTGTAACAGTTATTGCACACAAAAGTAATGTTAATTTTATTGTTTTCCTTAGTATGAATATTTTTGGATTTGTAATTGAGATCTGGATACATAGAGATATAAAATTTGCTTAAACATGTATTTATCTCATAATGTTCGTTAGTATTATAATGGACAAACGGATTTAGAGATAAATCACTTATATCGAAATTTTCGTTAATTACATCCGATAAGAATGTTTGATAATTATTTTGGTTTTGTTTTTGTTTTTTATAAATATGGTGTGTATTTTCATTTATGTTATTTCCTAAATTTATAATATTTTTAATAATCAAATCTGGATTCGGATTTTCTTTGAAAATTTCGAAATGTAATATTTTAATTAATGAAATTTTAATAGATTTTGAATAACCTGAAAATTTCACTTTATTACATACCAATTTTAACATATTGATTAAATTATTATTGGTATAATATTTCGCTACGAAATTGAATATTAAATAATTCTGTGTATTATCTTTAAATATTTTAAGAATATTATTTTTGATATTTTTAATATTAAAATCATTATCATAATTTTTTTCCATCATAGAATATTCATATAATAGTTTGTTCATTTTGAACTCTAAATCATCTTTGTTTTTATCAAAAAATTTGTTAAACAAGTCTCTGTTATTCTCATAATCATAAGATTTCGTGACATCGTAAATTATACGATCTTCCATTGATTCAAAATTATGCAATAATTTACTATGTACATTTTTTGGATCGCAGTATTTACCACGTGGAACAATGGTTTTATCAATAATACTAATAAGTTTTGTTGCACCATAAGTTTCTAATATAAACGCCAAATTATTAATAAATGTATCATAATTTATACACGATTTATTAATTTTTGTCAGTATATCATATAATATAATTAAAAGATTTTCATTGACACACGCACATTCTCTCATATTATTTATAATAATGTTTTCATAATTAGTTAGTTTCCCAAGAGTGAGATTATTAGAATTAAAATAACTTTCATAAATTAACGGAATAGTCGCATGTTTTTCATTTAGATAATTATTAAATAATTTACTATTACGTGCATAACAATGATAATAACTAACGAACATAATTTGACACTTTATGAAATTTAGCCACATGTTAAAATTTTTAACATAACTCTCACTTATTAATTTAATGGTTGAAATCATCTCATCAACATTAGTAACACCAAATCCATATCCACATGCAGTTTCTTTTAACGCACCAATATCATAAAAAATACATATATTTCCACATACCAAATTTTCGATTAGTGATATACAACTGCTTTCTTCAGAATTTGCAGGATATACAAATATATTTGCTTGGTATAATTTGTAATTTAATAATTTTTGAGATAGGGGATTAATGATTTCAATCATATCTTCAAGTTCATCCATTTTAACAAATTCTCGTAATTTATCATATAAATCATTAGTGATTTGATGGTCTTTTTTACCGTACAATTTTGAACTACTGATCAGTATCAATTTATATTTAATAGTTGGATTTTGTTTCCATAATTTAATAAAGATTTCAATCACCACATCTAACCCTCTTAATGGATCTACATTATATATGATGTTAATAGTGTTATTTTCTATTTTTTTTTTATCTAATAAATCAAAATTAACGTTTATTTTATTGACAAATTCAAATTTATTCAAATCAATAACTTCTTTTTCATTTATTATATTCGACACAAAATTATTTGTTTCATAAAATTGCATTTGTTTCAACAATATTGCGTCATCGGTAAATAATAGATTTGATGAATTACAATCGATATTAGGGTTATATGAGTTTTTAATCAAATAATATGTATTTTTAGGTATATCAGGAAATGTTTCAATGAATTTATTAATTTGATAATTGGAAACTCCAATTATTTTATTATATGATTTCAAATTAACACCATGATACATTTTTTGTGATGGACATAGGGTAGCATACAATAGTTTATTAGATGTATTTATATGGGAATTTAAATGATTTTGATTATCATATTTTGTATCAGATAATAGTTTGTCAATAAGTTGGGGGTAATTAATTGAAATTATATGATCATAATTATATGTATCAAATAAATCTTTGATTTGTGTTTTAATTTCGTTAATGGATTTAGCAAGTTTAATAAATAAAATATTATTTTTAACTTGGGTTTTCGACGATTTATAAGTATTATTATTTAGAACATGAAATTGATTTTCATGACTATGTTTCAATAAATATAATATATTTGATTGAGTGCCTCCTAAGGGGTTGTTTTCTAGAAAATTGAAATCATATTTAAATACCAAGGTATCAATAAGTAATATTTTTTTAGAATTCATTGATATAATTAGTATATAATGATTACTTAAAATAACTTTTTATTTATACACGCCAATTATTTTGACAATTTATACAAGTGATAAAAGTGGTAATTGATTCATCACCCGAACGAGTTTGTTCTTGGTAGTAAGTGCATTTATTATGTTTACATCTACGACAAGTGTATTCATCAGTGGTGACTTCTTCTTTAATTGAATATTTTATTTTATCTATTTCTTTCTTTTTATCAAATATATCTACCCAAGCCTTAGGAAATAATTCGTTGGGTGTCATAGTGCAAATATTATAAATATTTATTTTTTTCAATAAAAGTGCTTTTAGTAAATAATCGTTTTTGACACACATATCAGGCAATAAATTGGAATATATTTGAAAAAATTTATTTGTATAAATCTCACGAAGATTTTCATCATTTTCTGGTTCGTGAATCATTTTCTTAGTTAAAAATTCTAGTGACCATGTATATATTATCTCATCAAGGGAATTACATAATTCTTTAATTGCTGTTGTTTCAAGTTTATTATTTTTTAATATGTTGGTTACAGATTCATTATTAGTTAATTTATCGGACACTTTATTAACATATAAGTTACGTTGTTCAACGGTAAGCATTTGTTATCTATGTATATTTACTGTCTATTATCTTTATATCAATTTTATTTATAAAAAAAATTGATATAAATAAGCCATAATATATTATATAACAATATAACCATGAACGAAATAGAAAAATTTCATAATGCACGTAAAACTACGCTAGAAATGATACAAGACAGAAAGTATCTAGTAAATGATGATGATATTAATGTTGATTTAGAAACATTTAAAATGTATAAACAGAGTGGTAATTTAGATTTGTATTGCAAACATAGTTTAGAAGGTGAAAATTCGATATATGTAAAATTTTATATTTCTAAGAAAAAGATGAGTGAAAATGAATTAAAAAAGGAAGTTAATAGCATTAGTTCAAAAACAGGTAATGGAGATGAATATAATAATAATTTAAATATTATTTTTGTTACATTGGAAAAATCTAACCAAAATGTTTATAACTTAATAAAAAGTGAAAAATTTAGAAATGTAGAATTGTTTATCATATCTGAGTTATTGTTTAACACTAGCAAACATGTTTTAGTTCCCGTGTACGAAAAAATATCAAAAAAACAAGAAAAAGAATTGTTAGAACTATTTAAATTAGCATCGAAATCTATGTTACCAAAAATTTCTAGTTCAGACAAACAAATTAGATACCACGGAATGAAAGGCGGAGATATATGCAAAATACGAAGAAGTAGTGAAACCACTGGATTTTACACTGAATTTAAATTAGTCAGATAAGGGGGACTAGCCCCCTTTAGAACCCCCTTATTTTTGTGTCTTCGACACAAAAAGGGTTCATTTTTGACAAAGTCAAAAATGGCTTCGCAACGAGGGTTTGAAATCAGAAGGATTTTCAATTTTTTATTATATTATGATAATATAATAATGGGCGAACAAATTTTTGATCAATATACACTTCTTCATTTTGCAGTAGGTATAATAGCATATTTTTGGAACATTTCGTTTGTAAATTGGTTAATCTTACATACTACCTTTGAATATTTTGAGAATACCCACATAGGTATGAATATTATCAATAAATATATAACATTTTGGTCGGGTGGGAAATCCAAACACGATAATATTATAAATATCATTGGTGATAGTTTTGGAACTACAATTGGGTGGTTATTGGCTTATTATATAGATAAATTAGGTAACAAACATAATTAGTATCCTTCTCATATTCAATAAATTTTTATAAAAATTTCAATACTCGTTTTAGTATATCTTTTATTTTAGTTAAATTTTTATCTCTTTTCGTTGCGAAGCCATTTTTGGTGTAACCAAAAATGAACTTTTTTGTGTCGAAGACACAAAAATAAAGGGGTTTTGAAGGGGACTAGTCCCCTCGTTTTAAAGGGTTTGAAAATTCTTCTAATTTTCAGTCCCCTTGTGGTGTTCTAATAGCGTAGCACTAGGGTCTCTTTCATTTGTCCATCTAGGTCTCCATATTTCGCCTATTAGTAGTTCAACATTTTTATCACCATAGTATTCATGGAACAACTTACGGTAATAATACGATTCTGTTGTTTCTGGTTTATTGTATTTATAATTATTATTTTGCTTAAATTCTTCCATATACATTTCATCCGTAAATTCCTTGATTTTTGATACCCAATTATATCCAACTGCATCACTAAAAGCATCTTTTTGTCTCCACAAAACATCATGTGGTAAATATGTATATTCATTATCAAATGCATTTCTCAATAAATGTTTTCCTACTTTTGAATTAGGTAAATCAGAACCATCTTTTCTTGTCATTTTGAAATAAGGATCTATTTGCATCACATAATTCATAAACGTTTTATCCAAAAATGGAACTCTGACTTCCAAACTTTGTGATGCCGTCGTTTTATCACATCGTAAAACATCATACATGTGTAATTTTTCAACCCTATTATATGTTTCTTTCTGAAATTCCCTAAAATTAGGTGCTAAATCAAAGTACAAATATCCACCGAAAATTTCATCTGCACCTTCACCACTGAAAATTACCGTAACATCTGTATTTTCCTTAATATATTTCGACAATAAATAATTTGGAACACTGGCTCTAATCGTCGTAATATCATACGTTTCGGTTACTCTAACAACTTCTGGTATAGCGTTTATCATGTCTTCTACCGTAACTATCACTTCGTGATGATCAGTTCCCAACATGTCCGCAACTTTTTTAGCATATACCAAGTCTGGACTATCCTTTAATCCCACAGAAAATGTCATCAATTGTTTTGTATCAAAATTATCTTTTTTTTTCAACAATTTGACAATAATAGACGCAACTAAACTACTGTCCAATCCACCACTTAACAAACACCCTATCCTTCTATCACTCATTAATCTTTTTTCAACCGCTTTTTCTAATAACATATTGATATTTTTTAGCATCAATTCATATGATGAACCATGATTCATTAATGAAACACTTGGATATACTCCATAAGTATGTTCCGTTATATTAATTTTATTACGATATTCATAATTTCCCACATTGATAATCCAAAACGTTCCTGGTTGAAATCTCCCATAATTTTTATCTCCATCAATCAAACCCTTATATTCACTACAAAAACATAGTTCGTTTTCCTCTCGTTTCCAAAATAAAGAACGCACACCAACTGGATCACTTCCTGCGATTATCATGTTTTTGTTAGTATCATGAATAACGGTAGCAAACACACCATCCAAAACAGAGAATAATTCATTGATAGCATCATTCAAATGTAATCCAATGTCATGAACTAAATATTTATACAAATGCAATATAACTTCACAATCACTGTGTGACGACATTACACCTTCATATTTTGTCGTTAAAATCTTGTTTTTTGATGGTTTGTATTTTCGTGCTAAATTTAAAACATAATCACTGGATAAATCAGTGATACTATCATATATTTTTTTATAATTATAAATTTCTCCATTAGTCATTAAATAAATTCCGTCCAATTCCATAGGTTGCGTTCCATGATCTGTTAAATCATTGATACATAATCGATGGAAATCCATCATACTGTAATATTTATTATTGCTACTGTATTCAACACATTCTCTGTGATCGGGTCCTCGATGACTAATTTTAGAACTACGTTCTAATAAAATTTTTTTATAATTATCAGATATACTATTTTTACCAAATAAAAAATACGCAAATATTCCACACATACTCTATTATTAAACAAAGTAATGTTATGTTTATATTCTTATGAATAAATATATTATGGAATTTTCTATAAAAGATATGGATATTAATCCTACAAAAGTTAAAACATTGATGTATATTAATTTTTATCAATTTTTATTTGGTTTATTATTTGGAACTATGTTTAATTATATAGCGATCATTATACACAGATATACGCCCAATGAAACTATCATTAGGAGTGTCATTATTTCGTTTATTATGATTATTTTGTTAGTTACTATTCTCGATTTAATTCATGAGGTAATTAAACAACTCCCAGGTGTGTATGAACATAAAGATAAAGAATGGTTCGTTTATCCATCTCCTATTGCACTTACATTTGGTTTTTGGGCGATGTTAAACCAAGCCAAACTTAGAAATACACAATTTAAAAAATTATTTATTTATTTGACGCCCGATAGTCTAAATAAATATTTACTAAAACACTAATTTGCATAATTAATGGTATATTGTCTCGCCGTTGTTCTAAATGCGTTTATATCGTTTTTGTATTGTGTCGCAATATTTGGATCAAGAGGATCGTCGGGATTAGGGTCTTCTAACATTGAACAAACACTTAACAAAACTTTTGATATTGTTAATATGGGTGACCACTGATTTCTTAAAATATCCAAACATATATTACCATCCCCATCGATATTTGGATGATAAATTTTCGTTCTAAACGTGATTTTAGGTGGTTTTAAAGGATATTCACTAGGAAACCTAATATCTACAAAAAAAATTCCGTTTTCATAAGGTGTATTAATAGGACCCAAAATAGTTCCTGTCCATATAAATACGTTTTCATTTGCAATATTTGCACTGCAATTTCCAGGTGGATTATCCATAATTTCTTTTAATTCTTTATTAATTCTATTAACCGCTCTTAAGTTAGACATAATGTATGATATGAATATTATACATTTGGTGTTTTTATGTTCAATTTTTATTATGTATGCGTATAATATATAATGCCTAAACTTAGTAAAAAATCGAATAAGAAAGTTGTTAAAAAAGTTGTTAAAAAATCCAATAAAAAAGTTGTTAAAAAATCCAATAAAAAAATATTTGGTGGTAGTGATAATGGAGGAATTAATATCAATAGTCTAAAAGAAGATAGCGAAACATGCAAAAAATGTTATCAATTAAAACAAGATGGAAACAAACCAAATCATCAACCTGAAATACGTTATTCAATAGATCCAAGTACCACAAAACCTTATGGACATAGTAATAATAATAATAGTAATAATAGTAATAAAAAAATTCTACCTACTTCTACTCCAAAATTTGTTAAAACACTTAACAAAACTCCCGACTTTGTAAGCGAAGCACCATACCAAGGTTACTAAAATAATATAAACGTATTATATTTGCTTATTATACAACCAACAAATTGTAATTAAACCTTTATCCATTTTGATGTTTCAAAAGTGTAAAACTCATAAATCTTTTATCTTATCCTGTAATAAATTACTATGAATGATAGAATGTTTCAGTATAATACCAATATATACCAACCTACAACAAATAATGTTCCTATGGATTTAGGAAGACCCGATGCAAGTCGTGATATGAATAACTCGAAAAAGAATAATAATAATAATGAAAAATTTAATCAATATACTTTTACGCCTTTTATGTCACAACAAAATCCTATTCCACATCCATTGGATAAACAAACAAATGAACCTGTAAATAGAAAATCTAATTGTTTAGATTTTTCTAAAAGAATGACTCCAAATACTAATATACCACATCCCATAAATTCACAAAATCCTCAATACAATCCTGTATTTGATAGATTACCTATGATGGACACATTTAACCAATCAAATAACTAAAAATTGACTTAATTTTTCTGCACTTTTTAAATTAACTTCCGTTAGGGGTGTTAAAACCCAAAATATAGTAGTGATTTTATCATCCTTTTTTGGATATTTTAACAGATTTTCTAAATCTTCTAAAATTATATTATGCACTTTAATAAGGTTGTTACACGTGCTATCATCATCATATTGTAAAATATTATCGTCACTACTAATTTTAACGAGATTTTTATCTATTTCGTTTCTTCTGGCAAATATGCGAACATCATTAGGAACATAATTTTCATGATATTCTTTTGCATTATCTATCCCTTCCAAAATACGATAATCCCATAAATCAATTAATCCATTATAAAACTGTTTCAATTGATATGGACACAGTTCGAGATAATATTCACTATTTAAATTAGGTATTCCTGATAGTATATGATAATCATGGAATAAATCAAATGCTCTATTTTTTATTTTTTCAATTTCTTTATTAATTCTTTTATCAATAAATGTTTTATCTTGTAATGGTTTCCTATTTTTAATTAAATTATCAACAAAATCTTCGTCGAATTGTTTGAAATTTAGGGGATTAATATAATTACCACTCATAAACATATCGTATAAACTTTCTATTTCGTACCAATAATGTCTATTTCCATCATAATATGTTACTACATCACTGATATTTACATCGCTTAACTCATTGAGTGTAATAGGATCTTTATCATTGTGACATTTAGATAAATTAAAAATATACATTCCTTGTTTTTTAATTTTCATTTTAATTAACCATTTCCTAATATTTGTTTGAATCAAGGTTATTTTCTCGTTTGCTCCAACTACACCATCATAATTATATGTAATTTTCATGATATATTGATTTAATAAATTGAATAAATCTTGTTTTCTCAAATTACTTTTAAACGATACGTTATAATGTCTTAAGGAATGTTTAATCTCCAATATAGATAATTTATTAAATTTTTTGTTTTTTAATATAAGATTATCTATAATTGTGTAGTTTTTCGTTTTTGGTTCTGGCATTCCGTCTTATATCATATCTATCACAACAAATTGTAATATTTATATCAATTTTTATTATCAATAAAATATAATGTCATTATGAAATATAATGGAATACATTTTATATTTTTTTCCTTTTATCACCTCCTACACTGCTTCTAAAAATGATGAAAATGTCCAATACACAAGTGCTATGCTTATACAAAGTGTGTATAGAATGCACTCAGACAGAGTTAGATATACCAATATATCTAATAAAATATCAAAAATACAGAAATGGTATAGGACGCACAAAAAAACCAAACCACAAAAAAAACAAAAAAAAATAAAAAATAAATTTAAAAATAAATTTAAAAAAAAAAGTTTTGCTCACGCACCTAAACACTCATTTCAATTATAGTTCTTTTTATAGTATCTATTTTTTCATGTGATTTTTTTATAAATCTTATGTAAATATTTAATACATCACTGTAATATGTATCTTCTTCTTCATTTAAGCCATTAAATTCATCGTTTAATTGTTCCAACCAATGTTTAGTATCTTCATCTTCTACACTGGCTTCTAAACTATTAATTATTTCAATTAAATAAACACATAATTCTTTTAAGTAAATTATATTTTCAAGTTTATTATCTAGTAGTTTATCCAATAAATCTTTATTAATCATATTATTGTATTCATTATGAAGATCTTCACGAGATGGTATCAAACTATTTATATTATCTTTGATTTCACAAAACAGGACAACCAGTTTTTTATAATTGGGTTGAATTTTGTTCAAATATACCATGTTTCTTACAAATTATTTTTACTTTATCTTTAGCAGTTTTATATTCAGTTAAAGAATAATCATATTTATCTTCGTGTTTTTCTTTTGCTTTTTTAATAAATTCGTCTGCTGTATATTGATGTCTTCCTACACATTTTGGACAATTACTTCCATTTAAATGATGTTTTGTATTTTGTTTAAATTCACCATGTTTCTTACAAATAATTATAATATTAGAAGAACAATTAATATAATTAACTTTTGAATAATCATATTTATCTCCATGTTTTTTTCTTGCTCTTTCAATATATTCATCTGTTGTAAAATTATATGATTTTCCACACTTAGAACATCCAATACCATATAAATGACTTGCTGGAATTTGCTCAAACTCACCATGTTCTTTACAAATAATCTTTACCTTTGTAGAACTATTTACATATTCAACTAAACTATAATCATATGTATCTCCATGTTTTTCTTTTGCTTTTTCTATAAATTCTTCTGTTGTTAATTTTTTTGGCATTGTAGGATTATTTATTATTAAATAAATTATTATATTTAAATTCAATTTTTTATTTTTATAATAAAAATAAATCGCGTTTTAATTTAAAGAAATAATTATATAGAAATATATAAGATGAAACGGAAAAAGAAAGTTAAACCAAAATTGGTTTTTCAACCAAAACAAAAAGGTAGTTTTATTACCATTAAAACTTCATTAAAAAGTATTTTGAAAGATTATGAAAATAATTTTCAAAAAATTAATGATATTGTATTAGAATGTAATGAAATTATCATTCAAACCTATCAATTTATCCGGTTATATCTTTTAGATTGTTATTATAAAAATAAAGATTTTCCAGAATTGGATAAAGATACAATTTTATATTTTATTAGAGCAGGTGGTATTAGAGATAATAGAGGAAAACAAGCACAAAATAAAGATTTTCAAAAAGAATTAGAAGATTTTTATGATAAAGAATTTAAATTACTTATTCAAAAAGAAAAATATAGTTTGAAAAATAAAACTTTTTTAACTCCTTATTTAGCAACTCAAATTAATACTTCATTTACGAATAACATAAAAGAGCATTTTATCACACGAATAAGAAGATTTATGAATATTTTTTCACCTTTTCCATTAGAAACAAAAGAACAAAAAAAAGAATTTCAAAAGATAAAAAATTTAATTCTTTTTGATAAATTAGATGAAATACCAAATAATTATAAAGAATGGAGTAGAAAAATAAGAAATGATTTTTTACCATCTACATATGAAAAAGCATTTGGTTATGATTGTAAAGTAAATCCAAATAAATATTTGTTTTATACAATTAAAATGAATGAAGAAATTGAAAAGAAAAATGATGAAATAAAAATGTTAAGTATAACTGATGAAGAAAAAAGAAAACAAATTAAAAAACTTTTTCAACCTATTCCATTAAGAAATTCAATTGTTCCAAATTATATAACTTTTGATGCTAATTCTATTTTATCTTTATTTGGAGAAAAAGGTGAAAGTCAAAAAGGAAAGAAAGTAAAAGATAATAAAGAATTTATATGGTCTAAAATTTTTAGAACTGGTAGTAAAGTAATGAATATGAAAGGATATGAATATAAAACAATACAAACTGATGGTATTGGAGTTTCTATTTGTTTTCAAAAAATAGGTAATAAAAAAAATGAAAATCCATCTTTTTGTGAAATGGATGAACTTTATTTAACTGATTTAACAGAAGAGGATTTAGAAAAATGTAAAAATAGAAAAATTATTGGAATAGACCCAGGAAAGCAAAGTTTAGTTTATATGGTAGATAAAAATAAAAAGAAATTAAGATACAGTGCAAGTCAAAGAAGAGTAGAAAGTTATAGAAAGAAAAATTCTATGATTTTACAATGGGAAAAATTAAATAATAATATAATAGAAGAAGAAACAAAATTATCATTACAAAATAGTAAAACAGTTAATTATGAAAAATTTAAAAATTACATAAAAGAGAAAAATGAATTAAATGAGAAATTAAAGAAATTTTATAATCAAGAACTACATAGAAAATTAAAATGGAGAAGTTGGATTTATCAGCGAAAAAGTGAAGATAAATTCTTAAACAGAATAGAAGAAACTTATGGTAAAAAAGAAGATATTTTATTATGTTATGGAAATTGGAGCAGAACTTCACAAATGAAATATATAATGCCTACAAAAGGAGTAGGTTTAAGAAGAGTAATAAATAAAAAATATGATGTAGTATTACTTGATGAATTTAAGACTTCTGCTTTATGTTCCAAATGTAATAAAGAATTAGAGAATTATAAAAACATTCATAGATTATTAGTTTGTAAAAACTGTGGTTTAGAAAACAAAAATTCAGTTTTTATAAATAGAGATATGAATGCTTGTATAAATATGGTGAATTTATCAAAAGAATGGATAAATTCCAAAAAAAGAAATGAAAATTTCTGTAGAAATACTGACACTAACCTCAATAAAGAGGGTGAATAGTGTTGATAAATTGTTTTTTACCAGTCTTCTTTATGACTGGTCTTTTAACATTATAAAAACTCGGCGTTTTAAATGTTAAAAGGTGTAAAATTGATATATAACTTATTCACCAACGACATTCTATTCCAGTATATATAATAGTTTGGATGTTTAAAACATCCAAACGTCGCAACTCTCACTACATTCTGTTTGGATGTGTATATATTTAATATATAAACATATCTTTATGTTTTGATTTAATATTTTTTTAATATTTGTTGATTTAATATTCTCAAACACTTACAAGATAACCGTTGCGAAGCCATTTTTTGACTATGTCAAAAAATGAACCCTTTTTGTGTCGAAGACACAAAAATAAAGGGGTTTTGAAGGGGACTAGTCCCCTCGTTTTGAAGGGGACGACTGAAATCCTTCGGATTTCAAACCCCTCGCCAATAACCATATTTTTTCATTTCTTTCATTTTTTTATGTCCTTTTAACCAATTAAAATGAATTAAATATGGATCGTAATCGTCATTATCACGTAACTGTTTCCAATGGTATCCATTTGAATAATCGCCAACTTTAAAACATTTATAATTTACAGTTGATTTTACTGCATTAAAATATAATTGATCGCATATGATAAAATTTTTTCTAAAAGGATAAACTCCATTTTCACTGAAATTAAACTGTTTATTAAATGGATATAATAAATCTATATTTGATGCAGTTGCTCTCAAATACATAAATCCTGAACAAATGAGTTCTTGACTAGAATCTCCTTTTTGACAATCATTTTGAAAAAATACATCTGTATCAGGGTATTTTTTAATTTTATCTTTTAAATCTTCAATAGGATTTTTTAGAAATACAATATCTCCATCAACAAATATAACATCTATGTTTTTTTCGAGTAATCTTTTTATCAAATTCAATTTATTATAAACGATGTCTTCCCAATCATCTTCTTGATATGCTACAAACTCTTTTACTTTTTTTCCATATAGATTCTTGATTAAATATACTTTATTATTAGGGCGTTTTTCTTCGAAATATTTAAATGCATCTTCATCGATGCAATAAATATTCATTATGTCACCTATTCCTAATCGTTCTAAAGATTCTATCATATTATCTGTATATTCTCTGTATCCATAATTGGTTAGTGTAACAAATGCTAACTTATTCATTTAATTATTTATGAAAACATTTATTTATATTTAGACTAAGCAAAAATTATCTTGGTTAAATCTCCATTCGTGTTAATTTTCATATCTTGTTCTTCCACCTCAATTTGATCCAAACCATTACGATGAAGATAATCATGCACCTTTGGGTTTTTACGAATATTATCATAAACGAAACGTTTATCTCCGCAATTCGCAAACTTAACTATATTTTCTTTAATATTGACTAAATCGCTTTTAAATTCGTCCCACATTTCATTTATTTTTTCACTGTAATATCCATAATTATTTTTGTTAAAGCAATCGTCATAATATTTATCGGTTCGTAAAATATTTTCGAATTTTTGATATATATTTTCTTCTGTTTCGTTATTAGAAAAACCGTTTGTTTTTACCAAATCGTTTTTATTTATTATTAGTATGTTTTTGTCGATAATTATTGGGTAATTTGTGTATAAATAATCTGGAATATTTGATGGGATACTTGAATAATCGTGAATTACATAATAATCACATTTATTGTTTAATAATATCGAAGTATTAATATATTTCCCAAGTTGATTAGATTTATCTTTTCTATAAAATATTATCACTACTTTTAAGTTTCCTTCTTTATATTCATTCACTTTTGATAAATATTGTTGGTAATGTGAATTGGATTCGCTATCTGGGACTGTTATAATCAAACACAAACGTTTATGAATTTTATAATCCATATACACTAAATATATTAAATAAATAATCATGACAATAATGACAATAAACTCTTTCATTAATAATTTATAATCATATTTTTAAATTCAACTTAAAAATAGTTTTATAAATAAATAATATTATGAACACATTAATTATCAGTGATACACCATTTATGAACTACAAACATTCGAACTTTTCATATGATTTGTCACTCGTTTTAGCAAGTCAAGAAAAAAAACATAATGTATATTATTATGTTAATAATTTAAATGTTAAAAATGATGACAAAAACAAACATTACACAATCGATTTAAATTGTATGGTTTCGACTTTTCATGGAAATATGATGAATAACATTATTCCAAATGGTGTTTTATTAAAATATGTTCATCAACAAGAAATAAATGCTTTTGATGATGTTAAATTTATTTTAAGAAATAATAAATATGAACTGGATCAAAATATGTTAGATGAAATTATGAATACATACAAAATTGACAATTTGTATCTTAATATGTGTTTTGGAATGAATATTGACGAATCTATCAATTTTGATTATCCTAATACAAGAAAAATATTATATTACGACGTTCCATGTGTTCCCTTATGTAATAATTACGAAACATTAACAAACAAATTTGATGAACTAATTACCTTTAATGAAAAATATTATCATCAATTGAAACATCATTATCCTAAAAAAATTGTCCATAAATTAAAATATCAGTTTAATATTTGCGAAAAAATGGATGTTAAAATTATACCTGAAACAGAATCTGAACTTATTAATTTGAAATATTTAAATAAAATTAAATATAATATTCCATTAAACAAAAAAATATTTTTTACTGAAATAGATTCACATAATTTTAAAATGCAAGAAACAAAGTTATTAGATTTATATTTTCGCTTAATTGAAAGAATAAATGAAGAATATCCCGATAAATATTTTTTTATATTAAATACTCCAAGTGACTTTATTTTTCAACATATACAACAAATATTTAAAAATAGAGTAAATCCCAGAGATGTCCTATTCTTAAATGATTATTATGATATGAATAGTTTGTTTTGGAAGTATAAATACGTTGATTTAGTTATGATAAGTGATGCAATCGTATGTTTATCTGGATTTGAAATGGATCATAACGCATCATATATAGCAAATTTATTTAACATTCCTGTTTTCTTTAATAACACTGAAAATTATCTAACTAATGAAATTGAAAACGGAACGCCTCACGATGATAATATTTCACTATTTATAGCCAATTCTCTTCAAAGTTTTATTAAATATCCACCATTCAAACATGTATATGAAAATTTTATTAAATTTGTATCTACCAAAGTAGTTAATAATAAATATCGGTATAATAGTAAATATAAATCTAATTATCTTGATTATTACACTGATATTAATAATATCATTAATTACTAATTTATTCAACTAATTTTAACATTATAATAATGGTAAAATTTGTGTTTATTGTTTATACAGATGTCGTTTCTTTGACGGATGGTTTAGGGAAATGTTGTTTCAACAATTTTTGAATATTGAAATAAGTAATCTCGTTATTTTCCTTATCCAAATTCAATAAATTCTTTAGTGGTGCATCAGGGATAATTTGTCTCCTATTCACAGGATTCTCCAAATTGTGATTTTTTACATAAAGTGATATTTTCTTAGTAGCATCTGTTCTAGCAATCTTGGTATCAGGATCGAGTTCCAAAAATTTGGCTAATTCACCTGAAATTAAAGTTGGTTGTTTAATACCACTAGGAACTTTGGGATCGGTTGTGCGTTTAACTTTAGTTGTGAATTTCTTGTTTTGTGAAACTTCCAACAATTTACACTTACGCTTATATTCCTGTTCTAACGTCCTAAATCCACTCTTAAGATCCTTAACCTCCTTCTCCACTTTCGCCATGGTTTCTCTCATGACAGTAATCAACGACAAGAAAACATCCTCATTAGTCTTGGTTTCAAGTTCTTGATTGTCAGTTTCCGTATTAGCCCCTTCGCTGGTGGTAACTACTTCATCAACAACTACCTCATCACCGACTGCTTCAGTTGCAACTGCTTCAGTTGCAACCGCATCGCTGGCGAGTGTTACTGTTTCATTGACAACTGTCTCAGTTGTAACTGCTTTTTGAACCTCAGGTTTAGTTTTTTTACCTTTTGATTTCTTCTCTGTTAAATTTTTCTTACCAACCATTTTTGTATATAATTATTTATATTTGTATCTCTTTATATTCATTGGAAATATAATCTAACTATATTTTAAATGGAAACAAATAAATTAATTATAAATAAATATTCAAAAAAATCTATTTCCCAATATTTAGAAAAAGAAAAATACCCAAAAAATTTAGTTGAAGGATATTCAAATCACGATTTACAATCTAATATTTTTAAAAATATTTATTCAAATTCCCAAATAAAAACATTATGGAAGATCGCCAACAGTAATAGTGAAATTTTTAATAGACTAATGACATTATTAACTAAAAGAATATCTTCTTACGACAACATAATACATATATTGAATAAACATAATAGTGATTCTAATATTTATAAAAAATTAAAAAATCTGCTTTACAAAAAACATTCATCACATGGAAAACAAAGGTTTAATTTCAAGATTACATCATATATGAACATATTGTTGAGTTACGTTAAGACAAATAAAATAACAATTGAATCATATCTAGATATTGGGTGTGGAAACCAAAAAACAACGTATAATATTGGTAAGAATTTGGGTTTAGACCAAAAAAATATACATGGTGTTGATTTCGAAAATTTTGCTGAAACAAAATATAACCCAAATAAAAACAAAATAAATTTCAAATTATTAACTAAAAATTATACTAAGTTACCATATAAAACAAATAGTATGTCACTAATATCGATGTTTAATGTATTGCATCATGTAGATGATCATCATAAAATGATGAAAGAAATAACTAGGATTTTAAAACCTAATGGATTGCTTATGATAATTGAACCTGATGTAATGGATTTCGTTGATTTTATGATAGTAGATGTCGAACATTTACTATATTTATTCGTTTATTCCAACGAAAATTATAATAACATTAAAAATATAGATGGTATAGTTAATAATTATTATAGTAAAATAACACTGGATATGTTTTGTGATAATTATAAGTTAAATAATAAATATTCTAGTTATTTATCTGATACACCTAAGTTTAATTTGAAATATAACCGTGAATTTTGCACATTATATCAATTTACTTAAATACCATAAGGATATTTTATTCTTTCTTCATCGTTTCTCATAATGTTTACCATGAAGAAAAATATTAATGTTCCTCCAATTGCATATTCGACTTGTCCTGTTGCTGTAAATGCCAAACATAATATTCCAAAAAAACGCATTAAAGAATACTTCTCAAATAACTCAAATAAATACTTTGGGTATGGATAATGCAAACCTGCGAAAATACCACCAAACACATATATCAAAGTAAATAATAACGGAAGACGTAATACCTCTTCGACACCTTGCATATAATCTGGTAATCTTAACGAATTTCTTAAATCTATAATCATTATATTAAATAATGATATATAATAAATACTATATTATTGATGGATAACATATTATCATGGGAAAATCTAGTTGATCCTAGGGACATACCAAATGAAATAAAAAATTTTAATTTACTAATAAAAAATTGTGATTATATTTTAGAAAAACTTAATATAGTTGAATATCAAGAAACTAAGGATATTTGGAAAATATCTGATGTTCCGATCAACGAAACCGATTTAATGTTAAAAAACTTAACATCTATATTAAATAAACTTACTTTGGATAATTATCCATTATTAATATCAGAAATAAAAAACTTTCAGGTAATAGAAGAACCAATTATTATGGAAAAAGCCGTATCTAGATTGATTTCTAACATTAAAACTAACCAAGTTTATATAGAAGTGTATTCTAAATTAGTGAATGATATAAATGGATTTAATTTGTGGTTTTATAAAAAAAAAAATTTCATAAATTATTTATTGTCAGTCCTTGAATCAGAATTTTTTAATATTGTTAGCGATCAAGTTATAACGAAAGAAAATGATGTTTTAAATGGTATTGAAGATGAAGATGAACGATATGAAGAAGAAAGTTATTATAAAAAACAAAAAAAGGGAATTATTTTGTTAATATGCAGTTTATATTCCAAAAATATGATAACAAATAAAATAATAGAGGAAATTATAAGACATTTGGTTAATCCCATAAATGGAGAAAAAATCCCAAATGATACAAATTTAGAACTACTATCCATAATATTAAAAGAAATTAATCCAAAACTAATTAGTGTAAATTTTTGGAAAAATAATTATTGTAATGACATCAAAAAATCACTTAAATATATGTTATTGGACAAACGAATTAAACAAAGATTCAAATTTTTATTGGAATCTCAGGTTAAATGTTTATAAGGGGACTAGTCCCCTTTAAAACCCCTTTATTTTTGGCTACGCCAAAAAAGTTCATTTTTTGATAAAATCAAAAAATGGCTTCGCAACAGAATATTATTCTACATATGTAAGCCATTCTTCAATAGTTTCGTTATCGTATTCACGTTCTTCCATAAGGGGACTAGTCCCCTTTAAAACCCCTTTATTTTTGGCTACGCCAAAAAAGTTCATTTTTTGACAAAGTCAAAAAATGGCTTCGCAACAAGATTATTCTCTTATATATGTAAGCCATTCTTCGATAGTCTCATTATTATATTCTCGTTCTTCCATCGCTTTCCTAACTTGAATAATTAATTCTTCATCTTCATATTTTTGTTGTAACATGACAATAATATTTGAGATCTGTTCGTTAGATCCGATTTGAATAGTTATATCATCGTAAAATCCATTAAGAACATTTACTAAACGAGTTATTCTACCTGTGAAACACTTGCAAATAGTATCTTTGATTTCTTCGTTTAAAATTTTGAACATTTCAGTTGATTCTGAATGTCCAATGATTCTAGATACAACATATTGAAATACTTCTTCGAATTTGACTAAATAAACGCTATGTTCTGTTTCATCATCGCAATAATTAAGTAATTCACGTTTAACTTGTTCATCTAGTTCGTTACACTCAAGAACATGTTTTTTACATTCTTCAAGTGATGAAGTGTTTTCGTCTTTTAGTAAGTTACCAAGCGAATTTCTAAATGATTTTTGAATGGTAGAGTTATGAATATTTTGTCTATCTGAATAGACTTTATTGTTGTTATTTACTCTTCTATTTAATCTTCTATCTAACCATCGTTGAACAAGTGGATGAATATTTTCAATTGGATTATCATGATAATAAAATTTATTAAGTTGTTTTAATTCCAATAAAGATAGTGATAATTCGGTTATTTGATTATTATCTAAATATAAAATATGTAAATTTTCAGGTAAATTTTCAATTTTTGTTATTTGATTATTGTGTAAATCTAACTTTTGTAAATTTTCAGGTAAATTTTCAATTTTTGTTATCCGATTATCGTGTAAATCTAATTTTTGTAAATTTTCAGGTAAATTTTCAATTTTTGTTATTTGATTATTGTGTAAATCTAAATTTTGTAAATTTTTAGGTAAATTTTCAATTTTTGTTATTTGAGTATCATTTAAACGTAACGTTTGTAATGAACTAGATAAATTTTCAATTTTTGTTATTTGATTATTGTATAAATTTAACTTTTGTAGATTTTCAGGTAAATTTTCAATTTTTATTATTTGATTATTATCTAACTGTAATTCTTGTAATGAATTAGGTAAATTTTCAATTTTTGTTATTTGATTATTATCTAACCATAATTCTTGTACAAAACTTGACAAGTTCGTAATTTTTGTTATTTGATTATTATTTAACCATAATATTTGTAATGAATCGGGTAAATTTTCAATTTTTGTTATTTCATTACCCGATAAATATAAAATTTGTAAATTTTCAGGCAAGTTTTCAATTTTTATTATTTCATTATCGTATAAATGTAAAATTTGTAGATTTTCGGGTAAATTTTCAATTTTTGTTATTTCATTACCCGATAAATATAAAATTTGTAAATTTTCAGGTAAATTTTCAATTTCCGTTATTTGGTTAAAGGATAGGTCTAGTTTAGTTATGTCGTTGGGTATAACGGGTATTTTCGTTAAATTATTGAATCGTAAATCTAATGAAACCATTATTAATAATATACATATATTATTAATATTAATATCATATCAATTTTTTTATTTGAAATTATGGTAGAGATAACAACTGTTTAACATAAAAACTGTTGGACACTAACATAATTTTATAAAAATATATATATATATATATATATCTTCATAAATATGAAAAAAATATGAATGTATCATTAAAAACATATTTCAACACAAATTGTAAATAAAATTGCATCTCAGATGTAATTTTACATAATATATTGTACATTTTCTCATAATATATTGTAATAATTTTATGAACAACCATAATTATCTAATACGAGTTTCCTAAAATGTTTAAGATCCATTTCATCCGAAAATGTTTTAACTCGAACATGTGGATATGCATTAATGTTTGGTGATACTACATGATCAACACTAATAATACTATGTCTGTTCAATTTGGTAATTTTTATGTTATTCATATGAAAATAGTATCCAAAAAAAATATCGTCCGTAGTTGGAAAATTTTCGTCAAATTCTGTTGAAAATTTATTATTGACTATATATTTATTATCATTAAAAAATTTACATATATTTTTAACAACGGATATATCCATAATAAATCCCGCACCACTGGGAAAATTATATATCGTATCTTTAAATTTATAGTCATATCCAATATTCGATAAACAACTAACATTCGTGTAGGTTAATATATTTGATAAAATGGGTAAATTTACAAATGTACTAACATTAAAAACCATAATTTTATCATAATTTTTATCTTTACAAATATTAAATGCACCGATAACTTTTATTAACAAGGAATGCCAATTATTCTCTTTCATTTTGAATCTTATGATGTTACCATCAACCAAAGTATCTTCACTTATCGTTTCGTCACAATATAAAAAATAATGATCTATATTCATTTTTTTACAATATTTACTTGTTAGTTCGTATATTTCGGTAAATTTTGCTAATTTGAATAACACAACATACATAATTCTACATACAATATAATAAAATAATGTAATATATTATTTTATTATATTTTTCTAAAATTAAATGTTTGGCAATTTTTAATGCTTCTATTTTTTGTTTAGTAATGGGTTGAAATTCTTCGAATTTTTATCCACTTATTTTTTCGACAAAGTCGAAAAAAGGATTTATTTTTGACAAAGTCAAAAATGGCTTCGCACCAAAATATATTTATTATTTAAGTAAAATTTATATCACAACATTAATATGTCACGATTTAATATATTAAATGTTTATTAATATTTTGAATAAACTGAATTCGGTTATTCATAATAGTACTGATAAGTTATTTATGGGTGGTAGTAATGACAATGATAATGTTTCAGAACAAACTGGAAATGTTAATGAACCAGAACAAACAGATAATGATAATGTTCCAGAGCAAACAGAAAATGTTAATGAACCAGAACAAACAGAAAATGTTAATGAACCAGAACAAACAGATAATGTTAATGGACAAACTCATGAGGAAATAGTTAAGGAAATATTGGAAAATGATGAATACATGAGTAACAACATGATGCCCAGTGAAGATACTTTATCGACCAACGAAGGACAACAAACAGAAGAAACATTACCTTTACTTGCACATCAGGATTATGTTAAGAAATATTTCATGAAATCAAATTCAAGAGGTGTTTTGTTATATCATAAAATGGGTTCGGGGAAAACTATTTTAGTCATTGCACTAGCAGAATTATACGATGAATATGTAAAAATTGTAGTTGTTCCTGCAAGTTTGCGAAAAAATTTTAAATATAATATATACAAATATTATAATATTTCACAATCACTATCTGACAAAGATTTACCTAAAGATTTCAAAGAAAAATTGGATAAATATGTGATTGTAAGTTATGAAGAATTTAAAAATAAATTAGATAAAATACGAAACAAGGGGAGTAAATTTATAGTGATATTAGATGAAGCACATCGTTTAAGAAATACAAATAAAACTACTGAACAAGTAGAAAGTTTTATTAACCCAGAAAATGTTATGGTAACAGATGGAAATGCAAACGCTAAAAAATGTAGTGTGAAAATGAATAAAGCAGAATCTAAATGTTATCCATATAAAGTATTAAATAAACGTGCAATTATTGAAGATGGAATTAACAAGGAAAATTTATTAGAAATACTAGATAAAAAAAATATTTTACATTATTTAGGTTATGATAAAGAAGAATTGGGTGAAATAATTAAACACGAAAATGATGATAATTCTGATAAAGACTGTATCAGTGAATTAATGGATTTAAAAAAAACATGTGGATATATCAGAAAAGATGCACACAAAGTATTTTTATTAACGGGAACTCCCATGATGGGACACCCTAGTGATATTTCACGATTAATAAATACTATCAATGGAAATAAAATTTTACCAACAAATTCATCAAATTTCGAAAAAATGTTTATTAAATCTAAGAAAATAGATTATTTAAATGGTAATCATATAGTGAAATTAAAAAATACTAAATTATTTATTCAAAAAATTAAAGAATTCATAAGTTATCATAAACCAGATGATAGAAACAATTATCCATCTAGAGAAGATATATTCGAAAAAATTATTATGTCGGAAGAACAATTAGATTTATACACCAAAACAATCACAAATAATTTTTCAATGGGACAACTTCATTTATTTCAAAATAATGAAGATATGGATAAACAAACAGGAGGGGGTGAAACGGTAGAAGAACAAATAATACAAGGAAATAATAAATTTACATCCAATCTTAATAAAAATAAAATAGAAGAATTAGCAAATAACTCACAAGAAACAGTTAATAATGAAGAATATAATGTTAATAATACAGAAGAGGGGGCTGAAGAACAATCTACTGAAGAACAAAATAACGCTAATAATGAAGAACCAACAGAAGAATTTACTGAAGGACAGAATAATGTTAATAATGAAGAACCAACAGAAGAATTTACTGAAGGACAGAATAATGTTACTAATGAAGAACCGACTGAAGAAGAGACTGAAGGACAGAATAATGTTACTAATGAAGAACCGACTGAAGAAGAGACTGAAGGACAGAATAATGTTACTAATGAAGAACCGACTGAAGAAGAGACTGAAGGACAGAATAATGTTAATAATGAAGAACCGACTGAAGAACCGACTGAAGAAGAGACTGAAGGACAGAATAATGTTAATAATGAAGAACTGACTGAAGAATTTACTGGAAAACAAAATGATGTTAATAATGAAGAACCGACTGAAGAAGAGACTGAAGGACAGAATAATGTTAATAATGAAGAACCAACTGAAGAAGAATCTAATGAAGAACCGACTGAAGAAGAGACTGAAGGACAGAATAATGTTAATAATGAAGAACCAACTGAAGAAGAATCTAATGGAGAACCGACTGAAGGAGAATCTACCGAAGGACAGAATAACACTAATAATGAAGAAGAGTCAGAAGGACTAACTGAAGAAGAATCTACTGGAGAACAAAATAATACAGAAGAAGAAGAATCTACTGGAGAACCTGAAGAAAAGCCAGTTAATCATGAAACAATAATAAAAAAACTTACTAAAAACAAGAAAACACCTTTGGCGGTTATGAATTCATTACGTCAAATTTCCAATACATATGAATCTAACCTTAACACACCAAAAATTCAAAAGATACTGAAAAATATAATGGATAATGCTAAACCAGTATTAGTTTATTCAAATTTCTTAGAAAATGGATTATTAGCGATAGTTCAAGGATTGAAGGAAAATGATTTGAAAACGGGATTATATACAGGTAGTATTTCTGAAAATAAAAAGAATGAGTTAATTGATAAATATAATAATGGTGAAATAGATGTTTTATGTATTAGTTCCAGTGGTGGTGAAGGAATTGATCTGAAAAATACAAGACAAGTTCATATAATAGAACCTGATTGGAATATTAATAAAACAGAACAGGCAATATCAAGAGCATTTAGATACAAATCTCACATCGATTTACCAGAAAGTGATAGGAATATTAAAGTGTTTAGATATATATCAGTATTTCCAGATAACGACAAATATTTGGAATACAGTGCTTCAAGTATCCATAGAAAAGAACGTGCAAATAAAGCGATTAGCATGGAAGAAAAAATACAAGGAATTGCAGACGTTAAAATGGAATTGGTGAAAGAATTTGATAAATTAATAATAAATAATTCTATCGAAACTGATAATGAAGATTTTAAGTTATCATTACAAAATGATATTGATGATATTAATGGTGTTCTTGAAGAATTAGTTTATCTTAAGAAACAATATGATATAAAAATCATAAAAGAAAGTGACCCAGATAAGAAAAAAAATTTAAAACAAGATGCAGAAAAAGTTAATAATGAATATATTAATTACTCAACTAAATTAAGTAAATTAACCGTTTTATTGAGCAATATTAACATACGAGAACAAGTGCTAAATAATTAAAGAAAAAATTGATTTAATAATCTAAATATATATAAGTATATATTTAGAATAACAATATAATGGAGTCCTCATCAGATTTAGGAGATAAATATTCAACGCAAGTTTCATCAGAAGATATGATAGATATGTCGTCATTAGAAGAAGTTTCACATATGGAACAAGTTACGAATCCTAGTAAAGTAGAATTCGATGATGTAGAAGGTAATAAGTTAAATTTTATGGATCAAACGTGGGATATTATTCAAAGTTTTGTCAGGGATCAAAAAAATCCATTTACAGAACATCAAATATCATCATTTAACGATTTTTTGGCTAACCCTGGAAATAATATGATTACTAAAATAATTTGTGAAGAGAAACAACATAATCCACAGGTTATGTATGTTGATATAAATCCAGAAACCAAAGAACCTAATTTAGAATATCAAATTAAATTTACTAAAGTATATGTTGGGAAACCAGTGATTAACGAAATTAATGGAAAAGAAAAACCGTTTATTCCACAAGAAGGAAGATTAAGAAATTTTACTTATTGTTCTAGTATTTTTGTGGATGTTGAACATCAAATTCGAAAGAAAGATTCGGAAAATAAATGGGGAGAACCCAGTAAAGCATCTGTTAATAAAATAATGATTGGACGTGTTCCAGTGATGGTTGGTTCAGATATATGTGTTACGGCAGAACGGGGAGCAGAAAGCAGATCCGATCTAGGCGAATGCAAAGTTGATCAACTTGGATATTTTATTATTAATGGAAACGAAAGAACATTGGTAGGACATGAACGTATGGCTGATAATAAACCCTTGGTATTTTTTAATAAAAATGGAAAATTTAGCAGTCAGTGCGATGTAAAATCAGTTAATGATTGCAGATATAATATTCCCAAAACTACATCAATTAAATTGTATGTCAAAGATACCACAGGAATTGGTTTAGGAAGAACTATTAAAGTAACTATCCAAGGGTTGAAAAACGATGTTCCATTGTATATTTTGATGAAAGCATTGGGAGTAAATACTGATAAGGAATTTATTAAAATGTGTGTTTATGATTTGAATGATCATGACATGATTGAAATGTTGAAACCTAGTATAGAAGAAGGAATTAATTCATTATCTCAGAATGATGCAATCAAGGAAATAATTAAAAACATAAATATCAACACTTTCAATTACATGAGTTTAACAGAAGAAGAGAAGAAAAATAACAAAATTAAAAATTTGTATGACAATTTCACTTATTATTTGTTACCCCATTTAAATCAAGAAACCAGTGAAACAACACAAACAAATTTCATTAGAAAGGCATATTATATTGGATATATGGTTAATCGCATGTTATCATGCGAACTTAAACGTAGAAATTATGATGATAGGGATCACTTGGCGAATAAAAAGATAGAAAGTGCGGGTAATTTGACTGCATATCTGTTTTGTTTAAATTGGAGACAAAAGACATTAAAATCGTTTGTCAAAGATATTAAAAAAGATCTTCCGTCGTTACAAGGTGAAGTTGAAAATATAAAAATCGAAAAATATTTGAAACCAACCATTGTTGATACAGGGATGAAACGAAGTTTTGCTATGGGTGATTGGGGTTTGAAACAATCACAAAACAATAAGAAAGGTGTTAGTCAGTTATTAACAAGAATTAATACCATATCTTCATTATCACATACAAGACGTGTGATTACACCAATTGATAAGGCAAGTAAAAAAGTGATCGGACCCCATATGTTACACGGATCGCATTGGGGATATTTGTGTCCTTCGGAGACACCAGATGGACCCGAGATTGGTATTAACAAAAATTTATCATATACATCGACAATCACTAATTATACCAATCCAATCATGGTTTTGAATACTCTATATTCGTTGGGAGTTGTTCCAATAGAAGATTTTAGTATGGCGACTGATTTGGTGAATAATACAAAATTGTTTGTTAATGGCGTTTGGATAGGTATTCATCATGACCCAAAGTTGGTTTATGACACATTAATTAAATATCGTAGAAATGGTATTTTACATCTTCACACAGGAATCATGTGGAATCATGATTTTAGCGAAATTTGGGTATATACCGATAGTGGAAGATTAATTCGTCCATTGTATGTTGTAGATAATAATAAATTAAGATTAACTGATAAAGTTTGTAAGAAAGTGAAATCGGGAAAAATGAGATGGCAAGACCTATTGGGTATTAAAACCGAAGTTGATTTAGAAAAAACTGATGGTAGCGATACTGAATTGAAAGATAATTCAATTATAGAATATATAGATGTTAATGAAATTGAAAATTCGATGGTAGCCACAAATCCAATGGATTTGGAATATAATAAGGATACTAATCGATTTTACCATAAATATACACATTGCGAACTTCATCAATCTATGATTTTAGGAGTGGTTGTTAATGAACAACCATTTTCGAATCATAATAATGGTCCACGTATTATTTATTGTGGTAATCATTTCCGTCAATCGGCAGGAATAATGGCGACTAGTATGCTTAAACGGTTTGATACGGTTAATCATATGCTTCATTATCCAGAACGTCCATTAATATGCACTAAAGCAAGTAGAATAACACCAACGAGGGTTTTACCTAGTGGTATTAATATTGTATTAGCAATATGTTGTTATACAGGATATAATCAGGAGGATTCGATTATTTTGAATCAGGGGTCTATGGATCGTGGTTTATTTGTTAGCACATATTACCGTAAATATTTGGATGAGGAACGTAAAAATCATCACGAATTACAAGAAGAAAAGTTCGAGAAACCAGGAAAGAATGTTATTCAACCAAAGGATAATTATGAAGCCTTGGATTCCAATGGTTTTGCTAAAATCGGAACTAAGGTGATGGGAGGACAAGTTATCATTGGTAAATTAATTCCAATCAAAGGAGGAAGAGATAGTATTCAAAAATATAAGGATGCTAGTACAACTATGAAATTTGGTGATTTTGGATATGTAGATGATATTAAATGGGATATTAATGGAGATGGATATAAATTTTGTAAAGTCAAGATTAGAAATATCAGAGAACCAACCATTGGTGATAAATTAGCATGTTATGATCCTGAAACAGAAATATTTACTGAAAATAGAGGATGGATTAAGTTTCCAGATTTGGATAGTTCAGATGATGTTATGTCATTGGTTGATGGAGAAGTTGTATATCAAAATCCTATCAAATTAATGAAATATTATTATGAAGGTGATATGTATCATATTAAAAATCAACATATTGATATATTAGTGACACCTAATCATAGAGTATATGTAAATAGTGAATTAATAACGGTCGAAACGCTATATTCAATGAATGTATCTGTACAAATGTATAGTCAAAATGAAACTTTCATCGTTGATGCAGGAGATATTATTGTTGAACCATATGATGATAATGTATATTGTTGCACAGTTCAAGGATTAGGAATTATATATGTTAGACGCAATGGAAAGGAAGTGTGGTGTGGTAATTCCAGACATGCACAAAAAGGAACAATTGGGATGATTTTACCACACGAAGATATGCCTTTTAATAAAGATGGAATAACTCCAGATCTAATCATGAATCCACATGGTATTCCCAGCCGTATGACAATCGGTCATTTGATAGAAACTGCTATGGGAAAAGCATGTGCTATTAAAGGATGTTATGGTGATGCTACTAGTTTCAATGGTTTTGATGTAAATGAACTCTGTAAAATATTGGGAACACCAGTAGAAGAAGGAGGTTGTGGTTTCACTGAAACGACGAATGGTGAAGACGGGTATCCAATGGGATATAGTAATGAAGTATTGTATAATGGAATGACAGGGGAACAATTGAAAGTGAGAATATTTCAAGGAATTACCTATTACCAACGATTAAAACAAATGGTTGCTGATAAAATGTATTCTCGTTCAACGGGTCCAATTACTATGCATACTAGACAACCCAGTGAGGGAAGAGCCAGAGAGGGTGGATTGAGATTAGGTGAAATGGAAAGAGATAGTATTATTTCTCATGGTGCTTCATTCTTTTTGAAAGAAAAGTTAATGGATTCATCAGATTTTTATAAAATATATATAAACCGTAAAAATGGAATGATTGCTATTGGAACACCAGAACAAAGAACATTAAAAGAAGACATTAATGATGCAAAACCAGTATATGTTCCATATGCATTTAAATTATTAATGCAAGAATTAATGGCGATTGGTATTGTTCCTAGATTAGTAACTAATTAAATAAAACTAATATAAAAATATTATAATATATTATAAATATATTATGCAAATATTCGTAAAAACACTAACAGGAAAAACTATTACTTTAGAAGTAGAATCAAGTGATTCTATTGAAAATATTAAATCAAAAATTCAAGAGAAAGAAGGTATTCCCCCTGATCAACAACGTCTTATATTTGGAGGAAAACAATTGGAAGATGGAAGAACTTTGGCAGATTATAATATCCAAAAGGACTCGACTTTGCACCTAGTATTAAGACTAAGAGGAGGAAACTAATTTATTGATATACTTAATATTATATATCATAATGGACGTTACCAACATAAACGTTCCGACACCGAAATATCGTGTAAAAGTTATATGTTGTTCATTGTGACACAAACACCTTAGTAAATCGAGTGACGATGATTTATCATAAATTTTTTCTTGACAACCTAAATGTGTTGCACTAAGAAAATAAAATACTAAAGTTCCAACAATGAATAATATTTTAGTGTTTGGATTTAATTTTGAGAAATAAATAACTAAATATAATATGACATATTTCGTAATATCGGATATATGATCATATATGTCTCCAAAATCTGATGTCATATTATATGCACGTGCAAAGTTACCATCCATAACATCAAAAAAATAAGCAATAAAAAAAAGTATTGCACCAATTTCATAAATTTCATGATAAATATAATAATTACCCAATAACGCAATAATTAACGATATTGTAGTAAAAACATTCGGTGTAAAAAACGGATATTTATGTAATTTTTTTCCTAAAGAAATACTCATTTCAATGAGTATATTATCCACTGGATTTTCATGTTCATTAATTATTTTTCTACCAGTCATCTTATATATTTAATATATAAGATACCTTAATCTTGTTTAATACTTCAATCTTGTTTAATTTTTGGGTTGATCCATTCATTTATTACTATATTTATTGAATCATAAAATGATAAATAATCAATAAGTTGCATAATTCTAAAAATACACATTGAATTTTGACTAAATTTACTGATATGTGCCGATATATCAACCATGCCGAATATTTCTTTTATGTGTTGGTTCAACTCAAAAATATCGTGCAGTGAAACATATTTTTCAAGTGTTAAATCATGGTTAATTGCTTTGATTAATATTTGATTTGGTGACGTTCGAAAGTGTAAATAATCATAACACATCGGATTTAAAAAACGCCATCCAAATTCAATTTTACCACTAGATCTTTTTACACCAAATGTCAATGCTGTATTATCGATTTTCTGTAAATTCGCCAAAAACATTTTTAACGAAATATCACGTAATTTACAACGTAAATTATATCTATCTCCATTAGATAAACAAAACACTTGTTCGGGATTTACTGACACTTTAATATCAATAATATCACATTCTTTTTTCCAAACTTCCTTGATGAAAATACGTCCATCTTCAGTTGAACACTTAGAACATATTGTAAAACCTTCATGAGAACCGATTAATATATTGAATCTTTCATTATCCTTTGATTCACATAACATACAACTATCCAGTTCAGAACTTAAAATTATTGGTTCAAGTTTAGATAATTTAGAATAATTTTTTATAATATATTTATTTGTGATCATTGTATAATTATTATAATTAATATTTGGATGTTACCTAATCAATTTTTTTATTCAACTATGGACATCCTAAGTGAATTTTCAGAAATTTTATTTTTTTTAATAAACGAAGTGGTTATTTCGATTGCCTTAATAAAGTTTTTATTTTTAATATTGTCAATATTTAATAAAGTAAAATATTCGATATTTTCGTTACTTTCAACAAATTTTACATTTAAAATAGGTGGATCTAATAAAATAAATTTTGATTGTTTTGAATATTTATTGGTGTGTTCTTCATCAGTTAAATGTTTTAAATAATCACTTTTAAATGATTCTAACATATCAAAAAAATTATTTAAAGAATATAATATTGCGACCCTAACAATAAAATACGAAAATACATTAGTGGTTTGTGTAATAGTTTTTGAACATGAACTTTTATCACTAATTGGTGGTGTATTTTCTGTCATAAATTGAACAACATAATCACGCATAAAATCATCAAAATATTCAAATTCAAAATAATTAGTTATTTTTGATATTTGTGTCATTCCAAATAACACCTCTTTTTTCAAATATTTAAGAGTATTATTATAAACCGAATTAATAGTATTTTTATTGAATTTTAAATAATCATTAAAAACAATATCATTGGTAAATTTGTTCCCTTTGACAAACGAACGTTCTTTGGTATATTTTGACATTGCCACAAACATACAATTGTATAATTCCGCAATAACTTCCGTATATGCTTCATTTGGAAATATATTGTATTTACAGTTTGAAGTGTTAGAACCACATCCTATTGTATTCATACAAAAATTTCTATAATATTTATTAAGTTCTTCAAGTGGATAATATTTAATATCAAATTTAAGACAATGGATAAGTTCATGAATGCCTACTTTAACCAATTCTTCTGTTCTCCATACATTGATAGGTTTAAAACCTGATGCCCATGTACTACCCGAATTTATTTCATCTGGCGTTATTATTTTACGTTTTTTGGAAGTATCTAAAGTTTTTGGTGATTCATATAACATAACAAAATAAATAATTGAATTTAATTTTGTATGTGTAAAATTAATGTCCATGGCGTATATCATTAGATTTATAATTTGTTTAATATATTTCTCGAGTTGTGTTGATTTTTTTGATGATACATATGTTGTTATTTCCAGAGATTTATATATCAGCGTTATTTTCTTATGATAATTATACTCATCAATATTTAATTTTCTTGGCAAGAATACGTTTTTTTTGTTATCATTTATGTTTTGTTCCAATAATAATTTATCATCACCATTTAAATTACTAATCTTTAATTTTCCATAATTTAATATATTAACATAAGTTACGAATATATATGAAATTAAATTTTTTAAATTCTTCTTATTTTCATTATTTAGAACTATTTTGAAATTTATTTGTTTTGAAAGTTCCTTTACCATGCTAGAGGCATTTACCGAAAATTTTGATTTTTCAATATTTGGAAGTTTATAATAATAACTGCATAAAGAACCGTTGAAGTTCATTTGATATAATAAATAATGATATTATTTTAACCAAAGGTTTCTTCTCCATTATACTCAATATATAAAAAATTATCTTTATTTTTATTATTTTTATATACTTCACCAATGAGACTCGTTATTTGTGGTAATGTGTTATTAATAAACAAGTAAATAGCCTGTGTGGAATCAATATTTTTAATACGTTTCCTAACCACATACATGAATTGTCCAACCGTTAAATCAACTGGAACTAAAAATTTGTTTTTATCTATATCACTCAATGTACTACGTCTCGATTTTGTTACTATAATAGGTATTCTGTCAGGATATTTTTCAAGCATCTTATTTGCTTCCGCTTTTCTTTTATCTAAATCTAAATTTTTATCATTCATATTTATTGTATATACGTTAATAACAATATTTTTATATATCTAATATAATTTTATTATATAATGGGATTGAAATTAAAACATAAAAAAATTGCTATTTCAAAACCTAAAGAAACAAAAAAACCCAAAGAAACCGAATTTTCAGAAGAAAACGAAAATTCAGAAGAAACTGAAAATTTAGAAAAAATTGAAGAAAATAAATTAACTAGAACACACAAATTATTTCAAGATACAGTAAATGAGACATTCAAGGAATATAAAGTATCAGTTCCAGATCCAAAGTGCCAACCATGTTTAACCGATAAAAAGAAAATTAAATGGAGGGGTCCGTGGGATAATGATAATAAGAATGTAGATAACACTAAAGTAGGTGCAATAACGTTAGCCAATCACCAAATTTTTCTAAAGAAATTTTTTAAAATGATGATGAACACTAATTATCGAGGTATGTTGTTATACCATGGATTAGGATCGGGTAAATCGTGTAGTGGAATTGCTATGAGTGTTGATATGTTAGATGAAAGGTTGGTAGTTTTTTTATCACCTGCTTCATTAAAAGAGAATTTTATAAGCGAACTTAAAAAATGCGGACCCGAAAATTACATATTACCTAAATCATTAAATGCCGAACAGATTATTGCATATAATAAAAAAATAGATAGGGAAATAGAGAAAAAATTCTTTTTCATAAGTTACAATGCTAGTAATGCTGATCAGAAAATAAAAGAAATTCCCGATAATCTTAATAACAAAATATTGATAGTTGATGAAATTCATAATCTTATATCTATGATCTATAATCAAGGTAAAAAAGGTATATATTTTTATGATGCAATCATGAATGCTAAAAATTTGAAAATTATATTTTTATCAGGAACACCTATAATTAACGATCCATTTGAGATTGCTATATTATTTAATCTTTTGGTTGGTTATATTTATCCTGATCAATCTAAATTGGAAAACATAGGGGAAAGCATAGTTAATCCAGAACATTATTTTGGTTCGAGAAAAAGACAAAAAAAAACGTTATTTAGTGATACTTTCAATTTTTATACTTATTTTATTGATACATCTGATCCACTTCGAATCGAATTAAAAAACAAAATGATGTTTAAAAGGCGTATTCAAGGGTTAGTATCATATTTTCGTGGAGAACAACCAGAAGAGAATATATTACCATCTAAAACAGAACATGTTGAATATGTTGAAATGAGTCATCACCAATTTGAGTTATATGAATCTGCACGTAAAATAGAACGAGAAATGGAAAATAATGGTAAAAATAGTTATACTAAGGGTAATAATTCTAAGTTTGGAAATAGATCAATCGATTTAATAAAAGGATTTAGTTCATCCAATGATAAATCATCACCTAGTTTATTTAAAACATTTAGTCGTCAATTATGTAATTTTGCTTTTCCAAGTGATATACCACGTCCGTTACCCAGAAGAGGAAATTTGACGGTTAATGCTACCAAAGTTAAAGAAGAAGATATGAAAGTAGAAGATATTAATGATCAATCTGAAGTGATTGAGGATTTTGGTAATATGACAATAAAAGATAAAAAGAGATTAAGCGATGCTATTAATTTAATTTCCGAGAAAAAATTAACTTATTTACATAAAGATAAACAACTTAAAGTTCATAGTAATAAATTTTATAAAATATTATTGAACATTGAAAATAACATAGGAACAAGTTTTGTTTATTCACAATTCTATCAATCCGAAGGAATTGGTATATTTGCTTTAACATTACAAGCACATGGATATATTGAATATGGATACAACGATGAAGAATATGATCAGACTCATGTTATGAAACCTTTCGATTATACAGTTAGTAGCGTAACAGGAAAACGTTGGTCAGAATGTAATGACAAAGAAAAAAAGGATTTTACTCCATTATCTTATATTAAATGGACTGATGTTCGTAATACCCATGGTAGGCATGTAATTAATGTATTTAACAGTGATGAAAATAAGCATGGAAAACATATTAAGGTATTTTTAGCAACCAAATCAGGAGCGGAAGGAATTAGTTTAATGAATGTTAGACAAGTTCATTTAATTGAACCTTATTGGCACGACGTTTTAACAGAACAAGCAATAGGACGTGCGGTAAGACGTTGTAGTCATATATCTTTACCAGAAGAGGAACGTAATGTTACTGTTTTTAGATATATATCAACACATCATAAATATCGCAATAAAGACAGAGATGAAAATAATAATCCAATATCAACTGATGAAATGATTTACCGAATTGCGGATCGTAAAGCGAAAATTAACGATGCTATTAAAAATGCAATGAAAGAGGCATCCATTGATTGTAAATTAAATTATGCACATAATAACTATGAATTGGATGACAAGTTAGAATGTTTTAATGTTAATATGGAAGGTTTAGGATATGACAAAATATATCGTGTTAATATTGATGAAGAAATTTCAGACAAGTCTTATGAATCTAGTTTTAGAGTTGATAAAAAAAAATTATTTAAACTTAAAAACGATTATCGAATTGAAGAATCTGATATATATTTAATAAATTTTTTGGCAACTAAAGATTTTGATAAATTAGAAGGAAAAAAAATTGATTTTTATCATCCAAATATAGATAGATTAGTGTTTTCTTATTCCATTAAAGATGGAAAAATAATAAAGAAAAATCATGATTTGTTAAATAATTGATAAACAAGTTCTATTTTATTTTCTAGATATTTATTTGTTTTAGGTGCTTTGGAAGGTAATTTCGCCAATCCTGTTCCTAAACCATTTTCGGGAAAAACTAAATGGGTATAATTTTTTTTCAAAAATTTTTTTAACATTTTATAAATTGCTTTGTCTATTTTTGCACAATTTTGTTGATATTCATTATCAGTATAAAAAGCATTTATGTCATATGACGGTAATTTTTTGGTGGGTATTCCAATTGAATTATCTAGATCACGAATAATTGCCTGTCCTCCTTTTCCTTTACCAATATCATTATCACCAAATACATATAAATGTGATGGTTGTTCCACGACAGAATTAATAGTCCAATATCCTTGATGTATGAGTATTTCTTTCATAATAAAATTGATGATGTTTATATATGTATAACATAATAACATCAATTTTATATAATGATAATTGATAGAATATTTATAATAAATTTGAAAGAAAGAATAGACAGAAAAAATCACATGGTAAAAGAATTAAATAAACAAAATATGGATAATTATGAATTTTTTGAAGCCATTAAACCCACTGAAAAAGAGGTGTTAGAGTGGAACAAAGTTTATTGTAATCATGTTAGTAAAATTAATTATAAAATTGGATGTTTAGGTTGTTTAAAAAGTCATATAGCAATTATTAAATTAGCATTAGAGCGAGGATATGAAAATATTTTAATATTAGAAGATGATACTGTGTTTAGCCAACCATTTGATACCATATATGAAGTAGCCAATGAACTTGAATTTATAGGTGAAACCTATGATATGTTATATTTGGCGGGTTCTCATTTGGGAAGCAAACGAATGGTTACTGATAACGTAATGAAAATTGTGGGAACATATACCACAGGTTCATATTTGATAAATAAAAAAACAATGAATTATGTAATTAATAATATAAATCATTATTCAAGAGAAATAGATGTATTTTATGCTGAAGAAATTCAAACACGTTTTGATTGTTATTGTGCGAATCCTAGGATTACCAAACAAATGTCTGGTTATTCGGATATTCAACAAAAAAATGTTAAATATGCGTTGTAACTATATAAAATATGCATGAATATTATATATAATATCCATGGAACTATTATGTCCTTATCGTTTTGATTTAATTGCTAAATATTTATATATCAAATATAAAGAGAAAAACATAGAATTTTATAAAAAAGTATATTACGAACATATCCAAACTTTTAATAATTGTTGGGAATACCCTGGAACAAAAAAGGGAATTGTCGATTTTCACAATTCTTTTGACAATTTAATAAATAATATGAAACATAATGGATATAATTCGGAACATCCAATATTGATCGATGAAAACGGAGTTTTAGTTAATGGTTCTCATAGGTTAATGTCATGTTTTTACTTTAATATTACACCTATGTTTAAAACAGTGGAAGAAAAAGGAAATATAGATTATAATTATAATTTTTTCTTAAACCGTCAAGAACATCCATTAAATCGATTTTACGCTGATTTTATGGCTTTGGAATATGCCAAAATTAATTCAAATGTTAGATCTATGGTAATATATCCGACAGGAAATAAATACATCGATTTCGATGAAATTCGGAAAATCACAAATAAATATGGATATATTTATTATACAAAAAATGTTGAATTAAATAAAAATGGAATTAATAATTTAATCAAAGAAATTTATCGTGGGGAAGAATGGATTGGTGGAACATTTCCAAATGGATGGTCACCAGGTGGTAAAGCAGAAAGATGTTATTTGGAAAATAATCATACAACGATCATATTAATTGTTATGCAAGATTTATCTAAGATGGTTGAATTAAAAGAGGAATGTAGAAATCTATGTGATTTAGGAAAACATTCATTGCATATTAGCGATGAACCAAGGGATACAATAAGAATAGGAGGAGCATTATTGAACGATAATTCAGTTAAATTTTTAAATAATGGGACAAATGATATTTCAAGTAAAACTAAAATGTTGTTAAAACAGTATTTCGAAAAATCAGATAAAGAAAATTATTGTTTAACATCAAGTTTGATATTAGAAATGTATGGACTTAGGAATGCAAGAGATGTTGATTATATTAACATAAATAATGTTGATTTAAACATTGAAAATGTAGAATTACATAATAATAAATGGTTATCGTATTATCATACTAATGTAAATAATTTAATATTTGATCCAAATAATTATTTTTATTTTAATGGATATAAATTTTTAGATATTGACGTTATTTCAAAAATGAAATTTAAAAGAAAAGAAACAAAAGATATGAAGGATATTGAACTAATAAATTTGAAAACTAATATGTACCAACAAATTGGATAGGTGATTCGTCACTTAATAATTTTGCACAATATGAATATGAACTTGTAACATCGCCATATATTTCGTTACAATGGGATAGTAAAAACATATCGACTATACCATTCAGGTTTTTATGAATATTAGAGAATGATTTCGAAGAATCACTTATATAAAATTTATCATCATCACAATCACCAAACCTATCATCGAAAGTAATAATTCGATTACCGAACATGTCATTAAATAGTTTTATGGTTGGTTTGTCAGTAGTGCTAACAAAAAATATCGTGTTTGGATTTTCTTTAATTTTATTTTCCATGAATTTAATTCTTTTTTCTTTGTTTCCATTCAATATTTGTTGGTTGTTATTAACGTTCAACCACCTGTCTGACCAATGTCTTACATGTATTCCGATAATGTTTTTTCTATTTTTTGGAAAATATTCGGAAATTACTTTGTTTATTTTGTCGTTTATACGAGATATGGGTTTCAATAGTTTAAAATATTGTTGAATATCAGATAAATAAGGATTTTTGTTGAGAATCCAATCAGTAGAACCATAATTGGTAATTGATATGTTATCATTTGCGGTGTACACAGCATGAACATAATTATCGAAAAAAATGACATTATGTTGGGAAATATATTCTAACGAATATTTATGCATATCAGTTTGTAAATATTTAATTGTTAATATTTTCCCTGAATTAATTAACACAGAAAGTTCTGTATCATTTATGTATGTTACATCGCTTATTTTTTCAAACATATCTAAATATGTTGTTCTGATACCTTTATAATCATAATTTGTGTCACTACATGTGTCATCCCATCTTAAATAAAATTTAGCATTTAGTTTTTTAGATAAACGATAACTGGTAATAAAAGGAATAATTCTATTACACATCCCACCCGCACATACTTTACAAATTACTATTGTATTTTCATTTGGTTTTGCGGTTTGTGGTTGGTTACGACTTATTTTACAATTTGTTTTAAAATATGTTTTTAATGATACATCTATATTTTTTTCATATTTATGAAGATGAACGTTATTAACAGCCACGATTAAACCATCACCAGAAAATGATTCCTCTTGAGAATGTTGAACTAAAATGGAAAAATTATTTCGTATTAAAAAATTCAAACATTTATTATGTCTATCGCCATGTGTGGATAAAACAAAAAATCCAATGTTATTCAGAACATTTTTCGCACCTTTGAGCATGGCTACTTCCGCACCTTGTATATTGCTGTACAATACATCCATAAAAATATTATTATTAAGTTTAATGATGGTTTCAATATCATATCTGCACATGGGTGTTATTGTCCCGTCCCAATCAACAAACATATCATCAGGACAACTATATCCACCAATAAACCCATCCATAATGACAAATTCTGTTGTTTCTGTTGTAACCGTATTATTAAATTTTTTGGTATATGTAATTTCCTCATCGTCGAAATCATTTAATTTGATATTGGCAATTCCTGTTTTCATTTTTTCAGAATTAGGTTCAACACAAATATTAATTCCGTTTGGAACATATTTTTTGAAAAATAAAGAATAATAAGCCCATGCACATCCTAATTCCATCATATTAGCATCTTTATCTAAAAGTTTGACTAAATGATAAAAACACAGTTCTTCTTGTGGTTTATGATGTCCTTTTAGGTTGTTAATTATCATATTCATCCATGGGGAATGGTAACTATCGAAAAGAATTTTTACTCCATTAAACATATATTGAATTTTAACATTATTTTCCAAAGCCACAAGTCCTGCTCTATTAACTTTAGGAATATCATCGCAATCGTGACAATTGGATGTTGTGATAATTTTTTTTTCGACTTCTTTATTCATATAAATATATATGAATTATTATATTTATGTATTTATTATGGATAAAAAAATACATTGTCTAATTATGTGTTTAATAAGTTTCAAGTAGATAAATAAAATGACATTTTTAATTATAATGAAAAAAATAGCGTTGCTTTTAGCAGGTATATCTTATTGTGAAGAATATCGTCATGCATCATGTCCAGATAATATAATAAAAATTATGATTGATTATAGAAAAAGTATGGAGAATTATAAAGAATATATATTTAAATATTTTAAGGATTATGAAGTAGATATATTCATTTGTTCTAATCCATCCATATTATCCAAACAATTGATTGATGACTACAAACCAAAAAAATTTTGTTTTATTGGGGATAATGATATTCAACATTCCAATATGAGACGCAAGGGATGGGTAAATAATCCAAGAAATAAATTAGATCATGGTATTATTGACAATATTACTGATTTACCTGCGAATCCAATAGGAAATATCAGCACATTTGAATATTTCCATGAAATAGATAATAACAACCCATTATTCCAAACAAAATTAATATGGGGTCCTGCTTCTAGACTTCAAAGAAACACTAAAATTCAAAAAGTAATTGAATTATGTATGGAACACGGTAATACTTATGATAATGTTATTGTTACTAGATTTGATTTATTATTTAAAAAAGATTTCGATACATGTCCCATTGATTTATCCAAAATAAATATAGTTACACAAATGGAAGATAGTCACAGTCTTTGCGATAATTTTTACATATTACCATTTAATCAAATTGAACAATTTTATAATGTTATTTCTAAAAATATATTAGGAAGTCATCATACAATAAGAGATGATATTGAAAAAATTAACAAAATTAATTTTATATGTAATGAAAATACAGGTTCAAGCAATTCTTCATTTTATTCAATAAACAGATTACCATTGACATAAATATTATCATATTTGATATTGTGTAATGATTGATATTTGTTAATTAAAATAATCATGTCATTTTGTTGTTCTTCTATATTTTTATCAGATATAATTCTCATTTTAACTTCATCCCATTTATCATTATTTTCATAATATAAATTATTATATGAATAAAAATAGTCTCCTTCATTATCGTGTGTTATATTTTTATTAACATCCAAATAACAATAACAATTTAGTTTTGGAATATTACAATTAACGTTATATGTTGGTTTTTTGTATCGTTCATAGAAATTATTCATGATTTTACTAAACAAATGTCCATGTTGTCGCCATACACCCAACAACATTTCTCCATTATGAAAAACAAAACGTGATTGTGTTTCGTCACCCATATTGTTTATGTTTGTATTAAGAATAATATCCAAATCTAACATTTTTATGCCTTCTCTGTGAGTTAATAACGATATAACTGATTGATCATGCATATGAACGGGATGTTCAGACTTTCCTATATCAGGATCTAACATCATATCTTTCGCTTTTTTGATTATGTTGTAGTGAGGTTTGGATTCACTTCTAAACCCTGTGATTGCACCCCATGAATATGGATATGAACGTTCATTATCATTCTCGAAAACTTTATCTAGAAATTTAGTTCCTAATCTAGCGGAATTATTATCAAAATTTTTTCCACAAGGTAGTTTTAAATGATTTTCACGATAATGTGTTCCTGTTGATTTTGAATTCCATGGTGCAGTAATAAAGAAATTATGTTTTTCAATATATTTAAATGTTCGGTAAAGACTGCTAAATACAATACTTCCTGCATCTAGAAATAATATATTATCACCGTATTCAGATGCTAGATCGGTTATCAAATATTTCCATGCATAATGTTTAGGATACATTATATGTGGATAATTAGTTTTGTAATGGACAGGTATCTCTTTTACATAAACCTTAGGATAAGAATGTAGCCATCTAATAGTCGAAATATCAAGTCCAAGATTATATATAATTATTTTATCTACACATTCATATGAATAATTTAAAATGCTTTCAACTTGTGCTATACCACTAGAAGAATAATTTCCAGTTCCTATTGGTGATTTTTCATTAAAACATAATACTACTACATTTGTCATTCAATATATTCACTGAAAATATAAAATAATATTATGATAAACGACGGGTTATATTGTAATCTGTCCTATGATTTTTAATTAAACATAAATCTAGTTTAGATTGTCTTATGTGAGTAATGGACATTATGTGACTACTGACTGGTTTGGTTGAGTTGATCAAATTATTTATATCAATATAATTGTCGAAATTATCATATAACATCGAAAATATATCCATATTTTTTGAACCGCAGATGAACCATAGGTCATCTATTCCTACTACATCAATATTTTGTTGTGTATTTACTAGCCAGCCACCAGCATAAAATTTATTTTTATCGAGATTTTCAAAATTAAATTTACTAAAATAACTACAATCGAAACGTGTCATAAACACAAAATCATATACAAAATTATTTTCTTTTTCGTATGATGTTTTTAATTCAATAACTTTTTTTTGAGAATGCCACCTTCCTTTAGCAATATTGTATTTCTTGATATTTGAAGGAGGATTTTCATTATATATAATTTTATCTTCAAATTTATATTTTTTAGGTCTCATTAAGGTTATGATTTCTTGTTGAGCATCCGTATTATTCGACACAGAATGTATAAATATATCGTAATCGTAATCATTCATAATTGTTCGCATTGTTGCAAATGATTTTGTAAATTCTACATCAAAATTTTCTGTATTTTTACCACTAGAAAGTCCATAATAACATATTGCAATTTTCATTTTATATATTACTTAGATGATGATTTGCCGTTATAATCGAATTTATAAAATAGTAATATTATATAGGTTATGAAATATAATGTGATAATTCCCATGGCGGGTGAAGGATCTCGTTTTGGTTATAAATTTAAACCATTTATTAAATTAGATAATAGGTGTTTTATTGAACACGTAATGGATTCTTTTTTATCATATGATGAAACCATAAATAGTTATAATTTTATAGTTACCAAAGAACAAGAAAAAATATATAAAGTGGAACATTATTTAAAAAATATTATTTTCAAGAAAATTAAAAATAAAATAAATATCATAACTTTACCAACTAAAACAAAAGGTGTTTATCAAAGTATAATAGATACATTAGGTCATTTTTTTCATATGAATAATTATTTTACTAATCCTAAATATGAAAATTTACTGATTTGTGATTGTGATCATCAAATTGATATTTATCCTATTATTGACATGGTCAATAATGAACATCCAGATATAATTATTCCAACATGGGATATATCTTATGATGAACAACATAATTGGGGTAAAATTTCAATGATTAACAACAAGATAGACCAAATATGTGAAAAAGAAATAATAGAACCAACGGATAATAATAAAATATATGGAATGATTGGATGTTATTATTTTAAATCTCCAGAAATATTTGTAAATAATTCTGATTATATTAATATTTCTGATTATCTTAAACAAAATTATACTAAATATAATGTTAAATTAGCCAAAATAACTAATGCATTATTTTTTGGAACACCTGCTATGGTTGTTAATGCTATTAAAGAAAAAAGAAAACGAGAAACGATTATTTGTGATATAGATGGTGTATTAATTAAACATAATAATCATTCAGACAATGATTGTGATAATAATAACTTAATAGGAGGGTGTGTGGATAAATTATTTTATTGGAAAAATAATAATAAAAAAATTATTTTAATGTCTGCTAGATCAGAAAATCAAAGAGAAGGATTGGTTGAATTGCTACACAAAAAAAATATTAAATATGATGATTTAATTTTGGGTGTTAATCCAGGAACACGATATATAATTAATGATATTAAACCATCCAATATATTTACTAAACAAGCCATAGAAATCAATTTAGAACGTGATAAAGGAATAGATAGTGTTATTTGTGAAGAATATAAAAATAACGATATTAAAATTATCAAAAAATTGAAAGGTGGTTCTTTCAGTGATACTTATTTACTAGAAAAAGATAAATTCCTATTCGTTAGAAAATACATTATCAAAAATGATATATCGTTTGAACATTATCCCAAACTTAAAAGACAATGCGAAGATATGAGAAGATTTTTTCATTATGATAATACCATCGTTCCTAAAGTAATTAGAGAAGAAGATAACAAATTTGATTATTATTATGATATGGAATATTTAAATGGTTATAAACAATTAGATGAATATGATGAACATACCATAGAACAAAGATTAACAGATATAATATCAAAATTAAAAAGTAATGTTTATTGTTACAAAAAAATTAATACAAATCGTTATTATGTCGAAGATTTTTTTAACGATAAAATATACCCAAAACTTAGCGAATTTGAAAAAAATTGTAAAGTAATGGATTATTTAATAAACACAGATGAAATAAGTATTAATGGAACGAAATACTGTGGATTAAGAAATACATTGAAAAAGTTAGATATTAGCAATTTCAATACAGAGTTTATCAATCCGATACATGGTGATTTAACCCTAGAAAATATATTGATAAATGAATTCACGAGTGACATAAAGGTGATAGACATGGAAGGAAGCCGTTACACTGATTCTTGTTATTTTGATTTAGGAAAATTGTTTCAATCCTTGATCAGTAAATATCATATATGGTCAAATATTGATAAAGTCATTTTAAATAACGATATTAATAATTTAAGATGTGTTCCAGATTTTTTTAGTTATTATACAGATAAATCACATGATATAATTGCACTATATTCATCAATAATGGGTGTTAAAAGCAATGTTATCACTTTTAGAAAAGGAATATTTTATATGGCAACATATTTTATACGTTTCGTTCAGTTTAGACGAAAAGTTAGTAAAGAACATGGAATATTTTCTTTAATTATGGCTGTTGTATGGTTAAATAATTTACTTAAGTAGTCGTTGGCTTTTTAACCAATCTTCTTGGGATTGAATATTAGTTAAAATTGGACCCGGTGGTGGTGTTGTTATGGGAAAACTTTGTAACAAAAACTGAATAGGAATTTTATTATCATCATTTCTCATAAGCATAAATTCATGTAAATGAGTCTGTAGCCATTGGGGTTTAGAAAGTAAAACATTCCAGTTATCGTCATATGGACAATCTCGAATTTTATTTTTATCATTCGATTTGGTGAAAACATATCGATTTACGTTATAAAATAAACCGTCAATATTAAGATTGGAATGTATCCATTTCATATATTTATTTAAAACATCTTTGGGCATTTCCCCTAGCGAACGCATGTTTATTACCATATCAAATTTAAAATTATATTTTTCGAATTCACCGAATGGTAATAATAATATATCGAAATTATCATTATCAACATCAATATTGATGTTATCTATTAAATTTATTATTTTTAAATTTGGATTAACTTTTTTTAAATAATAATGTTGTAACAACAAAACTTCAGGAAGATCTATGATAATATACTTGGTTTTTTTATATAAACTTTTAATTTTGTGTGCTAAGTCACCATATCCCCCACCTATTTCTACCACTATATCCATTTTATTATTTAGTTGATTTGCGAATCGATTAATTTGCCAAGTAGCATAAATTTGATATAAATCATCAAAATTAAGCATATATTCTTTTTCATTATGTTGGTGTAAATAATTACGAGGACATCCTGTATTATCATTAAAAGGAATTTTATCTAAGTCATCACCCAACATAATCACTAGTTCTTCAAATCGATTTACTATGTCGTGAATTTCATGTTTATCATAATACGTTGAATAAGTTGATCCATTTTCTAATAGTGTATTTCTGTCCTGTGACGGAAGTCCCGTCTCTAACATATTACTCATTCCATTAGTTCTGAAATTTTCCAAGTTATCCATGTATGCAATTAGATTATAATATGTATCATCGAAAATATCCCAATGATCTTGTTTATCATATTTTGTTTTTTTCAAAATTTCATATAAATGATTATATAATTCAATATTCATATTAAATTATATCAAATATTTAGGTTTATATTCAGATGAAATTAATATTACCATTTAATCCGTCTTGTCTGAATTGTTTCACTGTATTTAAACTAGCGGTTTCTAATTCATCACCAATTCTATTCATTCTAGATAATACACTTTCAGGAACAGTTACTATATGAGAGCCTTGATTCTTGGCTTCAAACATATTATATATTGTTCTACACGCTGCCCATAATATTTTTACATTAGGATAATCTTTAAAGGTATCAACAGCGTATTTAACAATATCACTGCAATCTACACCAGAATCGTTTATTCTACCTCCGAATATCGAGATTATAACATCATTTTCTTTTCCAAAACAATACGTCAAAGTATTAATTTGATTTTTTGTAAATATGGCGGTCACATTTACTTTGATTCCATCATCATGTAATTCTTTGATAATATTCGTATTATAATCGCCTGTTGATTTAATTACAGGAACTTTTACAAATATGGAAGATGGATTGTATGATGATATTTTAGATGCTGTGTTGTATATATCATCATCATTATCATCATATAATTGAAAAGATATGGGTCTTCCTTTGGTATATTTTAAACTATCCAATATAAATTTTTCATAATCATTAATCCCTGATGCTTTTAAAAATGATATATTGGTAGTAAATCCTTTTATATCATTACCACAATTATTTGCAATATTTGTTCCATCATAATATACGTCTATCCCTTCCATTTTTTATATATTATTATCTTGATTTACGTTTATGTTAATATATTAAAAAAATGACAAATATATATATTTCAAGTGATAATTTGGATTGTGATGATGTGGCACGTTTTATGTATGAAATGAAAATACAATCACGTGTTACATCCAACAAATCAATCGTGTATAAAAATGAGTTTTCGTTAGAAAATGGATGCAAAATTAAATTAGATGAAAATAAATCAAAAAAAGAAATTATAACATTATGGTTATCAATCAAAAAAAATTTTGATTTAAATTGTGCATGTATCAAAACCCAAGATTATAAAGGTTGTTCAAATAAATATATTAAATCTTAATTTTCACACAAACAGTATCGTAATTATTAAGACGAAGTTTATGATAAACTGTATTTCTATTTATTTTGGGTGGAATGAAATCAGGAACATGATAAAAAACAGGATCATCGGATTTTCGATAATATACATTTAACATTTCATAATTAGTATCATTAAGTTTATTTAATTCGTCCATAAGTTGTTCTTCAAAAACATTTGGAATACGTTGAATACCCTCACTTATCACACCACTATCACAATATATCATAATATTAACTTCATAATTATATAAAATAATAAGTCTTTTAAGTTTATCCGTGCCAAAAAATTTGGCATTAATTTCGTTTTGTGTTACATCTACTCCATAATCACGATAAATATGGCGAAACATATATTTTTCGTGCATTTTAACTTTATAATAATTATTCATGGGTGTATATTCATCGCAAAAATCTTTAATCATGATTATATATTTATTTACGATTTATCTTAATATTCAAATTTTTTTATTTTTAGTACAATTTTGTTCGAGAATATTCATTGCATCAAGCACCAAATATGAAAACTCCTGTCTATGTGTTTTATATAGATTTTCGTCGTCTAATTTATCCATGTGGGAATTTTTAGGTGAAAATGGTGGATTAAACACAAAAGATGTTAAAGTTTGTGCAAATTCAAATTGGTTATCTAAATATTTATTATCGGATTGTATGGATTCAATACATTTATTGAGTTCGGACAATTCTAAAGTTGATTTTGATTTTTGTTCTAATTCTTTGTTTTCCCAAGATAATACGTCACATCCAAATTTAATTGACATAAAAATTAGTTTATCATGAGATTTATATTTTTTCATACGTTTTATTAGTTCTATCATATTGTCAATTAAGACAAATTTTGCCTTTGTTATTGAACTAGTATCATCACCTTCCAGTTCTGTATTATAATTATCAATTACATTATTGTTTAACATCGTATTTTTTGAAACTACTCCGTCAATCATTGTTTCATATTTGAGATAATCGGACATTTTATATATAATAAATATATAAACTTTATATAAAAAATTTTATAAAATTCGATGTTTTTAGTAATCTAAATCATCAAATTTCATAAACCTATTATCAATTATAATAAGATTACAAATATCATTAAGTCTCATTAAGTCCCCCCCAGTATGTTACGAACATTATTTTTATTAATAAAAGTTTGTTGGCTTAGCCAACAAACTTTATCCTTCATCCATGAGTTTTTTTGCGAAGCCAAAAAACTCAGTTGGTGTCGAATAGACACCAACGTGATCGTTAGGACGAAGTCCTAACATTTGGATTTGCTATGCAAATCCAAATTAGACGAAGTCCTAACATTTGGATTTTGCGATGCAAAATCCAAATTTAATCACTAAATGCTCTTTTATCATTTTTCCAATCAATCTCTGGTCTATCAATTGTTTCATTACGTTCAATCATAGCGGACAATATTAGGGGTTCTGTATCAACAACAGATTCATAAAAATTTTTTAGTGCATTAGTATCTTTTGGAAAACATGTTCCACCATAACCATATTTACCATCGGGTCCAGGAATAGAAGTATGGCTCGTTCCTATTCTATTGTCGCATGTTACACCCTTCAGTAGATTTGAATAACTAATATCAGTTTTACTACATAATTTGTGAATTTCGTTGAAAAAACTTACTTTTAAGGCTAGATAACTATTTCGAACATATTTTGCGAGTTCTGCTTCTCTATTTAACATAGGAGTTACATTGTTATATTTGATTTTTTTGTAATCATAGGCATTATTAATAAATTGTTTATATTTATTATAAAACGATACATCGATTGCATTTGCACCACAACCAATAATCCAGTTAGAACAATTAATAAAATCATTAATGTAATTTTGTTCTGTCAAAAATTCAGGCATAAAATAACAACCAAATGTATCAGATGTTCCTGGCAATACAGTTGAACGAATTATAATTCCATTTTTTATTCCCACATCATTTAGACTTTCAACCACATTTTTAACTATGGATAAATTGCATGTTCCATCACTTTTCATGGGTGTTGGAACACAAACAAAAATAAAATCACATATTTTGAGATCTTCCAATGTTAAACCCTGTGGGACACATTTCTCAGGAATAATATCATATACTAAAAGTTTATTACTAAGACATTCGAGAAGCATGGTTGCACCTCCCACAAATCCATTTCCTATTACTCCAAAAGTTATATTACTCATAATATAAATATAATTAAGTATATGTTTATATACTTATTTGAATTTGACAAATTTAAATATATGATAACTTTGCACAATCAAACTTAGTTACATATATATTTTCAAAAAAAAAATTGAATATATATACTTAAAAACATTTAAACATAGATATATAGAAATATGGACACTACAGATATTCAAAAGAAAATCCCAGCATTTATGCCCAAGGATATTGATGTTAATAAAATCGTATATGGTAAATCAGAAGAAATAACCACTCAAGATAAAGTTAAGGTTGGACGAGTTATTCCTGTTTATTATAAGGATGATGGAACATTATATTATCTTGATATTGAACTTCATAAAACTAGATTTCCATTTGGTGTTGATAGAAAAACTCTTAAAAAATCACCAGATGGAACAAAATATGTTACTGCAAATTTTGAGGGTAAGCCCAAAATTAATGCTGAAATTGTCAAAGGCAATAAACGACATGATAGATTCAGAAATGTATATGAATCCATTGAAAACCATGTTAGACAAGAAGCCGAGAAAAATAATGAATTATTCTTTGGTAAATCTAAAAAACAAGTTAATGGTAAAATGATTGCTAAGAGTTGGAGATCACAGATTAAGATCAGTAAAAATCCAGATTATAATGACAATATTTGTTCGACACTTAAGGAATTTGGAAAGGATAAAGTTTTAGGAACTACTTTGTGTGATGGCGATAATTCCAACGCTATTATCAAGAACACTGAATCATTTGTATGTCAATCAGGAATGAAAAACATGAGTGGGACAAGCATCGTAAGAATTAAAGATATTTTTATTAGTTCAGACAAAAAACTGAATTGTAGAAATACTTATGAAACGATTCAGTTGTTTAAATCATCCGATGGTGGATTTGATTATGAACAAAGGAGAACGATGTATAAATTTGTTGATGAAACTGATGACGAAGATGATTATGACAATGAAGAAGAAACTAAAGACGATTTCGTGGAAGTTAAAGACGGAAGGGACTCATCATCAGATGAAGATGATAGCGATAACAGCGATTCTGACTAGTTAATTTACTAATATAAATTTACTAATATAAATTTAATAAATTTAATAAATTTACTAAATTCATAAAAATATCAATATGTTGGTAAAAGGATTCCAGATTTAGTAATATAAATTTCTGTAGATGGATAATATTTATCATCGACATTCATATCCTCTATTGTTTTAATTATATTCATTCCAGATATAATTTCGCCAAAAACTACGTGTTTTCCATCTAAATGTTGGGCAGGTGCAGTAGTTATGAAAAATTGAGATCCATTGGTATTAGATCCGTTGTTCGCACTAACCAATAACCCTTCTTTATCGAGTGATATTGATAAATTTTCATCATCGAAATGCTTACCATAAATAGATACACCTCCTGTTCCATCGTTATTTTCAAAATCTCCACTTTGAATCATGAATTTTTTGACGATTCTAAAAAAATTACAACCTGTATAGGCAGGTTGATTATCATCTGTAATGGGTGATTTAACTGATAATTTTCTGAAATTATTACATGTTATGGGACATATATCATCATATAATTTAATAATTAATGTTCCATAATGCTGTTTTTTTGTTCCTATATCAAAATATATATTGGTGTTTTTAGGAATAGTATCGAAATCTACATTTTCGTTACTTAGTATATATTCATAATTTAAATGTTCATTGATGGGGGATAATGTGTTCGAGTCATCTTCGTGGTGTTCTTGTTCATAATCCATTGACTTTCTAGATGATGATTTAACTGATAAAGTGTCATCACATATGGTGGGAAGTTCTACATTTTTTTTTTTAAATATAAGATCAGTGAAATCTTGATATATTTGATTGTTTTTGTATAAAAAATATAATAAAAAAAATGCGAATATCGCATGATTTATACTGACGTCCATAATATTATGATAATATAATGGAAAATTAATGATAGTAGTAATACGCACTAAGGAGTATTATTTCCGTGATATACTAAGGAAATAATGTTCCTTTGGGTCCAACATACAATTGTTTGTTCCCTAACTCATGAACACGGATTAAATCCGCAACTAGTTTAAGTGGTTTAGGTGACCCATCTACTGTGTCAGAAATATCACCACTATGTGCTTGTAATTTGACACTATTAGGTATATCTTCACTCCCAGTTACTTTGTATAAATATCCTTCTTTCAAATCAGCACCACTACCTTCGTATTTTAACACAAAAGCATCTCCAAATTTGATATTATCTACTTTGGAATTATCAGCAGGGTTGAGAATGGTGAATCTGTTAAATCCGGGTCCTGATTGATGAGAATGAACACGCTTTCCAACTTTAATAAATAATGATTTATTAACACTATTAATATATGCATTATGTCTTAAAAAAACGGTGTCTCCATATGATATTGGAACTTGTCTGTTGGGTGATACAACACCACCATCAACATCTTCTTTGACAAGTCTTAATTTTGATAAATTAGTTTTTACTTTATCTATTTCAGATTGAACTAATATATCACTTGATGTAGGCGATCTTTGAACAATATTTTTATTATCCGAAGTTTCTGTTCCAGATTCATATAAATCGATAATATCTCCACTATACAATACCCCACCAGCACGTTTATTGTCTTCATAAGGAGTTCCAGAAAATCCTTCTTTTGTTTTCATATCTGTTAGACGACGAACTTGATCCGTGAGTATTTGCCCTACACTTCGTGCTTGTTTTACTAATTTTTCACTTCCTTCATCAACAAATCCTTCCACATTTTCATCACCCATCATGTCGAAACCTGAACCTTTAACTCTTTTATTTTTCAAATCTATTTCTTTTTTTATTTCACTTGATGTTGCACCTGAAAATTCATGCAAATCATCTGCATCACTGTCATATCCTAATACTTCTGATTCTTGTTTTTCCTCTTCTGAACTTGATGAACTACCTCCCTCTTCTTGTTCATTAAAATTTTCTCCAAATCCGACATGTTTTGCTCCTAAACCGAATCCAGCACCCAAACGAGAACTTTCACCAACTTGTGGTGCAAACATATCTAAAACAAAAAATGTCACTGCTCCTGTTAAGGATATTAATAAAATTTCCTTGGGTAAAACATCTTTACTAACTAAATAAATTGCTAATGCAATAGCCAATCCCTCCAAAAAATATTTAAGAAACGACTTCATTATTATATATATATTATATATATAAATTATTAACATAAATTATCTAAATTTTGAATCCTTCAACTTCAAAAGTATCTTCATCCTCATCATCATGATTTTGGAAGTTCTCTTCCTCTTGGCTATGGAAGCCTTCAAACTCATTCCTATTCTCATTCTCATTCTCACTCTCGAAACCTTCTTCCTCAGAGTTCTCCATACCTTCTAAAAATCCTACGTGTTGTGCACCGATTCCGAAACCAGCACCAGTTCTTGCACCACTTGATACAGCAGGTGCGAACATATCTAAAACAGCAAAGGTGATAGCACCAACCAATGCAATTTTTGCAACATCTTTAACATTAGTTTTCTTTTGGGGGATAACGTAGGCAGCGACAGCGATGGCTAAACCTTCAAGTAAATATTTTACGTATTTCATAATTAAATCCTGCATGTTATTTTATATATAAGTGTTTTAGAAAAAAATATTTTAGTAATTTATTTATATCTCCATAATGGACCCGAACAATTAATATCACATTTTTTAATAGTAAATATTCCTCTTCCTTCTAAACTATTGTTCGTTGTCACTATCGTCCCACCCTCCTTTGACGCTAAATAATTATTTGCTTTGGCGTTTGAACCCACATATTTAATACGCATAATATCCCCATAACTTATTCCTTTACCACGCATGTTTATTGGATCATCTTCGTTTTCTATAATAAATAATTGACGTTGTTTATGTGGTGTATCATAATTTCCTGTAAGAACACCAAAATCAGTATTTGCTATATATTTATCGTTTGAATTATCATTATGTTTAAATTCTATAATGTCTCCATAACGTAACATATTCAGTTTTTTAAAATTTTTATTTTTCTCACCTAACCCCTCAATTCGTAATTTATTCAAACGCTTGGTTTTTTTATCAGATAAAGGGGAAAATACCACAACATTGCGTTTAGTATCGTTTTGCAAAAATAAATCTTGTTCATTATCTTCAATAACAGATATGTTAATAACATCTCCAGAATATATTAATTCATGTATTTTAGTTCCATGTGTTCCACCAACGACTTGCCCAAAAACGAGTCCTCGTTCCGCAGCCGTTACATTTCCTTGAAATGCTTCATTAATGGGTGTCTCAGAAAGTTGTTTATCTGATTCATATTCTTCTAAAAACATATTTTCAATATTATCATTATCGTCGTCATCATCGGAAGCCATCATTTCTTTTTCCAAAATGGATAAATCAGTATCTTCATTAAAACCTTCAACATTAAATCCCACGTGTTTAGCACCTATACCAAAACCCAATCCACCATTAAAAGAATCAAACAGAGATGATTCAGGACATATGGTATCCAAAACAATGAAAATTGATGTGGTCGTAACCGCAAATATAATTGATTTTTCAAACGTAAATTTATTTTTTGGTAGTAATGAAACAACCAGTGCAACCGCAATTCCTGAAACTATATATGTGGGTAATTTATATACTAGTCTATCCATATTCAAATAAATTTATACTATTATATTAGATTATTAGTATATAAATTTAAAAAAATTATAGTTACCAATCTTTAAACCATATTCGTTATTAGGAACGCTAACATAAGTAAATCCTATGTCTCCTAATACATCACTATGGACACTCAACTGTTCATGATAGTCCTGTGTTGATATTTTGACTGTTATCACGATACTTTTTTCATTTCTTTGATTTATGATATTAATATCTTTATCAGGAATATTTTCCATAATTTGCTTAAATTGAAATGAAGATGTTATGAATTGTTTCAATATATCATCAGGAATGGATTCGTAATTTAATGAATAATAATTTATAAATTGCGTTAAATTATATTCGTTAAATTTACAAAATATGTTAAGTTTAATATTTTTATTACGAAACATATTTTTACTATCATTATTATCAAGTATGCTTATTTCATACATATTTGTAAAGGTTCTTAGTCGTGTGTGAAACAAATTAATAACTTCTATTGAAGAAATATTTGATAAATATAAAGTAAATATGATATTAAATTTACCACTAAAATCTCCTTTGTCAAACAACTCATAATTACCCCATTTGTTATATTTTACGTTTTGTAAATTAAAATAATTTCCTAATAAATTTTTATTTTTATAATAATTTGATATAAAATCATATAAATTGAAATGTTCTTTATCAAAATAGACGAATATATGCGTTTCTAGTAATTTTTCTACAATATTCATTAATAATAATATTTATAAATTAATCTTTAAGTATGCGTTAAATAATATAAAGATAAATTAAAATTTAATATTATAACAATGAATATTGATCTACATAGTTCAAAGCCACTAGGTCGTGATAAATTAATAATGATTAAATTGATAGAATTTTATAACGATAAACAACATCTAAAAACACTGATCGACATCGTATCAGGAAATGCGGAAATATCTTTACGTGACGTGGATTGGTTTGTGACTAATTATTCGAAAAAAAATAACATTATTTATAATGTCACTGATAATGATATTACCAAGCAATTTATGGTATTTACTAATTACAAATCTCAATTAAAAGGCTTCGGTAAAGTTTTTTTCGATCCATTTTGTCGTAATAAACGTATTAATTTTACGTTTGAAACAAGCAAATCCTTAGTAACAACTGTAGGACAACTTAATTTTTTCAAATGGGCTATCTCGAATGACATTATCGATTATATAAATAATCATTTATCAGAAATAAAAAAAGATATGAATGCATCGACAAAACATTTGAAAAATTCAAATAAAATTGAACCTAATATTCGTAGAAAACGAACTACTTTGTCAGTTAGTGCAAACAGAACGGTGAATAGACATGTTGTTCCTGTAGTTATGGATTTTAGTGGAAACGACAAAGGTAATTTATCTAATAAAGTATCTAAAACGATTGAAAAATTATCACACAAAGTTGAAGATGAAAGCGTAAATCCATATTTCAATCGGTATATTGCGGTGTGTCATCAATAAAAAAAAATTGATTGTTTTATGTCGTGGTGTCTATATTGATAATATTCTTATAATGGACAATAATTTACTTTTACAATATGGATTATTAAATGGAGACAACAATATTATATATAACTCACTAATAATGAGTGCAAATGATGTTTTAATTAAACAATTTTCGTCGTTATGTTCGTTTCTTGGAAAAAAAACATTGGATATGATTTCGAATTATAAAATTAATAAATATAAATATTATGTCAAATTAAATGGAAAAGTAACTTCTGATGGATATAATGGTTATAGATATACTTTTTCGAATAATTTTAGAGGAATATTATATCATATCAGGACTAACGTTACCCAATTCAAAGGTTTAAATCATGTCGTAGAAAACATATTTTCCACGAGTAATAAATACAATGGAAATAGTAGAGATACACGTCATGATGGAGAGTATATGTGTGATAATGGTTCATTTGAAATAGATAAAGATATTGTCTTGGAAATTAATATGAATGAAACAAGTGATGGAAATGACACTACATCCAAACATTCAACTAAAAATATTATTATCTATCTAAAAAGCAATCATAAAAATATTAGTCAAATAATGGAATTCATTAATCAAATGAGATATACATATGAAAACGAAAATAATATTACTAGGATAACCAATATTCTATATTTTTCGTTACACAAATATGATGAACAATTTGCATCGGAAAAATTTGTGGAATATGTATTTACCTCAAATACTACGTTTGACAATATATTTTTCGATCAAAAAGAATCATTTATGAAACAATATAAGTTTTTCGTAGAAAACGAACAATTTTATAAAGATAAAGGAATACCATATCGTTTAGGAATATTGTTACACGGACAACCTGGTTGTGGTAAAACAAGTTTAGTTAAGGCAATTGCTAATGCTACCAAACGACATATTATGTCAATTAATATGTCCAAACTTGAAAAACTATCATCATTAGAAAACGTTTTTTTCAATAAAAAAATAGGTGGATTGGAAAGGTACATACCCATAAATAAACGAATCTATTTGATAAGTGAGTTTGATGTGAGTGATAATGATATTTTGAAGACACGAAAAATAGATTATGAAGGAACAAAAGAATATGAAAAAATCGAAGTGTGTGATAAAGGCAAATTTCCAAAAAAATTTAAATACAAAGATAATGAAGAAATTACTTTAGGTAATTTCTTGGAAATGTTAGATGGATGTATGGAATGTCATGGTAGAGTAATTATATTTACTACTAATAATATTGATGATATTGATCCTGCATTGTTGAGACCTGGAAGAATTGATATAAATATAAAATTTGATAAATGTTCGATTCAAAATATTAAAGATTTGACAAAACATTTTTTCAATATTGATGTCTCGGATGAAACCATAGAACGTAAATTTGGTGATAAACAACATTCACATGCCGATATAGTTAATACATTCAAAAAACATTTCTTAAATCCACAAGATATTTATAAGTAATATATACTATGTATGATGATGTTTTAGAAATGATAAATGATTTATCAAAATTGAATAATGTTAATGACATTGCCGATATATTTTTAAAAACATATCGGAGACAATATGCAACTGGAATAGCATTATTATTTTTAGGTATAGTAATGTTAGTAATCGGAAAAAATTGATGAATAAATTTATAATATATCATAAATGAACGATAATAATTCTACAAAAATATATTTACATCAATTATTTACTAAGGAGTCATATATTAAATATATAGACCAATTTAATAATAATGAAAAAGATGTAAAAGACTATCAAGATATAAATAAACATGAAAAACGACTTGGTAAATCTGACAATGGTGAAGATGGATTATTGAAATATATCGTTGAAAAAATTGGTATCAATAATAAATATTATGTAGAATATGGGGCGTGGGATGGAACAACATCATCCAATACATACCATTTTCGTGAAAAAGAAAACTGGAATGGATTAAATTTAGAAGGAAATATTAATAAAGTTAATAGTATATCTATCGAAGAACGAACACGGATTAATTTACATCAAGAATATGTAACTGAAGAAAATATTAATTTTTTATTTAAAAAATATGATGTCCCAAAAGTATTTGATATACTATCCATAGATATTGATAGTTATGATTATTATACATGGAAAGGGTTAACTGAATATACTCCAAACATAGTTATAATTGAATATAATCCAGGGTTACCTAATGATATACCTCTTGTTGTTGATAAAAAATCTGAAACTAACCATGCGGAAAGGGGTTATTTTGGTGGTAATTTATTAGCATATTTTTTACTTGCAGAAGAAAAAGGTTATAAATTTGTTACTACTGTAAGATGGAATGCTATATTTGTTAAAAAAGATTTGTTTCACAAATTAGAAATTAATGAAATATCAAAAGATGAATGTATTAAAAACTATTTTAAACCCAATAAATGGTGGGTTAATGAAGTTTTTCATAAAAGAGGATTTGGAAATTATGACTCATGGATAACATTTGCATCATTAACATAGAATTTTGGAAAAAATTGATGTATAAATTCATTTCATGAATTTATATTAGTATAACAATGGATACTAATATGATGTTTTTACAAACTGGATTACAAAATAATATCATTAGTAAATTTAGAACGAACGATATTATATTTGATTCGATAATGACAATTGTAATTATTAGTTTAATTGGATGGTTATCAACGCAATTTACGACATATGGAAGAAAATTATTAGATAAAATATTAAAATTAAGATTTACTGGATATACTTATGAAGTTAAAATAAAAGGTAAAGTAATTACTAATAAATTTGGAGAAGAAAAATATATATTTTCAAATAATTTTAAGTCTATTTTGTATCATATCAAATCGAATATTATGAATTTTAAAGATTTGTATAATGTAATAGAAAACGTGTTTGGTGCAACTAGAAAATATGAAGATGGAGTTGATTTTCCTAATCATCATTACACAGGAGAATATATAAGTAACAATAATAATGAATTTGAAATTACCGAAAATATTTTTGCGGAAATAAGTATGGACAATAATAATAATAACAACAATGAGAAAAATAATGTTAATATCAGTAGCCAAGATATTGTTATTTGTTTGAAAAGTAATCATAAAGATGTTGGAGAAATATCTGGATTTATTGAGCAATTAAGCATTATATATAATGATAAAACAAATATTGAAAATATCAAAGATATTTTGTATTTTTCGTTGCACAAATATGATGAAGAATTTAACTCAGAAAAATTTGTAGAATATGTTTTTAATTCCAATACAACATTTGATAATATATTTTTTGATCAAAAAGAGGAATTCCTTAAACATTACAATTTTTTCATAAAAAACGAATCGTTTTATAAAAAAAAAGGATTACCATATCGTTTAGGAATTCTTTTACATGGATACCCTGGTTGTGGTAAAACAAGTTTAGTTAAAGCAATTGCAAACGCTACTAAACGACACATAATATCTATAAATATCTCTAAACTTAAAAAACTATCTTCATTAGAAAACGTCTTTTTTAGTAAAAAAATAGGCGGGACAGAACGCAATATTCCTATCGATAGACGTATATATTTGGTAAGTGAGTTTGATGTAAGTGATAACGAAATTTTGAAAACCAGAAAAATTAAATATGATAAAGGCGAAAGCAAGGACGATGAAAGCGAAAGTGAAGACGAAGATAAAAAAAGTGATAACGAATTAGTTGAAACACTTAAAAAAGGATTTCAATCTAGTATTATCAAACATGATGATGATGAGAAAATTACCTTAGGTAATTTTCTAGAAATGTTGGATGGATGTATGGAATGTCATGGTAGAATTATTATATTTACTACTAATGATATTAAAAAAATAGATCCTGCACTATTAAGACCTGGAAGGATTGATATAAATATCGAATTCGAAAAATGTTCAATTCAAAATGCAAAAGATATGACAAAACATTTTTTTGATATTGACGTTTCAAATGAAACGATCGAACGCAAATTTGGTGATAGAAAACATTCACATGCAGAGGTAGTTAATATATTTAAACAAAATTTTTTAAATTCAAATGATATTTTTAATTAATAACCAAAAACATAAGATAAATAACTTTTATTATTAATTTTATTTGTTTTATTTTGTCTAATTTTTCTTTGCATCATTTTAGTGGCAATTATAAGTTCGCAATATTTATTATTATATATTTTAGATTTTGCGTAATTATTGATAACCATACCACTATCGCATCTTTCATCATTCTCATAAATATAAAATTTAAAAGATATTATATTTCTATTTATATAATTAAGAATAAATGGGAAAAAATCTATAAATCTACGATAATAAGTATTTAGTATGTCCATAAGATTATTTAACATTAGATTTTATTTTCAAAACGAACTACATGAAAGATTTGAATCATCTGAATAATCTGAATCATACTGTTCGTATAGAATACGATTACGTTCTACTACATGATTTAACACATCTATATTTTTCCTCGATAAATCATCCATTTCTTCGGTTCTCGATTTTCTAGGAACAAATTTGATTGCCCATCCATCTTTTGCTATTGCTGCTAAACGAATTTTATCGTCACATATATGTTTTGGAACAAATTTTAGCGTATCACCACGTTTGGTAACCGCTGTCATACACATATCATAATCTCTCTCGTTTTTTGGAACATAACATATTGAATATGCATCGGTCAATATTGCCGTCATACGAATTTTTCTATTTATAAATTTTTCGGGAACATCTTCTAAGTAATATCCATCACGTACAACCATCGCCATACATATATTTTCCGTGACTAAATCTTCGGGAATTTCATTTATAACATGTGGTTCATTTGTAATGGCTTTAATTAATATTTCCTCATCGAGATATTTAGGTGGTATATCTTGAAAAATCCAATACTCACTTTTTGTATGTGCCAAACAAATTTTTTTATTTACTAAACAAATAGGAATCCAATCAAAAAAATTTGAATCTTGTTCGGCAAGTTTCATGCATATTTCTTCGTTATTTGGATCAGTTAAAACATCTTTTTCTGTTTTTTCTCTAATAACTTTTATTTTATTACAAATATATTCGTCTTCTAGTTTTGTTATGCGATTTTTCTCTACATTTACCTCTAGATATTGATTATTTGTGTGTAACTTGTTGCGTCTAAAACATTCAATAAATGATTCACATATGTAAAACGAACCTGTATATTCATTATTTATTTGAAATATATTATCATTTTTATTATTAATCGTGTAATAACGCATTTTAATAAAATTATACAAATATAATTTTATGTCGTTTGCGAAAAAACATGTGGTAACCATGGTTTTATTTGTTGCTTTGGATATTTTTAAGTTATCTCACTAATGATAAAAAACTAATGTATATTTTGTTCTAAATATACATAAATATATCTCGGTAAAAATATATAAATGATTAGTTTAGATGAAAAACAAACATTAATATTGCATTCTAATAAAAATGAACCCTTTAACAAATGTATATTTGCGTGTCCAGGTGCGGGTAAAACACGTTTATTAATAGCGGAATTAGTGTATTTATTGAATGATGGAGTAGATCCAAGAGAAATAGTTAGTATTAGTTTTACCAAAAAATCTGCACATCAAATGAAAGAACGTTTAAAAGAATATAATGATAATACAATTCCATATGGTATTAAAATAGGAACATTTCATAATGTTGCTTTATCATACATACGAGAATATGAATATAAAAATTTGTCGAAATATACCATAATAGATGATCATGATTATCAAACAATCATAACTAAGTTAATCAATAAACAATTAGAAGTATTTGATTCTAAATTTCCAAAATTAGAAAAAAATGATTATAAATATTTTAAACGAACAATAAAGAATAATATATTGAACATTGTATATTCAAAAGGAAACGATTATAATTTGAAAATATCAGACAAAATAAAATCGATTACAGATAACAATAAAATATATTATAAAAAAAACGGAATAGATTTAGTAACATATAAATATTTTTTAAGTGAATTATATAAATCTATTAATAATTACAAAATACTTAATAAAAATTTGTCTTTTGATGATATAATTCATCATTTTATTGAATTATTGGATACTGAGAAAGGTAAAGAGTTGTGCGATAGTATATCTTATTTATTTGTGGATGAATATCAGGATGTTAATAATAGTCAGGGAATTCTATTAGGAAAAATGTATGAAAATAATCCTAAAATTATATTTACTGTAGTAGGAGATGATGCACAATCCATATATAAATTTCGTGGAAGCGAACCTAAATATATTAGGGAATTTGAAGAAAAATTCATTCCATGCAAAAAATTTATTCTAGAAAATAATTATCGTAGTACAGGTGAAATTATAAATTTATGTAATTCGGTTATTAATAACAATAATGATAATATTAGAAAAAATATGCAAACCATCAGACATCAAGGTATCAAACCTGTTTTATCACAATTCGATAGTGATACGCTTGAAGCGATTTACGTTGTTGATACCATAAATAATTTAATTGATGGTGGTTACCAATATAACGATATTGCTATTTTATCGAGAACTAATCGATATACGAGTGCAATGGAACTGTTATTTGTGAAAAAACAAATTCCATATCATAATTTATCAGGTTTATCTTTATTCGAAACAAAACATGTGAAAGACTTCATGGCGTTTATTAATATTATGATAAATCCAGATAGCGAAATAGATTTCATAAGAATATTAATGATGATCGATAAAATAGGAACGAAAACGTGTAATAGCATTATTGACTGTGCAAAAGACAAATTTCAAAATTATTTAGATTATTTGGTAAATATGGATGGAGATGATAAACATTTTAGTAAATTAGAATTCATAAATAATATATTTGGTAAATTAGTTTCGGATGATTTAAAAATTAAAAAAAACTCTCGTGACATATATAATAAAATAAATCCTTACATTAAAACATATATTCAATCAAATTATGATAAAATAAATGAAAGAACGGATGATATTGAAAAATTAGAATATTTTTTTGCTACTTATGAGGACATATCAACCATGGTTATAGATCTCCATTTGTCTATAGGTGAGTCTTCGGTGAATGAGGATATTCAAGTAAAAGACAATAAAATATTAATATCCACCATTCATCAGTCAAAAGGATTGGAATTTAAAAATATATTTGTCATAGGTGTTCAAAAATGCCCATTATTGACTAACATACATAACGATGATGATATATTTGAGGAAAGAAGAACATTTTTTGTAGCAATATCGAGGGCTATAGATAATTTATTTATATCGTTATCCAAAGAAGAAGGGTTTATGCATAGTGATGAACAATTTAATACAACTTATGGAAGTATATTTGTTAATGAAATTTTGAAATATAACAATGACTTGGTTGAAAATATTAATTATGTTATTCCTAAAAGTTTGGATGTAGGAAATTTAAGCGATATTATTAAAAATAAAATGTTGATAAACGGACCCTCTTATGTCCATAAACAGATGAATAATTTGGAATATGAAATAGGATATTTGAAAAACACTTATAAAATAGATAATAAATATTATCCAAAACTTGTTGGAATGATGTTTGATTTGATAATTACACGTATTTTTATTGAAAAATTTAAAAATTATAAATTCAATCAACATATATTATATGAATTAAAAGAAATAGATTCTTGTCAGCCATTAGTGGAAATATTCACTGATTATAAAATACCTATGGAACAAGATAAGGTGTTTGATACTATTTTAAAATTAAGTGTGTTTTGTAATTATAATGTTGATTATTTAAAGAATAACGAACATTTTTTGAATAACATAGTTCAAAAATTTAAAGGTTATTTTAATAATTATTACTTTAAAGAATATTTGATAAATTTTAAAGATGAGTTATTGGAATTAATTGATGAAATTGATGAATCAGATAGGATAGATACATGTATGTTACACAAATATGTTAATCATGATAAGGTAAAAGGACAAATTGATTTGATAATTAACAAAGTATTAATTGAAATTAAATATTCACAATATCCGATGTTTAATGCTATGTATATATCTCAAATATTGAGTTACAACAATATGACATATGAAAATGATATGGAGATTGAAACAAATTTGTTGTTAAATCCTTGTACAGGAGAATATATTATTTTGCATAATAATGATAATAATTTATCAATATCGAAAAACATATTTACAAAATTTATTAAAGGCTAGCAAAATTTGAATCTAAATTGTCAAATCCGTGGATATTATCCATAAATGAACCACCATTCATAATACCTTCATTTTTAAATTTGGCTTTTGCATCATTTTTATTTGTAGGAACATTTAAATCGAATGTTGTTTCGAAATCATCCGTATTCACTCCTTTAACATGGTGTTCTAGGTTTAAAGTATCATTTCCAAAATCAAAGTTAGAATATGTAGAATCATTACCATTAATTCCTGTTATTATGTTATTTTCTATTTTTGTTTCTTCTTCCTCTTCTTCATCATCACTTTCAATGTTATCTATATTTGCTTTTAAGTTATCGAACTCTGATTCTTCATCTGTTTCGTAGTTTTCTACTAATTTATATTCATCATTAAAATCAGAAGGAGTATTTTGGCTATTTTGATATTCGTGAAAATTGTTAAAGTTTTCTTTGTCTAACATGATTTTCTTTAATACAAAATGAATCATTAAAACCATAAATAAATATTGGAAAAAATTTTTAAACATGTAATATATATAATACATTATATATTATTAGACAAAATTACTTATCAGTTGGAAAATAATCGTTTTTAAGTTTTATTCTTATATTATGTTTTGGAAACAAGTTATATGTCGTGATATTATGCATGTAATATTTGCTACTATCTAATTTGTTATCAATATTATTGTAATAATTATATATATTTGTCATTTTTTCGTTGATTTGACTATATGTTGGTAGATGGACTTGTGAATTTACTGTTTCATCTAGTGAGTTAGCAATATCACTATTAATTTCTATTTTTAAATATATTTTATAAAATGTTTTTTCTAAATTATGTTTTTCGAATAACTGAATTTCATCGAAATGTAATGTAAAATTATCGGTGAATTTCATAAATATTTTATTTATGGTTTGATACCGTTCTACATTATCAATACACGGAATAAAGTAATTAACAAATAATTTATTGTTTTCTAACTCTAACAATGAACGTTTTCCAACATTATTGTCTTTTTCATCAACATTATACAGTTGAACAGGAACATTATTGTAAATCAACATTTTGAACTGATTAAATTTGTGTTGTTGGCTTACATAATTATCAATATTATCATTACAAATTTCATCATTTGCATTATCACAGATATTACATGTATAATGATATTTTGTTTTATGGTTGGTTTTAAAATTATTAGGATATATTTTTATGATATTATTTTCATGGATATACGAATAATAATTAATCCTATCTATTTCACTCCAATTATTTTGTTTGATAAATCGGTCGAGTGTATGGTTAAACATATTTTTATCCATATTAACGTCGAAATACGTTCCATAATTAGTTCCAAATACTATGTCATAATTAACTTGTTCATAAGAATAATTTTTATAGATATTTAATAATTCGTTATCAAAGTTCATATTATTATATTAATAATATTAATTAATATACATCTTCAATTTTTATTTTTTCGTATAGTTCAGTTGCACGTTGGATAATGCTAGTCATATTTACTTTGTAATTCATTAGAGGAACAGCACCTACACCACTGAACGATATTGATTTATCTTCAAATTTATTTTTAAACATATTCATTTTATCAAGTATCTTAGGGAAATTTTCAATATATAATTTTTTCATAATAGGTAGCAATGGTAGGAATTCTTCGCCTGGGTTTTGTAACAAAGATAACATAGCATGATTATAGTTTCCATATTCAATAAGGGTGTTGAAATCAGTATTACGTTTATCATCGTTTTTTACATTTTCATAGCAGGGTTCGAATCTAATAGGAGTTGTTCCTAGTCTTTCTTGAAGTAAAATTATGATTTCTGATAAACGACGACTGGGTGTCCAATCATCTCCACCAAATGTATTAATTAACGATAAACATACCTTAGCCCCTAGATTTTCATCATCGTCGCCAATTGGTTTATGATAAAAATTTGGATGACATCTCCACGTATCAAATGAGGATTTGAAACCGATTTTTGGAGGATCGATTGGGTAATTATCACTAAATTTAATTTTGAACAAATAATATCCACCAAAATAAGGTGTAGGCATTTCTTTTTCTGCGAAACAATCATATTTTTGTTCGGGTCCATAAATCATGAGATAACAATATTTAATATTATCTTCATCGAAATGTATATATACTTTCATTTTTTCAAATTCTTCTGCATATGTTTTTTTACACAAAAGAATGTCTCTATTAATTCGTTTCGTACATAATGACATCGTAAATAATCATGTATATGATTATTTAGAAAATTATATATCAATTTTATTTTTCCGAAACAAGATAAACGTATGGTGGTAATATAGTAAAATGGAGAAAAAATTGATACCAAATAACAATGAATCAAATGAAGAAATAATAATGAATACCGAAATTGATATAACAGAACTTGTTTCGTTGTATATTGATGACGCAAATATAGTGACAAAAAAATTAGAAAATATTGATTTTATTTATGTAGATCCGCCTTATGATACAAATAGGAATTTTACATTGGATAGCAAAAGTAAAAAAATTGGTTTTAATGATAAATGGAATGACAATGAATATGAAGTTTGGTTATCTTGTCTTATATCAAACCTGAAATCAACATTATCTAACCGTGGAACATTAGTTGTTCATATATCATCCGAAAATAGTTTTGTCGTGGAAAAAGTGTTGCACGAGAAATTTAAAAACATTGAAAAAATTTATTGGAAAAGATGTCATGGAAAAAATACAGTCAAAAATAAATTTGGTGCAGTTATAGATATACTATTTGTAGCATATGGTAACAAAAGAATATTTAACAATATTTGTATCCCAATGGAAAATAATTCAGTATGGGCGTTCAAGAATACTGACGAACGAGGACAATACAGTTTAGGTGCATTAAAACATGATAGAACTAGGAAAGGATACGAATATACTATCACCAAAGATGATGTTGAATATAAAAATGAATATGGTTGGAAATTATCCAAGGAAAATGTTGAAAAATTGATTACTGAAAATAGGATACATTTTGTTCCAAAAAAGAATAATATGTATATCAAGATTTATAAGCATGAACATAAAGGAAAGCCATTATCGAATTTATGGAACGACATTCATTCCATAACTCGGACACAAAAAGATCCACGACTATATCCAACACAAAAACCACAAAAACTCATCGAAAGATTAATTAAAATATTTACTGATGAGGATAGCACCGTTTTAGATCCCGTATGTGGTTCAGGAACAACTGGATTTGTTGCTGATAAATTAAATCGAAAATGTATTATGATTGATATGAATGATGAAGTTTTGCCCATAATTACCAAACGATTTGAAAATAAAATTTATAACATTTAATTAAATTTTAGGATTTCACTACAATATTTTCTAAATTTTTTGACACATGATTTTGTATTAAACCTTCTATTATTTTGTTTATTACAATCTATATATACATTTTCTAATTCTTCGTCAGACATACAACTAAGTTTTTTTTGTTCATCCAACATGGCATGTTGAATTCGACATCTAAAAGTGTTAATAGATATTTTTTCACGTTGTGCTTCATAAATAATATAACGCCATCTTTTGCAAAGTAACAATGGATTTATATGCATTATATTGTCAAAAGGTATCGACGATGATTTTGAAAGGTTTTCTTTTGCAGAAATAAGTTGGTGGTTAATTTTATGATTCGTTCCACCAAAAGCCAACGGCATTATATGATCATCGTGTTGTCCATGTTTTTTCTTATTATACTTAAAATTACCATCGGGACGATATTTAACCATTCTAATACCCATTGATTCACCATATTTTTTGTTACATTCCATACAAATATTGTGGATTCCACATTCCATGCTTGGTGATTTTTTAAAATGTTTTTCTACATCTTTATCTTTCTTACACATACTACAACATTTTGTGGTTTTTTGATATATTTTTTTGTATGCATCATATCCTTCTTTATTTTTTTCACGAGAAACATTCAAACGAACCCGTCGTCTTCTTTTGGAACATGTTCTACAAAAATTTTGTAATCCATCACCACGCTTAATCAATATATCTCCATTATCCGTTAATTTAACTCCATATAATTCGAAATTTCTTACAAGAACATCGTTAGAACCTTCATGTTTAACGCCTGTTTTTGAACCACGGACAAGTCCAAAATAACATTTTTTTGTTGAACCTATCTTTTTCTCGATTTCATTATATATTTCTTCATGTTTGTGTATTATATTTTTTCCTAAATTTTTGGAAACTATTCTTTGTGTCGCCATAATATTGTATATTATGATACCTAATAATTTTTCATTTCAATTTTTTTATTAGGCGTAAAATCATATAAATTTTTGTAATATATAGATTATATAAAATGGGTATCTATGAATTGTGTGATGATGATGATTTTGTAAATATATTGAACAAAAGTAATACTGTATATGCTATGGTAGATTTTTATGCTCCGTGGTGTCGCCCATGTAAAAAGTTGTTACCAGATTTAGAGATAATATCGGAAAAATATTCAGATATTACATTCATAAAAATTAATGTTGATGAACATGAAGAGATAGCCGATAAATACCAAATAACAAGTATTCCTTCAATATTGGTGTTTTCTACTAAAAATATAGAAATAGAAGAAAAAATAACAAATTGTTCTGTTAAAGAAATCACTAAATTATGTAAAAAATACGAATAATTAATTATTACGTAAATAGTAACTAAATACATCCCTTCCCAATAATATTGAGAATGGAATTTTCAATGAAGGAGATATATCTTTTTCTTCAATTTTTAACTTTTTAATTAATTCAAGTGATATATCGTGGTTAAATATATCTTTAGTTTCATCTTTAGGATCTGTATTTTTGTTTCGTTTTTTGGGTATTTTGAATTTATTATTATAATCATTATATAAAAAAATCATCACTCCTAATGGAACTAATGAATCTGGAGTTAAATTTTCTTTATTATTGTATTTCATGTAAGTAAAAAAAATAGGATTATCTATGAAACGATAGTTTTCATGTTCATCATCAGATATATATGATTTTTTTTTATTTGTGTGCCAAACATTAAAATTCATACCTATTGGTGTAATGATTTTACTAATAGGAACATTCATTAAATTTAAGTTGGACAAATATTTGTATATTTTTTTCGTGTCATTTGACATATTATGTTAATGTATGATATTATTAAATATGTAAATTATACTTATTTATTGAAAAAATCGGTTATTTTCCTTAATCCCTTAACATCATTATCATAAAAAGATTTCATTTGTCCAAACATCATTTGAGATGTTGCTTCAGTTCGTTGTTCATCTCTTTTTTTTTGAATTTTCCTAATATCTTTTCGAATTTTTTCCCGTTTGATAGTATCAATTCCTGGAATGTCTTTAATTCTATCGAAATTTGCTAGTTTATCAACGTCTGGTTGGACAAAATTATATTTTCCTTTTTTATATTCATTTAAATGTTCTAAAACCAATCCAAATAATTGACTAACTGGTTTTTCTACTTGACATTCTAAGTAAATTTTGTAATCCAATTTTAAATTATTTTCTATAATATATTGTGGATTTTCTATTCTATCTCCTTGAAGGGTTTTTATTCCTTTGCGTTCTTTAGTTTGAACATAAGCATAAGGAACTCTATCATTGCTTTGTGGTTTATTTCCTGGGTCTCTATCCCCAATTCTGTTGGCTAACACCTTGTGTGCGATAGATTCTTCATTTTTATATTCAGACCTTAAACTTTTAGTTACTATAAATTTATCCATCGGAAATGCACCATCAAGCAATTTTTGTGCTTCTTTTTTGACCCACATTTCTGCTTTTTTAACCACATAATCCCGAACATTGATTTCAGGATTTTTTTTTAATATATCTTTAAATTCGTTACTAATATGGTGTTTTAGTATGATATTGACAGCACCACCATATATATGTTTTACTATCTGTGCATTATCCCTTCGTTTTAATACAATTCCCATAGAGTTAGTATAATATTTATCAGTATAATCAGTATAATAGTTACCTACATATCTCTTTTTTGATAGTAATACAAATGGATATACTGCTTTTTCAAATTCTAGATTATGTGGGCTCGGTAATAATTTACTAATCCGTGCTGATGCTTCCGTGCATAGTCTAATACTTTCATGAACAGCGTCTAAACCGTGCATAATCCGTCCATCAGGATACTTACATTCAAATTTTAAAAAAACGCTATCTGTATCTCCATAAACCGCTTTGCAACCTTCATAATTTTCTTCACAAAATTCTTTGGCGAAAATCAAATTATATCTCCCTACAGCCGTTGTTGAGGCGGCGATGTCTTTGAAATAAATAGGAGATGTTCCAGCCCCAATTTGTCCGTATAAACTGTTAGCCGTCAATTTAAAAGCAAGTTGCATACCTTCTAAAATTCCAATCTTAAAATCGTTACATTTTTTAGCAACACTTTCAATTAGATTTTTATCCAACACACATTTATTTTTGCATAATTCATCGACTACAAAATATTCTAGTTCAACTTTATCGCCTTTTTCAGAATATATTCCCTCAAATGTTTCACCAGTTTTCATGGTGACAATACTATATTTCATTTGTCCCCTAGTCGCTTTTCTTGCGAATAAGAGTTTCATTAAAATTTTAGGAATAATGCCCCGTGTTTTATCAATAACAACTCCTTTTTCATCAGTTAATGGTTGGACAAATCTACAGTATTTTTTAGGTTCTCTTTTGTTAATAACTTTTTCGAATTGTTTTCCTTTTTGAACATATTCGTAATTATCATATTCAACGGTTTTATACTCATAATTAGGTAAGTTATCATATTTAGGATCAGTTACAATAGTATCATGTGATAAATTATGACCAATCATGGAACTCGGATATAAACTATTATAATCACAAACCACAACAGGATCGAAATATATATCAGGATAAGGAGTTAAAACAATAGCACCTTCATATCCTTCTTTTTTTGTTGGATCAGGATTGACTTTTGGTAATATAGGTAACAAAAAACCTTCCTTTCTACATTCCTTAGCCACCAAACTTAAAATTTTAATTCCTTGTCCTCTTAAAAACAAATATCCCATGGGAACACTGCAAACGTTTGACATACCTACTGCATTAGTAACAATATCTAATTTCGTCATTAGACGATTAACTAATTCACAATCTTGAATACAATAACGTGCAATAGTCGTCCTACCTTCTGTTGATTCTTTTTGCAATCTAAAAATGTCTTTTGCTGATACATCATCCTTATTCTCACACCATTCATATTTTGTATTCGCCATATCATCTAACTCTACAATTGCGTCTAGTGTAACTGAAATTGCATTATCATCAGTATCGATGATGTGAAATTTTTTACCACTTTTATATTTATCAGATTTTATTCCATCATTAATAGATATGGTAATATAATTAAACTTTTTTAATCCTTGGATTTTGTCACAAAATATAGTTGTTTTGTTGTCATTTATGACACATGATTTAATTTTTCCTCTCATGAAATAACTAGAAACATTATCTAAAGTGTAACTTTCCAGTTTTTTACATGGATCGCCTTGAATTGATTTTTGTAAGTCGATAAAAACACGTCCTCTCATAGGAACACCCGTTTTGTTAATTTGCTTTTTAGGGTTTTCATCTTCATTTTCATCATCATCTGTTTTATAATTACGATGTCCAATGAAATATAAAAAATTATCTCCTAATGCACTACTACTTAATTTATTTTCAACTAAATCACAAACAACATTTTTTTCACGTCCTAGTTGCATAAATTTATCTAATATGTCTAATTCTTTTGCACGATAATATAAAAATTTGAAATCAAAACCAAATATATTATACCCAGTGATAATATCGGGATCTAGATTAATAACAAATCTTGTCCATGCTAATAATACTTCTTCTTCAGTCGAATAAGATTCTACATAAGCGTTTTCAATAGGATCGACGCTATCCAAACAAATAATATGTTTAAAAGAACATTCACTATCACCATAATTTTGGATAGTCGAACCAATTTGAATGGTTTTGTCTCCTTCAACAGGTGGAAAATGTTTATCAAAGATTTTAACTATCTTATTTGAATATTTTTCGATTTGTTTATTGAATTGTTTATCTTCATCATCAATTTCATCATCATCTAAATCTTTATTGAAATAATCTTCAGGTTTGATAATCCTCGCTTTTTTAAGTTTTTTAATATCGAAAATTTCTTTAAAATATTTTTTTTCTCTTAATTTATTTGCTACATATGTTATATTTTTAACAGTTGGTTTTTGTCGTTTTTTTGTTTTTTTATTTATTTTGGTAAAAACAAAATGTATATCTTCATCGTTTTTTTCATCTTTGAACGCTAAATTAATTAGTTTTTCAAATAATTTAGGATCTTTGAGAAACTCCGATAACTCAGTATTTCGTTGAATTAGTTTTTTTTTTTCATTACCATCGCTTTCAGCATTTATTGCAATTCGCAAATTTTTTATTCGCCTTTCAACAGAGACATGATAATTTAATATATCTACATATAATTTTCGATAATCTTTTTTTGGTAAAGGAAAATCACCATGACTAGAATCTGCTTCAATATCAAAACTTAATTGTTTCAAAGGTGCTATTTCGTCACATTCTAATAAACCAATATCGTTACAAGTAGTTTCACATTCAATTTGACAATGTGTTACTTTAGGAGTAACTAAAGAACATTGTGTTTGCTTAACAGTAACCCATCCACTTGATTTTAAATTATATTTATGGATAAATTGCAACATTGGATCAACTTTATGCCAAAGTTCAACTATAATATCTCCTAATATAGGTAATTTATAAGGTTCATCTTTGATTTTAGTTATTTTTCTTGAATAAGTATTCATAGCATCTTTGCTACGAAAACTCATCTTACAAAATTTGAATTTAGTATTATCGGTAAATCCTTGAAATTTTTTTTCTTTGACAACCGAATATTTTTCTACTGAATTTTTAAAAATATAATAAACTTTGGATTTTAAATGTTCCACAAAAATATTAAGTTTTTTCTTTTTCCATTTTTGTGGATATATAAAATATAGATGTGGCTTGTATTCAGAAACTTTGCATGATACGGATAAGCCTTTCGATGTTACACCGAATAATTGAACGATGAAATTTGAATTGTCTTCGCTTTTAGTATGTGAATCATCAGAATTATATTCTTCTTCTTCTTCTCCTTCTTCTTCTTTGTCAAAAGAATGCCAGTCATTAACTTGAAATTTTAAATCTTCAGATATAGTTTTGATTTTAGGTTGTTTATTACGAAAAACATCTTCATCAACATAATCTCCTTTGTGGATATTGAGTTTCATGTTATATTACGTTATAGTCTAATCTTTATATTTTGAAATCAATTTTTTCTTGCGTATAACGGAAGTAAAAAAAACCTTAAAATATATAAATTATGACAGACGAGAACGACAATAGATTAGAATACGTAATTAGTTTTAAAATAAATAAAGAATATTTATTTGTAGAAAAAAAAATATTAAAACATGTATTCACTAAACATGAATTGTTGAAATACAAAACATTTTCAAACATGAACACTCGAATCACACAAAGAAGTGAGAAAGATGCTATCAAAAATAACGCATTATATGAAGTAAGTATGGACATAGATGATAAATTACATACGTTTGTATTTACAGATATACGAATGGCACAATTGTTTAGTGAAACAGTATCAAAATATATATTAGACGGTATTGTTTTTGATGTTGAAGGATGCGACCCAAAAAAAAAGAAAAAAGATAGTAAGAAAAAAAAGAATAACGATGAAGATGAAGATGATGATGAAGAAGATGAGGAGGAAGAAGAGGAAGAAGATGATGATGATGAGGAAGACGAAGGCGAAAAAAAAGAAGAAAACAAAGAGGAATAAAAATTGATATAAAATATTACATTAATGATATAATATATATTATTAATATGAGTGAATTAAAACTTCAATATCCAACTAAACAAGGTAACGTTACTAACGACGATATATTAAATTGGTTGAAAAACATAAACAAACATCCAGTTACAGGAAAAGATATTACTAATGATAAAAAAATGTATCGTTTTTTTGCTAGTGAGGCATTAAAACGAAAACTTTGTTATCATCCAATTCTCCAAGAGTTAGCACCTGAGGGTGATAAAAAACCTTTGGAAGATGATGTTAGTAAATTTAAAAATAATGCTTTAATAATCAATGTTTTCAAGAAATATATTTTGTATTTGAATCATTTACTAAAAGAATTACCTAGGGCAACAACACCAGAAATAAAGAAAGAAAAATTTGGTATTAGCAGAGGACGTAGTATCATAATGGATGCTATTAAGATAATTGAATCTTTAGAGGTTGATATGGGCAAAGGAGAAGATATTAAATCACATAAAGGCATTGGAAAAGGAACTATTGCCAGAATAAACGAAATTATCCAAACGGGAAAATTGGAAGAAATGGTGGATTATGAAGATACTATGAATGATGATAAAATAAGGGATATAGCAATTATTGAACTTAAAAAAGTATATGGTATAGGTGAGACTACTGCATCCAAATATTATGATGAATATAATATTAAAAACATTAAAGATTTACAAATTGCGGTTGATTCCCATAAAATAGAATTGACTGATGCACAGATAATGGGATTAAAATATTATGATGATATTAATACTAGGATTTCTAGGGATGAAATTAAAGAATTTGATGTATATTTAAATAAATTAATACATTCAATAGATGTTAAATTAACAGTAAATATAGTAGGTAGTTATCGTAGGGAACGTCCAGATAGTGGCGATATTGATGTCCTATTAACTCACAAGGATTATGAAACAAATACATTTATCAGTGATGTTATTAGTAAATTTAGAGATAATGGTATATTGTTAGCGGTTTTAAGTTCAGGAAACACTAAATTTAATGGAATTATTGAAGTGAATGGTAAGGCTAGAAGAATAGATATTAGATTTGTTCCATATGAAAATTATTATCCAGCATTATTGTATTTCACGGGGAGTGGTAATTTTAATATTGAAATGCGTATAAAAGCCAAACAATTAGGTTATAAATTGAATGAATATCATTTATATAAATTAAAAACACACAAATCTTTATTACCCGGAAAGGTTGCGTCTAAAAAAGATATAGAAGACGAAGTCCCCGTGATAGTAAAAAGTGAAAAAGAAATATTTGACATTTTGTCTATGGATTATTTAGAACCAAAAGACAGGGAACGGGGAAAAGGACATAATTAAATATCATTATTTATTATCAATGGATACTAATAAAAAAAAAATAAGTAAGAATAAATCCAATATAAAATCTACTAAAAAAATAAATATTAAAAAAAAATCTGCTAAAAAAACAAATATTAACAGAAAAACCACTAATAAAATATCGATTAACAAAAAATCTAATAAAAAACCAAAAAATAACAAAAAATCCAATCAAAAAGGAGGTAAAATTCCATCACCTATGGGTAATCCATTTGTCAATAGTTCATCTCCAAATGTTATGCGTTTAAATAATTATATATGTTTGCGGGAAAATACAGTTAAAGATTTGTCTAATGTGGTATATGAATTATTTTCTAGACGTATAAACGAGGGTGGTTTAGTAGAAGATGCGTCTCGTGCAGGTGATTTAAAATTACCGAATGTGTATAGGAACACACAGAGATACAAGGATGATAACGCTTTACAACATGCGTTATTTAACCAAGTTTCATCACTCGCATAAAAAAATCTTAGTATAAAATATAACATGAACAAATCAAATAAATCAAACAAGTCAAAAGCGAACAGAGTGCGTAAAACCAAAACTAATAGAAATAGAAACAGAAAACAGCAAAGAGGTGGTGATGGACAAGCAGGACATACCGTAATGGGTGAATCATATTTTGGAAGACCTGCATTAGGATTTAGTGAAATACAAAATTCTCCACAGTCTCAAGAGCAAGTTAATGCTATGAAAGGTGGAGGTGCGTTAGAATCGTCGGGACATTGGAAACAAGCACCAACAGGTTGGGAAAACGCCAAAACATTATGCAGCGGAACAGGCAGTGGTGATGTTAAATTTGGAGGTAGTAGAAAATCTATGAATAACAAAGTTTCTAAAAAAGGTTCTGGAAAGGCTTCTAGAAAGGCTTCTAGAAAGACTTCTAAAAAAGGTTCAGGAAAGGCTTCTAGGAAGGCTTCTAGAAAAGCATCTACAAAACATTAAGTAAAAAAACAAAATAAAATTCCTATTATTTAATATAGTTATATTAAATAATGTATGAAGGTACGATGAAAAGATTCAGGGAGAGTATAGTTAAAGGAGCATCTGAACATTTAAAAAAAAGCAATTTAACAATTCAAGGAGGATATAATGACAGTAAAATAAGTGTGAAAGATTTTCAAAGTAAATTAGAAGAATATACAAAACAACTTGAACAACCAAATAATGAACAACTTTTTGGTGGTTCGTTAAAACATAATAATGTTCAGGAGTTACCATCGGTTCTGGAAAAAGGAAAATTAAATTTATCGTTTTGTTTGGATGAAAAATATAGGGATAATATGGTATGTTCTGGTGTGGTAGAATATGATAAATTATTTCATTATATGAATTTGTATCGCCAACTAATAGGAATATCAGAATATTATAAATCTAAAAGAGTGGGAATTGAACCACTATCAAATTTATTAATAAAACGAACACCAATCATAACACCCATGACCAAACAAATTGAGTTTGATAATTTAAGACAATTTAAGGAACACGTCAAAAATATTGATTTTATCCATATATTGAACGATGAAAATATTAGTTTTTCAAATACTTTAATGGATGTTTTGATCCACGAATCTAAACTTAATCCATCCATAGAAATATTGGATATTTTAAAATTGGATGGTGTCATAAGTATGACATCTAATGAAGATAATATTAATCCACAAATAAGGATAATACCACACGAAAATACTACTATTACATTGAACGAATGTAAAAAAAAAGTATTAGAAACTTTTATTGGTAATGTTGATGAGCACAAACAAATCGAAGATACCGTTGGTGTATTAGCAAAATTATACGTTATTTACAATGCTTTATTAACAGTTCCTAACAAAAATTTATCTATAATATATGAATCAATGAAATCTAGGGGATCAGTAGTGGAGATAAATAATAAACTAAATATTTTAACAAGTCATTTAAAAAATTTATTAGGTGAATCTAACCTAACATCACATAATGAAATAATTTCTAAAAAAATTCAAAAAATTATTTCATTGGTTGCTAATATTGGAAATGTAACGATTGACAATTTGGATATGAAAACTAAAGAATTTTATAAAATTTTATTAAAAGTTAAGAAAAATAAATTTAGTTATTTTAGGAATTTCAAAGCACTGAAAACAATGTTGATGGCTGTTACTGAAACATGCGAAAATAAGGATTTAACTAATTCAAATTATAAAGATTATTTAAGGAACATGCTTAAAAAAAATAAAAATTTTATTCTCCCAATTAATTTATTAGCGATGAGAGATAACAAATATAATACATGTCAATTCATGTTATTGATGAAATATGATATTACCAAGAGGGTATATGACTGTACACTTTATGTTCTTAAGGGCGACATAGATTTGAATGTAAATCGTAAGGTATATGAAACAAATGTATTTTATGATTATAATAATGTGATGAAACTATTGGCTAATGAAATACGTTCATTATTACCTACTATGAACATATCCATAAACGTATCTATGAGTTGTAGGAAACGTATGACAGGTTTATTCTCAATTAATCAATATGCAGATTCTGTTCGTGATTTAACATTAACAAATTCGAATAAATATGAACTTAATTTAATAAAAAATGAGTATTTTTACCTAGAAAATTATTACCAAGCGTTATATGATATTCATAATATTTTAAATAAATCAATTTCATATGAATCTCATGTTGGACATTTGTATTATTATGGAATATTAAAAGATGGAAATATGAAAAATAAGTTGGAAAATCTTGGGACACATGCACAAAACATGGATAAAACTAAAAAATCAGAATTAATTAATTTATTCATTTCTAAAGTTTTTAGTAAAGGAAAACAAAATTATCATAAATATGTGGATTTTATGAAAATAATTAAATTATATATTAATCAATTTATGAACGAAAAATTTACACAAAATATAAATACTAATGATATTAAACATTTAAGTAATGCATTTATCAGTAAAATACTTTTTGTAAAACATAGTAAAAAAGAGGATTTTGATGAGTTAAAAAAAAATTGATAATGATAAACATGTGCGGTATTATGTGAGTTATCAAATGAATTACAATGCTATTTACGAACATAATAAAACTATTAAGAAAATGCAATTGCTACTTGATAAACATGTTATATTGGTTAAATTTAATAATATGATTCATGATGTGGCGTTCGAACATGGGATCGATCTTGAAAATTTGGATGATGTTTTTAGAAATATGTTAGTAAGGTATGATTTGCGTCTTGCGATGGACATAATTACGAATCATATCAATCACGAACATGTTGTTAATGAGGAACATAAACGCATGATGTTAGGTATTAACATCATACATGATAAAATAAAAATAAAACGTGAATTATTTGCTAAAAGTTTTAGTTCGAAATTGTGCGAAATAGAGGCATTTATTAGTGATAATAAACACATGATAGATCAATATTCATATTTACCAACCGAAATAAATAACTGTTTTCAAAGACAAATGTTCGCATTTGGTGATTATGCCACGGTTAAATATAAAGAACCAAAAAAGAAGAAAAACAATATAAAGAAATAGTTATATATTAAATATATACACATTGAAATTATTTGAATTTCAGTTTTCTTACAAAAAGCAAAAAAATAAAAGTAGTATAAAGGAACGGTTCGTTGGTAATGTAGGATGCTTATTGTAGATAACGATAGATTAACTTCGCAAGAGAATCACTTAACACTGATTGATATGAAACTTGATAAATTGAATAATCAATTTAAAATATTTAGGGATTTGGTATTTAATGAAGAAACGGATATTCCACATGAAACTAATATTATAATGAGGATAACTGCATTAGAAAATGCTGTTAAGGATATAGTTGATAAACATAAATATTTAAATGAAAAAATAGAATCTGTTTATTTGGAAATTATGAACCAAAAAAACAGTGAAAGTAAAAATACAGATATGTTTTTTAGCATAGCCAATTCTAAATCAACACTCTAAAAAACCCTGATAAAGTCACGACATGCTTTAACATACAACCCATCAATTATGTAGTTTTTGTTTATATTTAATTTAAAATTACTATCAATATCAATTTTGGTATAATACATTTTTTCATCTTTTAAAAATGCTACAAAATAATCTTCATATTTGTGATAATATATGTAATCCAAAATGTCGCTACTAAATCGTTTTAACTCATTAAGATGTTTTGTTATATTTCCATGAAAATGTAAGTTTTTATAATATAAACTTTCATGTAATTTATGATTTAATCTGGTAAAATAAATATTTCTGTTGTTAATAGTAAAATATTGTGATATTTCATCTTTATTTATCATATTGAATGTTTTAATATTATCAATATAATCTTTTTTTCGAAATGTGGATTTCGAAGATATACCATTATATTTACAATATTCTTTTAAAGTTTCTACTTTGTATTTATCAATTTCTTCATCTGTTTTGAGTTTATTTATATTTTTATATAATTCATTGTTAGTTTTTTTATCGATAGATTCTAGAACTTTGATTGGTTTATGTTTTAATAGAGGAGTTACTTCTCTAATAACTTTTGATTTGATATTTTCATAAAATTTTTTTTTATTGAAATCACAATTATTTTCATCAATTACATCTTTGATTATATTTAAAACTGTAGTAATATCTATGGAAGTCATGTTTATTACTGATGTGATAAACATCGTTATTTGTTATTCAATTTTTTTTTTACACTGATAATGCTAAAGAAGGAGATCTTAATTGTGATGGATATGTTTCCATCATGCTACCTACATTATATCTATTAGTAGTTGGAATGTTACTATCGGCGAAATAATGGTTTATTACTCGTTCTTGAACTGCTTTGATAAGTTCATCATCAACAATTGAGTTTATATCAGATATATTGCTAATTAATAAATTAGATTTTTTACTACCATTTACGTCTTTTGAGATTCCTTCGAAAAAATGACTTTGGATTAAAAATACATTTAAATATTTTCGAGATTCACGAAGACAATGATATATTTTATTGATAATTTCTTCTAATATACCAACTGAATAATTTACTTTATTGGCTTTTAAATGATGAATTCCTGATGATGAATATGTTACGCCAGGAAAGACTTTTTTAAGCAATAAACCTGCCTTTTTCAGTGATACCTTGGAATCATCCCTTCTACCAAAACTAACTCTTTCAAGAATTTTGTTTATATGCATATCAATGACATTTCGTGGTTGATCAAGACTACCACCAACAGCGTATTCAGAGACATTTGGTGGTCTCGGTAGTAGTGGATCATTGGCGTAAGAGATTGGTGGTGAATTATAAATGCTTGATGGGGGAGGTTGTGTATTGTATTGGGATATTCCAGATAGTGGTGGTTGTTGTACCATTGAAGGTTGTTGTATCATTGAAGGTTGTTGTCCATAATGACTAGAACGTTGGGTGATAGGAAGACTAGTTTTTAGAACATTGGATTCTCTAATGACAGATGATTTGTCTTGTAAATTATCGGCGATGATTTCAAGGTATTTATTTGCTTCATCGGTGAGATTAGGAATGAAATTGTGGAGTGCTGTAATATACACAAATGCTAATAATGAATAAAATGTGCTTTTTTTTTCTGGATCATTAAAATGATATTCAAAATCACTTTTTTTATCCATAACCTTATTGAAATGGTCAATTATTTCATTTTTAATTCTACTTTTACCTCTACCTGCATTATATGTTTTTTTGAAATTATTTTTAATAAGGTTGTTGGGATCATCCATTAGATACTCGTGAAGACTAAACGGTTTGTTTTTTTTTCCACCATTTTTAATGTATTTAGCGAAATATGCACTATCTTTAATTTCCTTTAATTTACTATCTTCAACGATTTTAGATGTATGAATAGTTTTTCCTGTTTCTAATTTTTTAAGATTATCATTTAATTTTTTAAATGTTTTTTTAGAATCTATAAAAGATTTTATTCCACTTCCTATTTTAGCAATTTGTTTAGGATTGATAAAATGATTTTTGGATGAGACATCGCTCATGTGTTTGTAAATATTGAATGATTCATTGGTTTTTCTTGATTTTTTATTTTTAGAAACCATAATATAATATTATATTAGTATATAATATTTTAATGAATATCGAAAACAAGTTCCTAGCATATTGTTATAATAAACAAGGAACACAAAATATTAACAAATATTATTTTCCTAAGGAAAATATAGTATTATCTCGTAAATGTGAAAAAAATTGTGATAAGAAAAAAACGTTTATAACTAGTTATGGACAGAAATTATATTTTAATAGTAGAAAACGTGACAATAATACTTGTTTGGATATTTATCCAATAGTTACAATTAATTATGATACTTCAAAAAAATTTGTTTTCAAAGATTTGACTATTAATAAATTTTACGAAAATAGTGGTTACCCTAATATGTTATCCAATACAGATGTTTCATATGTGAAAGATGATGCACCACATGCGTTTTTTGATAATAGTTATATGAATTTAACAGGGTTAAATTATTTAAATTTGTATGATTCCTATACAATAAACATTTTATTTACACCCACAAAGTTTTCAAAACATCAGTATTTAATACAAAAAGGTGATAACGAATATTCAATTGGAATAAATGATGGTATTTTATTTTATGAATATAACAATAAAAGATTTAATTTACCAATGGTATTAATACCATTCAAAAAATATCATTTATATGCAGATTTTAATCATTCCGAAAATAATTTAAATGGTAGATTTTTCATAAATGGAGTATTAGCAAGTAAAATGTCCCTAAATGTGGAACGTTTAACTGAACGAGACAGGAAAGCAAATATAATAATTGGAAAAAATTATGTAGGTAATTTATATTTTTTGGAAATATATTATTTTAAGTTTAATAGCGAAATAGTTAAAAAAAACATATCTTTGATGGATAAAACTACTTTGATAACCGACATTAACGAAGTTAATAATTCTTTGATAATACCAATGAACAAAAATAACAAATATATCTATCCTAATTTGATTTTAGATAAAAGTGATTGGTCAATATATTTTAAAAAATCTAAAGATTATCATTTTATTAGCATTAGTGATGATGACTCATCAATAAAGTTAAACATCTCTCTTGATGATAAACAAACTTTAATATATAATTTTGGTGGAAAAAATTACATGGTAAAAACTGATTTATTGTTAAATGATGAACATAATAACTTTTTGATAACTTACGATAACGATAATCATAATTTATCAACATATGTTAATAATATTTTGATTGATATTTTCAAAATTAAGTTAGTTATTATCAATCCAACGTTAATTTTTAACAAAAAACTAATAGATTTTAAATTTTATAAACGACTAAAAAAACCATACCAAACAAATGTAATTATATCAACCCTAACTAACACAACTTCAAAAGATAGGGATGTTCCGAATCAAGAAGTTCAAGAAAGTCAAGAAAGTCAAGAAAGCCAAGAAAGCCAAAATCAAGAAAGCCAAAATCAAGAAAGTCAAGAACAATCATATATGATTGAAATGGATGGGTGTTCGTTAGATTCTAAAAATTTAACTATGGAAATTTTAACAAAAACGGAAAATAACTTAAGGGTTGTTTCTAAGGAACTTAAGGATGAGATGATAGAAATAAAACGAAAATTACGAAAAACAAGAAATAAAAAATTTGAGAAAGAACTAGAAAAGAAATATAACGAAGAAGAATTATTAAATATAGAAAAATCATGTTTGAAAAAGTTTAAAAACGAATATTCTAGAAAATTAATGTCAGGACGTAGAGAAAAAACACTCAAATATTTGTCTGATAAACAACATCAAATGAAAAACGAACATTGTGATAAATTGAAACGTGAAATGAAAAAAATGAATGATATTGTTAAAAAAGATGATGATAAACGGATAGGTAACTATTATATAGATAAAAACGCTAAATTATGGACTCAATTTGATATGTTGAATAATAACTATGATAAAAAACCAATAGATCCATATAATAAAATTGTTCCGACAACAAAAAATTTTTCTAGTATTCAAAATGACACATTAATAACGAATGATATATCAAAGCACCTTAAACCTAATTCATTACCAAAAGGAAATAAATTTGATTTGGATATTATTAAAGAACCAAATTTTTGTCAATCTTGTTATGATACCAATAAAAAAGATATAATGTCTAAAGTGACAATCAACGATTTTGATATTAGAGAACACCGTGACTTTAAGAACTATGATCTTAAGCGTTTTAACTGTTAAATTTTAATTTTTTATATATTTAATATATCATAAATATATATTATGGATTTGAAAAACATAACCAAACACAAATTTTTTTATCCAATAACGATATTTATAGTGTTGTTCATTGTATCATATTGGTATAAAAAAACATATCAGAATGTAGAGAATTTTCAAAATAAATATGATAAGGCAATTGTTAGTTGGGTTAAAGTAGGAAATAAAATGAAACAAGTAGAATTTGGTTATGATCCAGACACAAAAAAAGATTTAGTAATAGGTATCAATGATAATGATGTTTTTATGTATTATGATAATACGCAAGTATGGAAAACTTTTTTAGATACTGATTTAAATCAGATTTGTGCTAGAAATAAAAATGCTGTGATAGGATTAAATAGAGAAGGAGTATTATTTGGTTCAGAAAATGTATTTAGTGGAGAACCCACATGGACTAGATTCGATAATCATACCAATGCACCAAGGGGCATTAATATTATGAATGTTGGTTTCGATGGATTATTGATAGTAGTTGTTAAAAATAAATTATTTAGTTTTCAATTGCCTACCAGTGGTGCATTAACAAAGGATAAATTCAATGAAATATATACTCATTCAAAAGATATTATTGATATTGATATAAAAGATAAGGATAATATTTATTTTATTGATACATCATATATATTACATAAATTTAGTTTGAAAGATGGTTATCAACAATTAGGAACAAAAGGATACAAAAATATATCAGTGGGTAACGACGGTTCGTTATGGGCAATTGATAACACAGTGGGTAATTTATGGATGTTTTCCGCTAGTAATGAATGGGAAAAAGTGGGTAAATCATCATATATCGATGTTGATGCGAAAAATAGTAATAATATAATTGCCATAACAGACAATCATGAAATTATGATAGGAAGTGTATCAGGATTTCCCAAGATTTCAACACCAATAGAAACACCTTTTCAAGTGATAGCATATTCAGGAGGGCACAATGGACACTCATCTGTCAGACAAAATACTACCAAACCATCCATTGAATTGCAAGTTGAATACAACGATATTATAAGTGGTGTTTCAGATGCAGGATTGCATGTGGTTTCAATTAACGAATATGGACAATTATTAAACCATAATGTATATAACAAAAATAATATGTCTAAATTAAGTGTTGATTTTAGTTCTATGTTAGGTGACAAAACAAGTGTCACTTTACCAAATTTAGTGTCAGGTTTTCATTTTGATAAAGTTATTAGGGGAAATCAAACCGAATATTATAAAATATTGAATAAGTTTAAAAATGAAATAGAATACACTTCCAAAAAAGAATATGCTGGTTATTTTAAGTCAAATATACGTGCTTATACTAAGTATAAAATATCTTTTAATTATGAAACTGATGGTGAATTTATGATAGATTATACAGGTGCGAATGAAGATGCTTTACCTAACGAAACTTTGCCTACTACGGTAGGAGGTAGTGTTTATGAGAAGATATTTACATCAACAGTAGGGGGCGAATTAAGATTATATCTAAAAAATACAACTGCAAGTTCAACCAAAATGAGAGACGTATCAATAACAGAATTATCGGATGTTAAATCAGATTCGGAACTCATATTTTTCATGGTTCAAACGTCTATTTATGAGGATGAAGAAAATAGATTATCCGATGATGTTTTAAGATTTTTCGAAGATTTTGGATATTTGAAGTTACGCAGTTTGAAGAAAGGAACATCATATGTTTCTGTTTTAGATGCACGTAGAAAGTTTGTTATATTTGAAGATGCACAGGATAATTCTGATGTTTTATTTAATTCAGAAGGAAAAACACCTATTATTGATGCGATATTTAACAAGGCAAAAATAGGTAGTGGTTTATCAAAAGTTGGTAAAACCGAAGGTGATAAATATTTAATTCATAAAAAAGAAAGTATTTTATGGAGTATATCCGATAAAAAAGTTTTGCAAGAAAATGCCATTCCTAACATACCTAATTTACCCACACCATTTAATCAAAAGATAGATGCAGTTTTAGATTTAGATAATGTCGCAAGGGAAGTGTTATTTTTTAGAGGAAATTTATATTTAAAATTCAATACCGTGACAGAGAAAATAGTATCAGAACCAGCCATTATTGGTAAGGGAATGGACTTTAAATTTACTAATAGTGCAGGTATGCCTAGTGTAAATTATCGAAAATTTTTAAATGGAATAGATGCATCAGTTACTTTTAATGGAAATGCAATATTATTTAGAGGAAATCAATATGCTAGATACAATTTATTAGAACAAAAAGTAACTCAATGGGGACTTATGACAGATAGTAAATCAATATATTCGAAATTACCAGATACATTTAAACAAAAAATAGATGCTTCGGTAAATAAGGGAACTGTTAGTGGATTGAATCAGTATTATTTATTTTCTAGGGATAAGTGGATTCTGATGGACGATAGCAATGGTTCTATTGTGACGGGTCCACATTCATTAGTAACACATCCTGATTTTAATAAATTACCTTTAAGATTCAGAGTTAATGTGGGTGATTTACCACCTGAACCATTTTTGAATCATAGTAGATTTAAGAAAAACGAAATGACAAATTATGATATAAGTGTGGTAGATGGTGGTATGAGAGGGTTATCAGGTTGGAACAAACGGAATGTTAGAAATACATTGATAAAACGTAATGGAGTTGATGAGATATTACCAGCGTATAACACTGAAGTTATTTATAATTTTGAGAAGTTACCGGTTGCACCAGAAATTTACAGAGAATTTTTAAGAAAAGAATTACAAGAGAATAGTTTTAAACAACAAGAATTGGATAACATTAATAACGTTTTAAGGTATTATCATCAAATCGGAGAATCATCCAAACATCAAGTAAAACGATTTGGTGGAAATAGTGTATCGTTTAGTTTGCTTCCAACAATTGGAGGAAATGATAACGGTAGATGGGCATCCAAGGGAATGAGGACAAAAATGAATCCAGGTTGTTTTTACAATATTAGTATTTATGTTAAAACCACTGATAAATTCAGTATTCGTCCTTATTTATCTTATACTAATGATAAATTGGTAACTAAAGAAAACCATGATATGTTTAGTTATTTAGAAATATCAAATAAAGATGGTTGGCAGCAACTCAATTGGAATATTCAGTTGGATACGAAAGTGACGTATAATGACGTTTCGTTTGAATATTATCAGAAAACAAAAGAAAAAGCGGTTCATTCGTTATATGGACCCTATGTAAAACCAGTTTTAGGATATTTGGATCAAGGTATGATAGATGATCTTACGGGTAATACCGTTAAGGCTAGGACAAATTCTGAAAATGCCATGGTTGTTTTAGAAAATACTAATGGTAAATATTTACAAGGAAGAAGGAACGGTAATGGAAGTTTTACTATGAACAGTTGCAACGGAAGCACATGTAGTCAAATTAAAGGTGTTAAATTAGGTTTAGAGAAATTCAAAATTTCCAAAAGAGCGAATTCTCGCAGTAAATATATCATAAGTCATGGATATTTAACCACTACTAGAAATAAAGGTTCTGAAAGAGGAGGAGCGGTTCATATGTCAGTCGATAAACAGGATAACGTGACATTATCGGAAAATGTTGATATATCCACTGAATTTTATATATTAGTTGATCTAAGTGGTAATATTATGTTTTTACACGTTGATAGTAATAAATTTATAAGTATTGGTGATAATGGTATGGTATATGCAATTTCATCAAAAGGCAATCCAGAGGAGTTATTGAATTGTAAGTTTAGACCACATAAAATATCAAATATAATGGAGGGATTCGCCAATCCTGATGATGAAATGGAGCATATGTCTTATATTGATGCACTAGTTCCTATGGATTATAAACATTCAAATTTGGTATATATGTTCAGAAACGATGATAATAATAAGTTGTTTTATTGTGTATATGATATTTCAAATAAAGGTTGGGTTACTAGTACTACCGTGGTAAGAAAAGGAACTAAGTTTGCAAGATTACCATCAAATGATATTGCGGAGATGAGACAAAGTAATTATTGGGAAGGTGAAACTAAGGAATCTGTCGAGAAAATAGCAAATAAAGTATCAGTGGGAAGTGTTGCTAGAATTAGTAATATGAGTTTTAAAAGCAACATAGATGCTGTATTACCAATATTACAGGATAGTAGAATTGTGTATATATTTAACGGAAGTTACTATGTTATTTGGAATTTAGATACTGATAATTACGCCGATTCATCTAACTTAGGACTACCTTTGAAAAATGATAAACCTTGGCTTTTAGGTGCTTCAAGTAGCAACCCTTGGTTTTCTAATTTACCTGCTAGTTTTAGTCATATTGATGCGGGATTTTGCATAGATAAATCAAGAGCAATATTGATAAGTGGTGATAATTGGTGTATATGGAATTTAGCATTACATGATTTAGAGGATATAAATAAGAATAAGAGAGGTGTTGCAAGTGATGTTTCTACTTTAGGAGAAAAATGGGCATCTAGTTTGCCAAAAAAATTCAGAAAACATATTGATTCAGGAATAGCGATTAAAGGGGCTAAAGGTAAGTTTATGTTATTCAGTGGAGATTCATTTAAAATTGTTACATTACAAAGAAATGAAGTGGGAGAGATACAATTTGATATTCCCGCTAATGTAGAACCATCAGGGGATGATAGCGGTTATTTTATTGGAAGTCATGATTTATTTAGGAATTTACCCAGTAAATTTAGACCTAGTAAAAGCGAGTTATGTAAAGCATATCTTAAAACGGTAAATATGAATTCAGATATTCCAGAAAAATTATGTCAAGCCAAAGATTCATCGTATCCATGGGTTAATATGTGTCCTTATCTTCCAGAAAATGAACAAGAATGTGTTAGTGGGGGAATGGTGTGGAATAAGGATTTAAAATTTTGTGCCAGTGAAACAGCCAAGGATGTTAAATATAAAAAAACCAATCCAAAAATATTAGATAGGTTTAAAGAAAAATATGAAAGAGAGTGTAAAGAAATTACCAAAATGGAAGAGATGAATATGACTCAAGAGGAAAGTGATAAAAACAATGAAATGAAAACTAATCTGGATTCCGAAAGAGCATCGGGAATAGAAAGACAAAATACACGTAATTCTTATAGAATGGATTATGACACAAAAATGGATAACTATGATGATCCTAATTATTTCAAACGTTCTCATAAGAAAAACACAATTATTAAAAATTTAGATGAAATTTCGTTTAGAAATCCTAGTAAAGCCAACGAAATAATTCCCGATAAATTTAATGAATTTAAAAATAGATTAGGTGAAGTGAGTTTAAAACAACAATATAGATACTTGAAAGGACGTAGTTGTCTTCCAATTAGAGAGTGTTTGCCTAATTCTCAAGAAAAACCTAAAAGTTTGCCTACTGATTGTAATAAAACGGCATTAGACGAAATGTTAGGAAAAGAAAAAAATGTTAAGTTTAATAATAAACAGATGAAAAAATTAAAGGGTTTGATGTTAAGCAATATGGATATTAGTAATTATCCAATAAGTGACCATCCTAATTATCACAATTATATAGAAAATAAACACATCGATGTATGTCCCAGTATGGTGGATAAAAAAATAACTGATTATAAGTTTAAAGATTTTGACGAAAGTAAAAATTATATTTTAAATAACGAGGTTATGCCTGTAGCATCAAATCCCATGCGTAAATCGTCACGTGAATCATCAATGGAACAATTGATTAATAAAATTAGGAGTGGTAAATTATCGTTGAGGGATATTGTAAATATTATTGATAATAAATCTAAAATAAAATATCTGAAGAATTATTTCAGGAAAAATCCAAACATGTTTAAAAAATTAGATAACATGGTGAAAAACGCCGAAAAGTTTTCATCAAAAACGATTTATGAATCATTTCAAGTGAATGATGAATCTAGTGAATCTGGAGATACTAATTTAACATATCAATTACAACTAATAGATGTATTACAACGACATTCGACAAATAATGAACTTTTAAATTTTGTAGTGAAATACATGGAAACTAAACATCCCGAATTAAACAATTTAATGACAGTGAAGGATTTTAGATTATACAATGATTATGTTAAACAGGCATTAAAGGAATATAAATTAGATGATGTTAAACTTAAAAAAATATCAGGAGAATTAGATCAACTAGCATCTAAACGTGAAGTTAAGCAAATACCAACGATAGAAGATAGTAAATTAGTGGATTTATTAGATAAAGTTCCCGTAGAATCACATAGTATAATAAAAGAATTATATGCTGTAATAAAACGTGTTAAACAAGAGAAAGCGAGAATAAAACGCAAATGTATTGCATCTGGAGAACAAACCGAGAAATCAAATAACGAAATGCGAAAATTAAATAAGTTAATAAATGATTATCAAAATCAAATTAACAAATTAACGAAAAAGAAAGATTGCAAACAATTAAATGATTACAAAATACAAAATCATCCAGATTATAAAAATATCCCTTGTTGGAATTGTAAAGTGTGAAAATGAAACATAAAAAAAATTGATTGTATATTTGGTAAATATACAATAACATACTAAAATGAACAATATTGTATTTTATAATGAAATGATTGAAAATATAGAAAAACTAGTAAATTTTCATGATAATACTATTATGTTTAGTGTTTCGTTACTTGATTACCTTAAAGAATCTGTTGATCATAATAATAATATTGGTAAAAGACAACGTGATTATAATGATGTGATTTGTGATGGACATAAACGACAACGGACAGATAATGAACCTACTAAAATATACACTAATGATGTTATAAAAATGTGTAAAGCACTCGAAATTATAATACAATCACTAACAATAAGTGTAAATGATACAAAACAATTGCTTAATGGAGCGAAAAATTTAGATTTTATTAATACTTAAAGATATATTAATAATTTAATATATATTATGTCAAATTTAAAAATAGAAGAGCAAAATCACATAAAAATTGATATTTTAAATATTAGTTTTACCTTATAAATTAAATATATTAATATGGTTAAACGGTGTATTTATGATGGGTGTAACAAATGCCGCTACATGAGACTATCATTTATTGCTGTTAAGCGTGATTTTTGTGCTGTTTTTTATGTTTAATAAACAAAACTATTATCATTGTAAGTTGATAGTATCAATCGAAAAATATAACATTGAAAATGTTACGGATGTCAACCGAAGTATCAAAATACGAATATGCTTCCATTATTAAACGGGTCTCTAATGATAAGTAGCCACCGTGTTTATTGTGCTTAGTAAATATTATTAAATTATTTGTGTGTAATGTACTTAACCTTCCAATCTAAACACATTTAATATATTATATTATTTACTGTACCTAATATTAATTAATTATCTTTATATTTGTTTTTTTTATTATTAATTACACATAAATCAATAACAGCAATATTTAATATATTTTCATACATATTAAATAACTGTTATCCACCCCAAATTTTAATTTACCAATGGAAACTAAAGCGATTTATTGTTTTGTCCACAAAGAAGAAAATATGGTTAATATTAAATCGAAACGATGCATTCACGATGGTTGTGATAAAAGATCAACGTTTAATTTATCAACTGAAACCAAGCCATTATATTGTGATGAACATAAAGAAGAAAATATGGTAAATATTGTATCGAAACGATGTATTCATGATGGATGTAATAAAAGACCTAATTTTAATTTATCAACGGAAACTAAGGCGATTTATTGTAATGCCCACAAAGAAAAAAATATGGTAAATATTAAATCAAAACGATGTATTCACGATGGATGTAATAAAACAGCAAATTTTAATTTACCAACAGAAATTAAAGCTATTTATTGTAATGACCACAAAGAAGATAATATGGTAAACATTATTAATAAACGATGTATTCATGATGGTTGTAACAAACAACCAACTTTCAATTTATTAACTGAAACTGTGCCGTTGTATTGTAATGAACACAAAGAAGAAAATATGATAAATATTGTTTCTAAACGATGCATTCATGATGGATGTGATAAACAACCAAATTTTAATTTACCAAAAGAAACTAAACCATTGTATTGTTCGAAACATAAAAAAGAAAATATGATAAACATCAATGATAAACGTTGTTGTATTCATGACGGATGTAATAAACAACCTAGTTTTAACTTAATAACTGAAACTAAAATGATTTATTGTAGTGAACACAAAAAAAATAATATGGTAGATATTAAGAATAAGCGATGTATTTGCGATGGATGTAACAAAAGACCAACGTTTAATTTATCGACGGAAATTAAGGCGATTTATTGTTCAGAACACAAAGAAGAAAATATGGTTGATATTAAACACAAAAGATGTAATTACGAAAATTGTAGCAAAAGACCAAATTTTAATTTATCAATAGAAACTGAAGCGATTTATTGTAATGAACACAAAGAAGAGAATATGATAAATATTAAATCCGAACAATGTATTCATGATGGATGTAACAAAAGACCAAATTTTAATTTACCATCCGAAACTAAAGCGATTTATTGTTTCGAACATAAAGAAGATAACATGATTAACGTGAAAAATAAAAAATGTCAAACTAAAAAATGTAAAAACGATTCTATTTATGGATTTACAAACAAAAGAAAACAATATTGTTATGAACATAAAGAACCTAATATGGTTAATCTAGTTCTTGAAAATAAATGTTCTGTTTTGAATTGTAACAACGAATATGAATTTACTATAGATGGAGAGAAAATGTGTTTAACACACGCACCTGAAGAGTATGAAACTAACATAAAAAAACTATGCAAATATTGTGATATTAAAGAACATTCTAAACATATCTGTAATCGTTGTAAAAAAGTTCAAAATAAGAAGGAATGGGCAGTGGTCAGACATTTGCGAAAAACGATTGATACTAAATTTGAATATAATTCAAGTAAAATGTTACAAGGTTGTTCCAAGAAACGTCCAGATGTCTATTTCGAACTAAATAAACACTGTGTTATAGTAGAAATCGATGAACACCAACATAAAAAATATGAAGATGTTTGCGAATGTGCAAGGATTTGCGAAATAGTGGGTGGTATCGGAGGTAAATCAGTGATATTCATTAGATTTAATCCAGATATAACGAAACATAAAAATAAAAGATTGAATCTAGAACTATCCGATAAAATCAATTTATTAGTAAATACAATTAAAAACGAACTAATTAGGGATTTCGATACTTTTGTTGTCAAACAAATCCAGTTATATTACGACGATAATGATAGTGATGCATATCAAGCAACTAAAGAAGAAAATATCACATCAATTGTTACTGTGTGAGATTGACATTATCCAACAGATAGTGATGTTCTTCGGGGATTGAATCTTATTGATAGATTTCATGAATTAGATACACATGCATATGAACGTTCAAGATAATTAAATAACACTATTTTTTACATATTTGAATGATTTATCTAAAATACCCAATTTTTGCAATATTATTTCTGAAACGTTGCGATGTAATAATTTTCTATTATTTATTTCTTGATTTATGTGTAATAACCATGGTTTCATGACATTCATGATGTTAGGAAATACACTGATAATTTTAGTAGGTGGTGTCAATGAATCGACAGCGTATGTACTAATATAATCAGTTATTATTTTTGTGACGATGAATGATCCACAATTACTCCAAATGGAATTACCATAACAATAATTTTCTGTATATACTACTTCTAATGTTTCCGAACATAATATATCAATATTAAATATGTTTAAATAACAATTAAAATTATACTCTATCATTATATATTTATCATCGAATCTCCATTTGTGTCCGAAAACAACATAATCATTTTTAATAATTTTTTTTTCAATATTAGTTTTAATGTTGAATATAATTACTTGATATGCGGGATAATTGGCTGATATTGCTACACAGTTAGAATCATTACTCCAACTAATTTTACGTATTTTAACGAAATATTGATGTTTCTTTGGAAGTTTAAATTGATGTATTTTTTCCAATGTATTATTATTTATTTTATATATTGTATTTTCTTCTATTTCATTATGTTTTTTCATTGTTAATAAATATTTACCATTTGGGCTCCGTATTACGTTCCTAATATCTAGGCATTCAATTTCATTTGGGATTACAAAATAATGTATTTTCCTAGTTTTTGGATTGAAACTAAATGATTTTTGATTTGAATAAACAATAAATGTTTTGGTAGTTTCATTCCACTTTACATTTATCGATGTGTTTATTTGATAATTTTGATGAAAATAACAATCTTCATGTGTTCCAATTTCTGTATCAAATATAATATTACCCGAAACAATGCTTTGAACATATAAAATACAAGAATTTTCACGAATCATTGTAGATGCAAAATAATCCATATCATCACTAACTGCTATGTTACCATTACAGTTATTGCGAATTAATATTTTTCTTTTCAATGGATCTAATAGATTAATTAATATAATTTTATTAATATGTACATCGTCTCTAGGTTTAGTACGTTCAAACATAATTATTAAATTTCCACTTAGCGAAATAGGTTCGTAAATAGTGCGGTATTGTTCTAGTTCGGTTGAATGAAATTCATGCGGATTGGGTAATCCAACATATTCAGTTATATCGTTTAAGGTGATAGTCATTATTGATAATAAATATATTTATTTTAAGGTTTTTTTATCTTCAATTTTAATTTATAACACCAAACCTAAGATTTTATGAATATATACATATAGATGGAAAACTATGATGATATTTTAATGACTGATGAAGAAATAGAAGAATGTAACAATATTTCGTTGCTTGATGTAAAAACCAAAATATATAGTGACATATTGAAAGAAATGAAAATTATAGTTGATATTCTTGATAATAGGTATAAGGATTATTCTAATG